GACATTCACGCAGTAGTCTCTGAAGTAAGCAATGGCTTCCCTCAGAGTCTTAGCAATGATGTCGTGTCCTGCAATGTTCCATGTGTGGTACATAGCGTAAAGGATTTGACCTGCATACACAGGGGGGTTGAGGGTTGTTGTGTTTGGTGGGGGGATGGTTGTCATAGGGACTCCCACCACTCTCATCCACATCACATTTTTACACCCATCAGTTCACACCTCATGTCAGTGCATGAGTTAGTGTGTTCTTGTGTCATCTCTCTCCTTAGTGTTTGCTCTCTCTCTTTATAGGAGAAGCATGAGAGCGCCCGGTTTTTGTACAGTGCGCCCCAAAATGACAAAACCCCCAGGGGGGTACCTGAGGGTTGCTTAGAGGGAGGGGGTGTCTTTGTTAATTGGTAGTTGTCATCATGACGTCTTTCTCTGCTGAGATTTCTACCTCATAGTGCCAGGTCTCATCTGTTTCCTGGCAGAGTCTATACATGATGGGTGCTGTGCTGTCACCAGCCAGTTGCATGGCGTTGACAAGTCTTGGGAGTTGCATGGTGTCAGACTTTAGGTAGACGATCTGGCCAAAATCAAAGTTGTTGTGCAAGCGTATCATAGTGTCAGTTTATTTGGGTTAGTTGTACTCAAAGTCAAGGATCTTTCCTACCAGGTCAGAGCGGTGGTTCTCTTTAAGCTTGATCCACTTGATTTCAGGGATCTTCTTGCTCAGTTCTATGGCATAGGACAATCCGTTGTAATCGTCTCTGATGTCTTTTTGCTCATTGTCACCATTGACAATGATCTTGCCTGTTTTGCCCAGGCGTGTCAGAATGGCCAGCATCTGCGCCTTGCTCAGGTTCTGTGCTTCTTCTACTACTAAGACATCATCAATAGTCTTTCCTCTAATGAACTGCACAGGATAGGCCACGATCTGTTTGCTTTTGACCATCTCCTGAATCTTGGCTTTTTCATAGCACTTTTCCAAGTTCTCTACAAAAGCCTCCAAGTAAGGGTTAAACTTTTCATCTAGTGATCCTGGTAACAAGCCCATGGTGGCACCCACCTCAATGGTAGCGCGCGTCACATAGATATTATCGCATTCTTTTTTGAATAAGAAGTCTAGGGCTGTTTGTGCAGAGACTAATGACTTGCCTGAACCTGCGCGCCCTGTGACAATCACTATCTGGTTTTCTCTTATTAAACGCTTGGCATCTCTTTGCTCTTCGTTAAGCTCTACTAAATACTTGATTTCTGTCTTGCGTGATCTATTGGCGTCTCTCATAGTGGGGGTTCACTATAAGTTAATAATAAAATCTGTAAGTATATCACTTGTGAATAACCCAAGCAGACTACCTGCGGTAGCGCCTAAAGAGTACAACACCCTATCAGTTATGGTGCCAAAGACAATCTTCTTGATGTTGTAAGACCAGACCATAGAGATCATAAAGGCTGCAAAGAAAACCCCTACATAGAGCTCTTTGCTTAAAAAGACTGTGTTAATGGCCACAAAGTAGACCTGCACCACGCCGGTCATAAACAGTTTCATCCAGGTTTTCATTTTCTTCTTGGCAGCCAGACCACGTCAAGCTCTTGTTTAGGGATATTAAACTCAATGCGTTTTTCAGCACAGCTTTTACAGCAGGTTACAATCCAGCCTTTGGTCCAGGTGCCTACATTATCTGTTGACCCACAGGTCTCACAGGTGTTTTCAGACTCATCTTCTGCAGCTTCTATCGCATCCCAGTTCTTGTTTAGTGTTCCACCCAAAGGATAGAATCTCAAGCTGCCATACTTTTCTTTGATGTCAGAAACCTTTGTCACCACTTTGGTTCCATTTTCAAGGTTGTACTGGTCGTCGTTTTCCTTTATGGTAGTGACCAGGCGCTTTATGATGGGGTACCAACCCAGGTCTACACCTAAACCTGCTGACCAGGGGGTGTAGTTGGGATCTGTGCCCTGGAACATTTCAGGGTAAATCTTAATGATCTCAGCTGTTAGTCGCTTGGTTTCTGTTTCCATTGCAGCAGGTAGTTAGAGTTTTTGGTAGAGAATTTTATTGAGTTGGGGTTCTGTTCAGTGATTTTGACAATTTGGGTGGTCATCCAGGTGAAGAACCTACCGTATTGAGGGTCCAGAATCAAAGATCTCCCTTCAGCTGCCTGGTCATGACCTTTTTCAAAGGTGCCGTCCTCGTTCCACTCAATAAACTTGATCTCTTTTGCAGTCAGTGTCAGGCCATCTTCTGCGCGAACCAACATGTAGTCAGGTACTTCTATACTAGGTTTGCACTCTTCACAGTATTGTGGTCCTATGGCACCTTCCCCTTGGGATGCTGCCAGTTCATCTAAAGTGAACTCATGACCTTTTTTGACAACCTTTCTGCACTTGGAGCACAGCAGCGCCATGTTGCCACTATTGAACTTAAAGATGGCTTTTTTCATTTCCAGTGATTGTTGTCTCTTTCAAAGTAAAACTCTAATGGTTCAACGTTGTGGTCATAGTAAAAACCTACCACATCGCTTTGAAACTTGCTGTGTACGTTCTCAAACAAAGCTGCTGTGACTACTTTGAAGCCCATGTCAATAAGGTGGTTGGCAAAAAAGTTATAGTTACCACCGGTGATTACCCCTGCTTCTACCAGGACTACTGTCTCAAAAGGAAAAAACTCAAAGCAGGTGCGGTTGGCAAACTGCTTGCGGTAAGGTTCAGGATCCTCGTCAGGATAAGGCACCTCCACACACACTATGTCCAACATTTCTCCTCCCTGACTCAAATGGTGCGCTATGTGCATGGCTGCTGTAGCGCTGTAGTCTGGACTGACCATGGCTACTGCTGCTTTGCCTGGCACCAGACCTTCTTTGTTTTGAAGCATCTGGCAGACTTTGACCAGGGCATCCCACTCTTTCTCTCTGGTGACGTACATAAATCAAGTTTATTTAAGGTGGTTTTTTTGCAGGTACTGGTACAAGGAGCGCACAGAATAACAGATAGGTTTTCCTTTACTGTCATGCGCTCCATAACCATCGTGTTCTTCAGAAACAACCAGGTTTCCTTCATTGTCCCGATGGTACAAAGGCCCCTTCCACTTTTTCTTGCCCCACTCGTTCTCATAGATAAACCAGCTGATCCACTCTAAACCTTCCTCTGTGTAGTAGCAGCCCATGGAACGCATTAGCATCTCTTCAAGGACGCTGCTCAGCTCATAAGGACTTTCTATAAGATTCATGCCTATTTTATCCAAAGCCCTAATGTTCTCAGTGCCCTTTTTATAGATGTGCAAAATGCTCTTAAAGTCTTGATACTGCATGATGTGGAATAACTTCTCTACAAATATACAGACAAATTTGTAGAAGTTAAACTTTTGAAGTATATTTGTAGTGTAGAAACTCTATAAAATGTAAACCCCAACTCCTATGTCACAAAACCAAGAAGACAGAGAACCCACCAAAGAAGAGGTAATTGCCTGGTACAAAGAGCAAATTGAGCTGGCAGAGCTGCGCCACAAGCTTGCAGAGCTTCAGAGCAAAGCTGTACAGGAAGAGGCCAAGCGCCTGCAGGCTATGGCAATCATTGCTCAATTCAAGACTCCTCTAAACAGCAACGAGGATGATGCAGAGTCTGAAAACGCACACTGAAAAACCAAATAGCAGAAGTTTAACCCCCTTAGATTAAACTTCTCAGATTTCCATGTTCCTTGAAAACCTAGCCACTTTAGCTCAGCTGGTAGAGCGACTGATTTGTAATCAGTAGGTCGTGGGTTCAATTCCTACAAGTGGCTCTAATTTCTCTTAAACCAACTCCAACCCTATGTCAAAACCCTTTAAAACACTACTTGGAACCAGGATCTTGTTAAACAAACCTGACAAACCAGAGTCTGTCATTCAGCTTTCACCGGAAGCAGAAGCTGAACTAGAACGTGAAATGATGCAAAAGTGGACTATGCTGGAAGTTTTTGCTACAGGTGATGAAGTCACGCATGTAGTTCCTGGCGACAAAGTCTATGTTCCTACCCAATACTTGCAGCATGCAGATGTAGTCCAGTTAGATGACAGCATCAAACTCATGATTGCAGAGCGCGACATTGCCATTGTATGGTAATTTTTCTGTTTAACCCTCAACCCTCCAAAAACCAATGCTTACATTTTTAATCAACCTGTTCAAAGGCAGTTCCACTTTGGCCACCCTTGAACGCAAAAAACTTGACATCCTGAGCACTTTTTATAAGATGTCCACAGAGCTGAGTGCACTGCATGATGAGCAGATCACCGCCATTAAGAACCTGGAAGTAAGACTTGCAGAGCTGGAAAGTGAAAAACGTGAAGTAGAACAGATGGCCCTCAGCACAGAAAAAACTGTTGCTCAGATCTCAAAGATCATAGAGCAATCTTGACAACCATGCGGGCAGCCCTGGTGGCAGTCGTGGCTCATAACCACAGATGTGTGGCAGGTTCGACCCCTGCGCCCGCTACCAATGTCCAGTTTTTAGTTCAAAAAACTGGACTTTTTACAACGCAAATGCCTGTACCTCACACTGATGTAAGCGTAGAAAAGCATGTCCTGGCAGTATGGTGGAACTGCAGCCCACACTCTCGCAAGGGTGTGTGTAACGCGGGGGAATGTTCAGGTGAAACTCCTGAGTGTATGGTATCTAATCTTGAAAAACCATGGAAGTAAACAAAGTTCAAAAAAAAATCAGGGTCACACCTTATGACCTTGTCAAATACCAGATAATTACCAATTTTATCTTCTTTAAGAAAGAACACCTGATTCCTTCAGACATAGAGATTCTTACAATGCTTGCTCTTTGGGGGCCTGTTGAGCTGAGTAAATTTTGCAATGCTGCTGCAAGAAGACTTTATGGATCTGTAGAACTTGAAGAGTTTTCTGTGAGAGCGCAAAACGTGCGCAATCGCATTTCTAAGCTTGAAAAGCGCAAGATTGTGGTAAAGAGCAAGGATAATAAGAAGCTGATACAAATCACACCCAGCATTGATATCTACCGTAAAGGAAACATTTTACTAGATTATAACCTATTGTCCATTGAATCCAACAAAGCGTAAAGAGTTGTCTTTGCTTACAGCAAAGAAACTTGACAGAAATTTTCAAGAGGTTGATGACATTGTTGCTTTCTTCTATCGCTATGTGCAAAAACGTCTCAGCAGCGTGGAAAGCATTGCTGTAAATGTTCCCAATTTGGGAACTTTTGTGCTTAAAAAAAGGAGGGTTCAAAAAAAGATTGAGCGCCACAAAAACTTTATAGACAGTCTTGATGAGACTGCTTCTATAAAAGCTTTTGAGATTAAGCAGGATGTTAAAAAAGACATTGAAAAATATGAAGCCATCTTAGATATGATGGATCAGGAAGAAGAAAGAAAACTTAAAGTGCAAACCTTAAAAGAAAAACACCATGCTAATCAAGTTGTGGAAGGATCGCAATAAGATTTTAGAAGGAGTCGCCAACAGCGTTTTTAAGACAGAACATGTTGAGGAGATTCATGATCACCGCATGGCCATATGCCAGAGTTGTCCATTTTTGCAATCAAAAGGCCAAAAGAACTGCGTTGCACCTGGCACTCATCCATGCTGCCCTCAGTGTGGGTGTTCTTTGAAATTTAAGTTGCGTTCTCTCACATCTTCATGCCCTGAGGGCTATTGGGATGCTGTCCTCACGCAGGATGAAGAGGATGATGTAAAGAAAAGCATTGATAACCAAAACCCCCTATGAGCATACTCTTTGAACCCTCTACACACAGTTACACATCTTTAGACCCTCAGGATACTACTCAATGGGTCAGTGTTACCACCCTTTTGGGCGCACTCAAGCAACCTTTTGATGGTAAGAATGTCGCCACTAAGAGCGCCACTAACAAGCGCTCCAAGTGGTTTGGCATGACACCAGAGCAGATTCAGCAGATCTGGAAAAAGGAAGCTGATCGTGCTTGTAATTTAGGCAACTGGTACCATGACCAGCGCGAGCGTGACATTCTGGGCTGCCAGACCATTGTGCGTTATGACAATGAGTTGCCAGTGATTCGTCCTATGCAGGATGAGACAGGTAAAAAAATAGCACCTTCTCAGAAACTTATTGACGGTATTTATCCTGAACACATGGTTTACCTGCGCTCTGCAGGCATCTGTGGACAAAGCGATCTGGTGGAAGTGGCTAATGGCCAGGTGTTTATAACAGACTACAAGACCAATAAAGAGATCAAGACAGAAAGCTTTAAGAACTGGGAGGGTGTTTCTCAAAAGATGCACATGCCGGTGTCTCACCTAGATGACTGCAACCTGAACCACTACACGCTGCAGCTCTCTATTTACATGTACATGATTCTTAAGCATAATCCTACACTAAAACCAGGCAAGCTTACCATTCATCACATTCTTTTTGAAGAAGAAGACCACAAGGATGAGTATGGATATCCTTTGCTAAAGACCAATACTGATGGTGATTTTATCATTCGCGACATCGTGCCTTATGAACTGCCCTACCTTAAAGATGAGGTGCTGGCGATCATGACATGGTATAAAGACAATCAGAATAAGGTGCTTAAAAACAAAAAATCATGATCAAGCTATTTGACATAGAAAACGGCAGGATTGTTCCCTCTGAACACTGCTTTACGCTCACACTGCTCAAACAGATCATGAAGGACTATCCTGAAGATTACATGGACGTGTATGCGTATCTGTTCTACATGAGCTGTCCCAACCCTGACCTGAACCCTTTCTTTGACGTTCCTGAAAACGAAAAAGAAGAGCTGATCCTCTCACAGCTTAATGTCACTTTCTCTGTAGAAGACGAGCTAATCTTGCAGGCACTTACTTTTTGCAAGAAGCTGTATGAAACACCCACCTATCGTGCATTTATGGGCATCAAGCACATGCTGGACCGTCTTGCACGCTACATGGAGACTACCACTATTGAACATGGTCGCGATGGCAACATTAACTCCTTAGTCAATGCAGCTGCTAAGTTTGAGCAGATCCGCCTGTCTTTCAAAGGTGCCTACAAAGACCTTATGGAAGAGCAGAAGTCTCAGGTTAGAGGTGGACAGCATATTGCATACGACCAGGGTTAAACCAAAAACCAAACTATCATGACCGCAGAAATTCTTTACGACTGGGTGTTTCACTACAACCACTTTGCCAACCAATGGGCAGCCTACCACCGCGATGACCACAAGGCTTACTTCAATGCAGAAACTTCAGTGCATCCCATCTTCAAACACAAGGACATAAAAGTTCTTGTAAAGCACCTTGTCAAAAGCAATGGTGACCCTGCGCTGCTTATGAGTTTTTCCCCTAAAAAATAATGTACATCAAGGTTCCCACATACACTGCTGCTACAGACACATGGTCGCACACTGAGTTTGCGTCCAGGGATGCGTTTGTGGAGTTTTTGTGGAGTATGTTCAAAGAACCAGGTCAGTACAACTTTGACCAGACCTGTGAGATGTTCAATGAGCAGGCTAGGCTTTTCAACAAGTATAAAGTTTACTGTACAGCGCCCAGTCGCAGCAAAGACTTTGTTTACTACTGGGACACCCAGAAAGAACGCTGCCGCAACGGGGTGATCATACATGGTCCTAAGAACACCTGGTATCTGACCAGAGATTACTACATGTGGCTGAACTTTCTGCCTATCTACAACAAAGAGGTGGGCAAGTTTACCTTTGCTGACGTGCGTGATGCGCAGTACCACATGGCCCTTTATGAAGACATTGCCAAGCATAGCTACAAACATTGCGCGATTCTAAAGAAGCGACAGATTGCCTCTTCTTACTACCACGCTGCCAAGATTATCAATCTGTACTGGTTTGAAGAAGGTGCTGTCAACAAAATGGCTGGTTCTCTAAAAGACTACATCAACGAGAAAGGCACCTGGAGGTTTTTGGAAGAGTACCGCAACTTCTTGAACAGCCACACTGGCTGGTATCGTCCCTCTAACCCTGACAAAGTACTCAACTGGGAACAGAAAATTGAGGTGAACCAAGGTGGCAAGAAGCGTGACGTGGGCTTAAAGTCTGTTGTCTTTGGTCTTGCCCTGGAGAAAGACCCTACCAATGGTGTCGGTGGTCCCTGTACTTTTTTCTTTCATGAGGAAGCAGGTATTGCCCCACGCATGAATGAGACCATAGAGTACCTGCTACCTGCCATGAAATCAGGCATGATCTACACAGGGATGTTTGTGGCTGCAGGTTCTGTGGGTGACCTGGAGCAGTGTGAACCACTGAAGGAACTGATCTTAAACCCAGACTCTAAAGACGTACTGGCGGTAGAGACCAACCTGGTTAATGAAGCCGGTGAGATCGCCAAGTGTGGGTTGTTTATCCCTGAGCAGTGGAGTATGCAGCCCTGCATTGATGAGTATGGAAACTCCCAGGTAGAAAAAGCCCTGGAGATGATTCTTGCAGAAAGACTTGAGTGGAAAAAGAAACTTAAGCCTGATGACTATCAGCTCAGGATCTCTCAGAAACCTATTAATATTGAAGAAGCGTTTGCTTACCGCAAAGTCTCCAAGTTTCCGCTAGCACTGGTCAGTCGCCAGGTACGCAGGATTGAGGATGGCGAATATCATAGGGAATTTGTAGAACTGTACAGAGATGATGCTGGCAAGGTTACAGCACGTGACTCACGCAAGCTGCCTATCTCAGAGTTTCCAGTATCTCCTAAAACCCAGGACAAAGAAGGTGTGGTGGTCTTGTATGAGCGTCCTGTAAAGGATCCTCAGTTTGGTATGTACTACGCGTCTATTGACCCTGTCAGCGAAGGAAAGACTACGACTTCTGAGTCGCTCTGCTCCATATTTGTCTACAAGACCGCGCAGGAGATTACTAAGCACAAGATGGACGGCTCTATTGAGCAGCACATTGAGCGCGACGGCATTGTAGCGTCATGGTGCGGCAGGTTTGATGACCTTACCAAGACCCATGAGCGCCTGGAAATGCTTATTGAATACTACAACGCATGGACCATTGTGGAAAACAACGTTAGCTTGTTTATCCAGTACATGATCTCCAGGCGTAAACAACGCTATCTGGTTCCTAAAAATCAGATCCTATTTTTAAAAGAACTGCAAAGCAACACCAACGTCTTCCAGGAGTATGGCTGGCGCAACGTAGGAACAATCTTTAAAACCAACCTGATCTCCTACGCAATCCAGTTCCTGGAAGAGCAGTTGGATGTGGAGACCAAGCCCAATGGAGAGATTGTCAAGACAACCTATGGTATTGAGCGCATCCCTGACATTATGCTGCTAAAAGAGATGGCAGCGTATCGCGATGGACTAAACGTGGACAGACTGGTGGCTTTCTGTGCGCTGGTGGCTTTTGCAAAGGTACAGGAATCTAACAGAGGATACTCTAAGCGTGTAGAACGTGAGGATTCTAATTTGGATAACTCTAAAAAACATGCTAAATTAAGAGTGACCCCTTTCCGTCATATGGGAAACGTTCACAACTCCTCTACTATGGTTAAGGTTCCCAGAAGCCCTTTTAAAAACATGAGGTGAGGACTTAACTGAAAATAATTATGCCTAAAGTATACAACGCACTACAGCTCAAGAATGGAGCTAAGGTAGACCATAACAGAATGGGCACCTTGACCCAACCTGTGCAGTTTTTGAACAGAAAAGACAAAGACGAAGCATGGGGCGCGTGGAACATGGACTGGTTGGAAATGCAAGGTCTTAAGCAGATTCGCAGAAACGCCCGCAGGTTGTTAAAAAACTACAAGCTGGCTAATGGTATCATTGACAAGACAGACTACATTGTAGAAGAAGACAATGAAGTAGCAGATTTGATTGACGTGTTGACCAAACAAGATGAGTCAGCTTTTGAACTAAAGTTTTTTCCCATTATTCCCAACGTTATCAACGTAATGTGTGGGGAGTTTGCTAAGCGCAATGACAAGATTACCTATAGAGCAGTAGATGATCTGTCTTATAATGAAATGATGGAAGCTAAGCGAATGATGGTGGAGGAAGTTCTGGTGCGCCAGGCGGAGGTCAAGATGCAACAGACCATTGAGGCTATGGGTCTGAACATGGAAGATGAAGAGCAGGCTGCTCAGGCACAGCAAATGATGTCGCCAGAAAGCCTCAAGTCTCTGCCAGAAATTGAGGAGTTCTTCAAGAAAGATTACCGTTCCATGGTAGAAGAATGGGCTACACACCAACATGAGGTGGACGAAGAGCGTTTTACCATGAAAGAATTAGAGAACCTCGCTTTTAAAGACATGCTCATTGCTGATCGCGAGTTCTGGCATTTCAAGATGAATGAAGATGATTACGAGGTAGAGCTTTGGAACCCAGTGCTTACTTTTTACCATAAGTCTCCTGAGGCTAGGTACATATCACAGTCAAACTGGGTAGGCCGTGTAGATTTAATGACTATTGCTGATGTCATTGACAAGTATGGTTACATGATGACAGACGAGGAGCTTGCCTCTTTAGAGGCGATCTACCCAGTGCATTCAGCAGGTTACCTTATCCCAGGACTGCAAAATGATGGTTCTTTTTATGATGCTACGCGTTCTCATGAGTGGAATACACAAGGTCCATCTTTAGGAATGCGGCAGTTTTTAAGTGCGCGTGATGCATTTATGAACACTGGCGATGATATCATCATGAAAATTGTAAATGAGTCTGAAAGTGTTCAAGATTTTCAAGACATCAGTCTTCTGAGAGTTACGACTTGCTACTGGAAAAGCCAGCGTATGGTGGGTCATCTTTCTAAAGTAGACGAGAATGGTGAGCTTACTGATATGATTGTTAATGAGAACTACAAGATTACCACTAAACCCCTGTATGACACTTCAGTACTTAAGAAAAAAAGTCGTGAGAACCTTGTTTTTGGTGAACATATTGATTGGATATGGATCAATGAAGTTTGGGGAGGTGTTAAGGTTGGTCCCAACAGACCTGCATTCTTTGGCAATAATGACACTTTTGGATTTCAGCCACTGTATCTAAACGTAAAACCCTTGCGCTTTCAGTTTAAGGGTGACTTTACATTGTATGGCTGCAAGCTGCCGGTGGAAGGTGCTGTGTTTACAGAACGCAACACCAAGTCTATGTCATTGGTAGATAAGATGAAACCCTACCAGATTGGATACAACCTGGTTAATAACCAGATTGCTGACATTCTGATTGACGAGCTTGGCACAGTAATTATGCTGGATCAGAACGCTCTGCCACGTCACTCCATGGGAGAGGATTGGGGCAAAAACAACTACGCTAAGGCGTATGTGGCCATGAAGAACTTTCAGATGTTGCCGCTAGACACATCTATCACCAACACAGAAAACGCACTGAACTTTCAGCACTACCAGGTTCTTAACCTTGAGCAGACGCAGCGCCTTATGTCAAGGGTACAACTGGCCAGCTACTTTAAGAACCAGTGCTTTGAGTCTATAGGTATTTCACAGCAGCGTCTGGGTGCAGTAAACGCACAGGAAACTGCCCAGGGTATTGAGCAGGCTATCAACATGAGTTACTCACAGACAGAGGTGTATTTTACGCAGCACTCTGAATACCTGATGCCGCGCGTACATCAGATGCGCACAGATCTTTCACAGTACTATCACTCTAATCGTCCTTCACTGCGTTTGCAGTATGTGACATCTATGGATGAAAAGGTAAACTTTCAGATGAATGGCACAGAATTACTGGCCCGCGAGCTGAATATCTTTATCTCTACCAAGGTCAACCAGCGCCAGGTTATCGAACAGATCAGAAGTCTTGCCATCAACAACAACACTTCTGGCGCTTCTATCTATGATTTGGGTAACATTGTCAAGGCTGACTCCATGGCTGAGATTACTCATGTCATGAAAGGTATTGAAGAGAAAACTACCAGGGCCAAGATGCAGGAAACAGAAGCCTTGCAGCAAACAGAACAGATGCGTCAACAAGCTGAAACAGAGCGTCTTGAAGCTAAGTTACGTTTTGAAGCTGAGCAAAACGCCCTGGATCGTGAGACTCAAGAGCGCGTTGCAGAAATCAGAGCTGCAGGTTACACTGCCATGAACGATCGCGACATGAACCAGCAGAACGACTACATTGACACTTTGGAATATCTTGACAAGAAAAACGCAAAAGAAACTGATCAGGCCATTGCCAGAGATCGCGAGTTAAATCGCACTGTTACAGAACAGAAAAAACTAGAGCTTAAGCGTCAAGAATTACTCTCTAAAGAGCGCATTGCTGAGAAAGAATTGCAAGTTGCGCGTACTAATAAAAACAAATATGACAAAAAGTAAAAGTACTATAGCGATATAGTGCAAAATATTTTATGTCATACATCTGCCAGATGTAAATCTTAGAGGTTTATTTGGTAGATTATATATGAAGAAGAAAAACAACCAACTTAAACCTACTTATGGATAGTAACAACCAACAAACATCTGTATCCAGCGTAAGTCTTGACAGTATTGATGATTTTTTACCAATGCCAGGAGCTGAAAGCGTTGTAACCGCAGATGATGATCAAAGCTCAAAACCAGGATTCTTTTCTAAGGAAGGTTCTCCAGATCTAGGGTTTCTTGATGAAAACCAAAATGATGGCGATGATCCTGATGGCAAAGAAAAAACTCCAAATGCTGCAACAACTCAGGCAGCTATTGCTGAGTTAGACGCAGATTTAGAAGATGATGACGAGGATTCTGCCTCAAAACAGAAACCTGGTCGCAAGAAGATTGACAAAAGTGGACTGGTAGAAACATTCTCCAAACTTTTTGAAGAAGGCATACTAGTTCCTTTTGAAGATGAAAAACCACTGGAGGAATACTCAGTAAAGGATTGGAAAGAGTTGATCTCTGCCAACCTGGAAGAAAGAGAGAGATCTCTGAGAGAACAAACTCCAAAAGAGTTCTTTGAATCGTTACCTCAAGAGTTGCAGTATGCTGCAGAATATGTAGCAAAGGGCGGCACTGACATCAAGGGGTTATTTAGGGCACTTGCTCAGACTGAGGAAGTGCGTGAACTTAACCCTGCGACACCTGAGCACCAGGAGGTTATTGTAAGACAGTACTTACAAGCCACTGGATTTGGCAATGGTGACGCGGAATTGATGGAAGAACAAGTCCAAGAGTGGTTGGAATCAGGGATCATTGCAAAAAAAGCACAGCAGTTCAAGCCAAAACTTGATGCCATGCAAGAAGAAGTGATCCAATCCAAGCTTCAGCAACAAGAGCAGTTCCGTCAGGAGCAGCAGCGTAAAAAGGAAGAGTACATGGAAAACATCTACAACACCTTAAAACCTGCTGAAGTTAACGGTATCAAGCTGGACGCCAAGCGTCAGAAGTTCCTCTGGGAGGAGCTGACAACAGCCAAGTACCAAAGCATGACTGGACGCCCTACAAACCTGTTGGGCAAGCTCTTAGAAGACCACCAATTTGGAAAAACCCCCCGCTATGACCTTATTGCTGAAACTCTTTGGTTGCTATCTGATCCTGATGATTACAAGGAAAATATCAGAAAGCAAGCTAAAAACGAGGTGACACAGGACACTGTCAGAAAACTAAAAACTGAAGAAGCACGCAAAATCGCGTCCAACGTCAGAGAAGAGGAAGAAGACAAAGCACCTGTGAGAAAGATTCCACGACCTGCTGCAAACATTTTTAAACGATAACCCGCATACACTAACCCTTTAAATTCACTTTTTAACAACAAAATCCTATGAGCACACCAGTTTTAAACAACGGTCTCTTCCTGCGCGACACTAACTACAAGGTTAGTTCGCACGTGGACAGCTACCACTTGGTGAACATGCTAAAGAGCGCAGAACCCATGGACTTGGGTCCTGTTGATCTTTGGGCTATGACCCAAAAGGTAGAAATGCCTCTTTACCAGATGGCATCTTTCGGTGGCAAGAACACCATCACTGTAGACAACCCTCGTGGTGAATACAAGTGGCAAACCCCAATTGTTCAGGACCTTCCCTACATTGTAGAGGACGTAGAGCCTAGCTTAACATCTCTTGGTCAAGATGGTACAACCTTCAAGATCAAATTGAATAAGCGCAGCTTTGGTCATGGTGACATCATCACCTATGACAAGTACAAAGGTGCTGAACTTTACATTACAGCTGAGGACATTCTTCCTTCTGGCGATGGCTTCGTATACACTGTTCAGTTGGTGAACAACGACAATCAGAAGACTTTGAGCAAAGTGTACCTTAAGCCTGGCACCAAATTCTTCCGCAAAGGTTCTGCCCGCGGGGAGTATGGTGAGCGTTTCTCTGACATCGGAGAACTGAGTGCTGGCTTCCGCGAGTTCTACAACTTTGTAGGTGGTGCAGAAGCTCACGTTCACTACTCTGTTTCTAGCCGTGCAGAGCTTATGATGAAAGGTGGCATGAACGCTGATGGTACTGTACCTGTTACAGAGATCTGGCGCTCATTTGACGCCAACATTGCCAAAGATCCTTCTTTGACCAACATTGACGCCATGGTGTCTAAGATGGGCAAAGAATACATCAAAAAGGCTTACGACTCTGGAACTTTGACTCGTTCTTTTGTCACCAAGATGGAGGCTGCTCACTTGACCAAGATTGCTAATGACATTGAAACCTACCTCATGTGGGGACAAGGTGGACGCATTAAGCAAGATGGTCCAGACGACATTCGCCTGTCTGTAGGTTTGTGGAGCCAGCTTGACAACTCTTTCAAGCGTATCTACAACAAGAGCTCTTTCAACCTTGAGTTGTTCCGCTCTGAGATCTTCAACTTCTACAATGGTAAAGTTGAGTTCAAAGGCCCAGATCCTCAGCGTCAGATCATTGTTCAAACTGGTATGGCCGGTATGAAGATGGTCAATGAAGCTATCAAGAAAGAAGCCTTCAACACTGTAGGTGCTGGTCTGGTTGCCAACATTGACAAGTCTGGTTTGAACGCTATCAGCGGTAGCAACGCCATGGACCTGAACTTTGGTTTTGCTTTCACCAGCTATACTATTCCTTTCTTGGCAAACGTAAAGTTCGTGTTGAACCCAGCGTTTGACAACGTACATACCAACGACATTGAGAACCCCATCATTGATGGCTTCCCATTGTCTTCTTACAACTTCATCGTGTTTGACATCACTGACAACACCAACGACAACATCTTCTTGCTGAAGTTGAAGTGGGACAGTGAGCTCAAATGGTTCTATCAAAACGGTACCATGGATTACATGGGTCGTACTCAAGGGTTCGCTTCTTCTGGAAACTTTAATGGATACCGCGTATTCATGACCCAGACTATGCCTTCCATCTGGGTGAAAGACCCTACTAAGGTTCTTAAGATTGTGATGAGGAACCCCATCACTGGCGGCTCGTTCTAAAACGACTGCTGAAGGCGCTGTGCAAACCAGGGGGTGAGATTCCCCCTGGTCACTGCATAAAATAGATGCACATTCCACCTCCCTTGTGCCCCTCTGTAGGTAGCACCTGCAGACCCACCTGGTGTAAAAGCCAGGTGTCCTCCTGAGAGCTGACAACCTTGACGTGGTTCAGGAGCTTTTAACCAATAGCCAGCAGAACAGAAACCAAAAACCAACCTTTAAAAACCTATGGAAGTATCAATGATTGAAAAGCATCAAGCTTTTAAAACCAACAGTACGATTGCTGTTAGACCGTTTGTTGACAATGCAAACGCCAACATGGGCCTTGAAAAGTATCAAATGGTGCTTTTTGAAGGTGTGTTCCACGAGGAACAATTAGCATGTTTGGAGTACAATGGCATCAAACGCTATGTCACAGGACTTAATGAGTTTGCTCCTGAAATAAAGCAGATGAATGAAGACGAGCGTGAAGCTGCCATCAAGCAGATTCGTATGACAGTATCACAGCTTGAAAAAGAACTTGCAGCAAACATCATTGACCCTGACGACAAGGATTTTTGGAACAAAGTAAGATTGCTACGTCCAGACAATGATGAGTTTTGGGGTAAGATTGTGATGCGTTTTGGCAATGAGCCAATCTTTTTAGACGCTTCTTCAGATCCTTATGACTTGATTAAACTCAGAGCAATTGAAGCAGGAGGTTTCTCTATTGTTGCAAAAAGTCTTGAAGAAGCGCGTTCTTCTGCCATTCCTTTCAAGTTTTATCTTGATCGTTATGAAGAGACAGCTTCTATTCGTACAGAAGTTAAAAAGATGCGTAACAAGGCTTTGGCAGAACTTCAAAAGCTATTTGACAAAAACGCTAACAAGTTGCTTTATGTATGCAAGGTTGTGGATCCTAATTCCACACAATACAAAAAGTCTACTCCACTTGATATTCTCTATGACAACATGGATAAATATATCAACGGAGAAACAGTTGACAAAGACAAGCGTAAAACAGCACAGCGCTTTTTAGAAGTTGTTTCTTTGGATATGGAAACGCTCAAACTGCGTTCTATGGTGAAAGACGCAAATTTCTATAAGATCATTGCTACGCGTGGTGATGGCTTCATATACCACATGAAGAGCGGTTCTATGCTAGGCAAAAACGCTTCTGATGTGGTTGAATATCTGAAAAATCCTCTAAATGAGGAAATTCTTACAGATATCACCAAAAATGTTGAAAAACTCTGGAACGCTTAATTAGTGCCCTACTGAGAAATGAACAACAATCTATTACAGATAAAGATCAAGCAGCGGCTTAACAAGCTTGCTTCTCTGGACTATGACAACATTGAGTGTTGGCAGATTGCTGAAGCGTTTAACAAGGCTCAGATAGAGTGGGTGCGACGTCAGTTGCAAGGTAACAACCTCAGAAAACAAGGTGATGAGTCTACCATCATGCTGATAGATGACTTGCAAACACTTCTGACAGAAGTTCCTATGACTGGTACAAATCAGGATTTGCATTTTGAAACAACTACTCTTCCGTCTAATTACTTGCATTTCAAGTCATTAGTAATTGATAGTAGAACAGAGTGTTGTCCTGATGCGATGATGAGTTGCTATTTGGTAGCGGTTGCAGATGTTAGTTCTTTGCTTTCAGATCCATTTAGAAAACCCAGTGCAGATTGGGGTGAAACTTTTGTAACGATGCAGGGTAATCGTTTGAGAATCTATCATAATGATGAGTTTCAAGTGATTAACCCACGTCTTACATTCTACAGGTTTCCTACTCCTGTAAGTTTTCTGAATTGTGTAAATCCTGCTACGGGTGCTGTTACTGCAAATGTAGAGTCAGAACTCAAAGATGATATTGTTGAGATGATCATTGACGAAGCAGCTTCTATCTTGGCCGGTGACACAGAACTATTTAACCAGTATCAACGCGCTAAGACAAACGCACAAACAAATAACTAATGGAAACATCTTTAGCTACTTATAGACTTAAGCGTCCCATGGCAACGCCTGTTGCTGATAGTTTGGAGGGCAAAACAGCAGCTCTTGTATCAGAATTGATGAACGCTTCTGTATCTACCCACAAACTTCATCTGAAGATAACAGGGCCTGGTTCATATGCTGCCCATACTGCACTGGCTTCTTTTTATGAAGGACTTCCAGGTATGGTTGACAGTATTGCTGAAGGTTTTCAGGGCGCACGTGAAATGCTTCTTGATTGTTCTTCAGAAAAATCACCAAGGTCTTTGTATTCTGTAGAAGATTGTGTAAATTATATGAGAGAGCTCTATACAATGGTCAATGAGTTACAGACAGTAATGCCTTACTCAGAGATTGTAAATGATCTTGATCTAATCAAGAGTCTGGTCAATTCAACCAAGTATAAACTCTTGTTCTTACAATAAACAACCCTTTAACCCTTTTTTTTCTTTTAACCCCTAATCTTTTAACAAAATGGCTTATTTTCCCCACGCATTTCAAAAAATGCTTGTTGGAACCGCTGGTTTCAACACTACTCCTGGCAGCACTCTTACGTTGACTGCTGGCCAAATTGGCGTTGTCAAAGCTTCTGACCACCAAATTCAAAACCTTGGAAGCACTCCTACTTATGGAAACACGCCTCTCATCTATCTTGCTCAGGGTAGTTTTCACACTACCGACAAGATTGGTCCTTTCCATGGTGGATACAAAGAGACTGTAAAGTCAAAAGGCATCAACCCAAAGTATGTCAGTGCTTTTTACGTTACTGAGCCTGCTGCCCCTGTAAATGAGGTTGTTGGCGTATCTGTACTTAACTGTACAAAGATTGCATGCGACACTACTTATCGTTTGCGTCTTGATGTAAAAGGTTCGCCAGCACTGCGTTTTCTGACTCATAACTTGTATCAGACGCTTGATGCAAAAACTCCTTGCTGTGATTCAAGCAACAACAATGCAGATCCTGTAGGTGTATTGCTTCAGTGGAAAGATCAGATCAACGAGTCTCCTATCGTGAAGGACTTTATCAGCGCAAAAGTTTTCAACTTTAAAGTTGGAGGTTTTGCTGGCGCTGCTACTACTAATAGCACTACATTGACCATTGACGACACGTCTGGCGCAGGTGGGTCTGCTCCTGCAGGGCTTGCTGTCGGTCAAATGATCACTGGTGCTGGTATTCCACAAAACACCTTTATTACTGCTGTTTCCGGTGGTACACTAACCTTGAGCAAAGCTGCTACAGTTGCTGGTGCTACTGTTGCTTTGAAAGTATACGAGGAAGTTTTGACTTCTAGTTATACTCTTGAAACAGGTGCTTCTGCTCCTGATACCAATGACGCAATGTTGGTTTTGACTGGTGCCTATGTTGACACTACATTTGGCAACTGCTCTTTCTCTCCAATGGACCACTATGAGCTGGAGCCTATTCACATCTACGCATCTGTTGTAGATACAGAAGGCAATCCTTGCGAAACTTCTTGTTTTGAAGTGGCTGAATTACAAGGTGGTTATCAAGGCAAAGGCTTTGGTGAAACATTGATTCGCGAACTCATTCTTTCTAAGCGTTATGCCCAGGAGCCATTCCAAACTGATCCCCGCATGCGCGAAGTATTGGATGACACTACATTGTCTGATTTGAGCCGCAGTACTCGTTACTTTGCTTATCACATTCTGCACAGTGTACCCCGCACAAGCAACCCATCTGGAATGATGGATGCTGACCAGTATTTGGTAAAAGTTGTTGTGTCTGCTCGGAGCACTCCTTTTGAGACCTACATGAACGCTTTGCTAACCAGTGCCGGCAATCACGTACAACTTGCAGTACAGCTTTAAGGCTTACAAACAATTGTAATTGCAAAAAGGAGGCGAAGGGTCAATTCTCTTCCCTCCTTTTTTGCTTTTACCCTAAAAATTTTGTAAATTCTAATGTAGAGGTTTTATCATGGCAACTATTAGACACACACTTGCACTAGACATTCCTGACACAGCATGTGACACCATTCTTCGCGTTTGGGATGCGTCTGTGTATGGCCAGGGTCTTGATGTAGACTGCCCACGACTAGATATATGGCTACCAGGTTTTTTAGTGCCAAAGTACTACACTGAATTGCAGCCTGATTTTGTCAAAAACCTTAATGCTAAAGATCTTGGATTGCAGCATCCTTTAGCTGAAACACCACTTAGTCTTCCTGATGGCTTGTATAAAATTCGTTATAGTGTGTCTCCAAATGACAAAGTGTTTGTAGAGTATCATCACTTGAGGACTACCAATATCATGAACATGTACTATCAGGAAATATGCAAGGTTCAGCTTGAGCCTTGTGAGCCTGGTCCAGAACAACATCAAAAGCTTCATGATCTGCGTTACATCAAAATGTACATAGACGCTGCTAAGGCAAAAACAGAGTATTGTCATGCTCCTAAGCAGGGTGTAGACATGCTGGCGTATGCTGAAAAACTTTTAAGGTCTTATATGACAGGTGCTTGCTTGTCATGTCATAACCAGTAATCAATAACCAACAACCAACAAAAATATGTGCCCAAATTGTCACACAAAACTTTCTTGCAGTTGTCAGTTGAAAACTGCATCAAACGGAACTCAAGTTTGCTCAAATTGCATTACTGCTTATGAGCAAAGTTTAAAGCAAATTGAGAATAAGAGTTCTTCAGACAGCTTGCAAAGTATTTATCCTCTTAAGACAACATCCTAATGAACCTGGCATCTGTTAGCATTAATAGACTATTTGCTGATGCCGTTTATGCTGCATACAGGAAGAAGCGTTACGGCATTAAAAAATGCAGGGTAACGTATAGCGCTGACATGTTGAGTGATCTCAAAGAGATTCATAAAAGAGCGTTAGAGATGAAATCTTGTGACAGGAACTTTTGTTGTGGGCTTTCTACCATTGAAGAAAAAATTAAGACTTTGTAATGATACCTGTCAATACTAATACTTCTGTAAAGGCAAAGGACGCATGCATGCCTGTGTCATCTACATGTGTTATCTGGAATGGTCCAGACATACCTTGCATTAATCTTTGCCAAGGAGATTCTATTGACATTGTGTTGCATCAACTTGCTGAACTACTTTGTGAGAGCACAACAGGTGTTATTGATGTGACGTCTCTTGACTTTGCATGTCTTGTTGAACAAAATCAGCAAAATCCTGATACGTTACTTGAAGTATTGCAGGCTTTGATAAACAAAATCTGCGATATTGAAGATAATTGCTGTGGTGGTGAAGTAGGACCTGCACCGGTTACACCAATACCACTGCCGTCATGTCTTTATTTCACCCAAAATGGAGATCAGGTAACCCAGTTACTTCCAAACGCGTACAGCGCATATCTTGCTGACAGGATATGCACAATACTTACTACCATTGCGAGTGTACAGTCAGCGCTTACATCTCTTACCACAAGAGTTACAGCTATTGAAAATACGTTGGAGGGAATAGGAGGGGGGACTCCTGCGAGTATAACAGTTACTACACAGTGTGCAAGTGGCAACTCGCCAGGGTTGGTACTTCCTATTGCACAAGCTTTTTCTAATTTTGAGCAAAAATTTTGCCAGCTGCATTCTGTGCTAGGCAGTCTTTCATCATTAAACGCTGCCATCAACCTGGAATGTCCAGATCTTGACCAAGCTAATCAGCTCTGCGACACAGAGCAGACAATGTCTCAGTTGCCTGGTTGGGTGTCAAATCCAACCACTATTGCTAGCACAATTGTCAACATGTGGTTAACTATCTGTGACATGCGTTGCGCAATGCAAAATTTGATTGGTGGAGGCGGTACAGAATGTGTGCCACTTCCTCCTACTAACGTGCAAATTGCTGAACTCTATGCAAATGGTTGCAAGGTTACATGGAATCACCCACAAACAGGTTCTTTTGAAGATCCTGTTGCTTATGAAGTCACAATAACAGAGTGGAATGGAACAACTACTGTTGGCGCTCCAATTGCTTCTGCTCAGTTAAGTCATCCTGCAACAGAGTTTATATTTCAAAACTTAAACGCGGATCCTGTCAAAAATTACATTGTTGAGGTTTATGCGGCTTACAGTTGCGGTGATTCTTCAAAAGCATTTGTTGTGGGTAAGGTAAAACTAAGCTCAATTCAGTACATATTGAATGTTGCTGATCAAGCAACTACTGCACAAATTACATACCCTTGCGATAATCATCAGAATTTGCCTGCAATACAGCGAGCTACAACAATTACATTGTACAATCCTGCAAATAATCAAGTAGCTATAAACAACGGAGTATCAATTACAGCAGTGTTGAGATTTGCTGTTACTGGTGATTGTCCCAACTCTGCTACAGAAGATGTTTCAGTAAACATTCTTACTGGACAGTCTTCAGCAACATACACTTACATTGGAGAGCGTATGGTAAAATGTGGTCAAGATCCCTGCACGCCAGAGATCAAAGCATTCCTTTGTGTTGTTTCGCTCAGTTCTACGGCTGTAGCATTACATCCTTCAGTTCCTTTATGTCAGCCACCTGCAAACGAATAATAAAATGTATCCTAATCAAAATTGTCAGCCTTGTCAGCCTGAGTGTCCTCCAGTAGAGGTTCCATTGCCACCTGCTTGTACGGGAGAACCATGCGAGGAGGTAGTTACAGGTCTTTGCGTAAAGTACACAGGGCCAAATATACCATGTGTAGGTATTACAACTAATATGACATTTAATCAGGTAGTGCAGCTTCTTGCAGCAAAAATCTGTGAATGTTGTGAGGGCGATCCTCCGCCACCACCTTCTTGTCCTGCTCCAGTGTCTCTTACAGCTTCTGCTGTACAGTAATATTATTTCAAAAAATTTAAAATCATAAACACTTATGTCAAACATCTCAATTAGTTGGACTCCAGGTGGAGGCTCCAATATTACTGGTCAGCAGGTTCAACGTAAGACACCTTCTACCAGCTTTACAACAATAGCAACTGTTGGACCAACTGTAAACAGCTATACTGACACTACAGTTCTTGACAATGTAGTTTACATTTACAGAGTTTTGTCAATTTGCACAACTGGAGGCCCTACTGCTGGAAATGAAGACTGTTCAGGAGGACTGGTTTGCCCCGCAGGAATTACTGCAACTCCCTCTGGAAATGTTGTTACATTTTCTCTTCCTGCGCTTGGAGACGGTGTGCAATATGATGTAGTAAGAATTTATCAAGGTCCAAATACATCAAGTCCGTTGGTTCATACACAAACATTGAACATAAATGGTCCAACAACATTTAATGTAACACTTTTATATTCAACATCTTACTTCTATCAGGTTGTCTTAGAAGCACCTTCATGTCCTGAAATGTTCACTCTCATCTGTGGTGGAAACTGCACAACTGGCCCTCAACCCACATGTCCTGCTCCAACAAATTTGACAGCTGTTCTTACAGACTAATGTACAATATTTGAACTATGCCAACGCCACAACTTAATATCAATTTTACACCTGTTGCTGGTGCGACAGGGTATACAGTGTGTCATAGACCACAGATAACACCTTTGCCAACATATGAATGCACTTCTGTAAACGCAGTTGGTCTTACTCTACCTATTGTTGTTACATCATACAACAATAATAGTCTTCAGTATAGTACCAATTATGATGTAACGGTGCAGGCTATTTGTAATAATGGTTTGTCAAGTTCTGTTGTGTCAGCAATGGCGTTAAAAATAGAACCTCAACCTCCAACAGGTTTTTGCTATGATGTTAATCTTTTTCAAGAAATAACTCAAGTGTACCCTGGATCTCAGATTCGATACACTCCTCCTGGAGGATCTTTGACAAACGTAGACATTTCTGTCTTGCCCTATAACATGAATGGGTTTTATCAGATTAATCTTTGCAGTGAAACACCTGTCATAACTGTTGATAACCAAGGAAACCCTGTTACATACACAACAAACGGGTCAGGAATAACAGGAGGCTCTGTGGTTTGTACTCAATCAACTGATTGTGGACAGCTTCTGTACAATGTGCATACTAACGTAGGTCTTGGAAATGGTAGTGAAGCATGCAGTAACCAAAATCAAACTGTCTACTCTAACTGTCCTATGTTTGGAATTTCACATGTGGGCTGCTGCCTTTATTACGATAACGCTGGGCAAGTGCCTGTTACAGGAATGACAAAGTTCTGGATTAATGGGGTGCTATATGATTTAGACCCTACTCAAGGATGCATCATAGGACCTGCTGCAGTTCAGTGTTAACACGAAAAAAAATATCATTGCACTGGTTTGTTGGTTTTCCAGTAATATGATGAGGGAGCCCCTGGTCAAAAGCCAGGGGTCTTCTTTTTTATTGACAGAAACAACTTCTACAAAACATTTGTAAATTTGTAGACCTTGCTAACTTAACCCTACCCTTATCCTATGAACATCATTGAAGCAGTTTATCATAGCCTGAAGCGCAAAAAATCAGCTGATATTGAAGCTGAACGTTTGGGTATTCCTTTGAGCCAGTATCAAAAAGTAAGAAATGAGATCATCACAGTGGTCAACAAAGTAGGCCAACAGATGGATGATATCATCTTAAAACTGGTACAAAACAATCTTTCTGGCGCTAAATCAGAGCTTTCTGCAGAAGAACAGCTTTTTGAAATGGAACAGCAGCTGGGCATTACAGGTGATATTCGCTATCACGTATCTAAACCTACTTCTGTGGTGGAAGTACATGAGGACCTGGAAAGCGGTACCTCCAAGATCACCGGTATCTCTGCTACAGAGCCGCGCAGTGCAGAAGAGATCATCAAGATTCTTAAGATAGATACTACCAAATGGAAACTGTCGCAGTACTGGAACAAAGAAAAAGGCACTAAGTGGCTGGTATCAGCCCTGGTGACTAGGATCCCACAGGCAGAGCAGGTACAGAACAACTTTTTAGAACTGCTCTCAGAATACAAACTTCCTCAGTTTCAGCCCATTGACCCCGCAGCTTTTTGGATCAACGCCATGTCGCCAGAAAGAGTTTGCGGGGTTCTTTCTTTGCAGGATCTGCATTTTGGCAAAGTGGGCAATGAAGACATGGGTGAGATCCTAAAAAACTCCATTGAGTACCTGGTGGCCAAAGGTTATAAGAACTACATGATGGAAAAAGTGATCATGATCATTGGTCCTGACACGCTCAACATGGATACGTTTTCTGGAACTACTACCAAGGGTACACCGGTAGAGAACTCAGAAATGGCCACAGAGGCGTATTTAAAAGCCTTTGAAGCGCTGGCATGGACGATTGCTCATGTCAGACAGTTTTGTGAGAACCTTGAGGTGGTCTTTATTTCAGGGAACCACGACAGACTGTCTTCTTTTCACCTGTTGCACGCGCTGTCACAGACATTCAAAGAATGGCCCAATACAGTGTTCAATATTGACTACGCAGAACGAAAAGTGATCACCTACGGGGACAACATGCTTTGTTTTGAACACGGGGACGTCACTGCCAAGAACAACCCTTTGGTCTATGCTGTAGAGTATCCCCAGCAATGGGGTGCTTCCAGGCACCGCATGCTCTATATAGGACACTATCATGGACGCAAAACCAAAGAGTTTATCACAGAAAACGAAGAACATGGATTTGTTTCCAGGATCATACCTGCATTGACCAACTCAGACTATTATCATTATCACAACAAGTTTGTAGGCAACAAGCGTTCAGCACTATTGCACCTGCATGAAGCTGAGAAGGGTCTGATATCAGAGTTTGTGTACACTGTGTAATTTGTAGACCAAACATGCACAAAATGTCCATTTTTTTACGTAAATTCTTATTGTAAGGCGACTATGAAAGACGCAAAAAAGCTTGATCTCCACGCGCCTCGTTTCAGAAGAATTGCTGAAGGAACCCTTAATAGAGAGTTTATCAGCATTATTAGAGAAAGTATACCTGCTGCTAAGAATCTGACAGCTGCTGAAATTAAAGAAATTATCAGCACTTTCAATGGGGTGATGTGGCAAATGGTAGTGGACAAGCGTGATGGGGTAGAAATCCCAGAGCAAATTGGGCATCTTTTTATAGGAACTTGTCCTCCTAAGAAGCACAAGAATGTGGACTACAAAACCACACTTGAGTACATGAAGGTCATTCAGCACCGCAACTGGGAAAGTGACCAACATCTTGCCAAGATATTCTTTACTACTTATGGGACTAAGTATCGCTTTAAGAACAACGAGCTCTATGGTTTTGTGCCTACCAGAGATTTTAAACGTACTGTAGGAAAGACCTATCCTGAAAGATGGAAACAGTATGTGCAGGTAGACCCTAACATGAAAATGGCAGGGCTTTATCGTTCATTGCAATATCACATGGATAGACAAGAATCAGCAAAAGCGCAGGTTGATACATACAATGAGTTTGAACTTTAAGAAAAATGATTACTATATCAGAAGCTGTATCTAGAGTACGTAACCTCATAAAAGCTGTAAAGCAAGATGCTTTTGTGACTGACAGGTTTTTGTATTCGCTGATCATGAAGCATGCAAAACTTTTAATGCGTCGTCAGGATAATCTGAACCGCATTATGAAGTTTAACTCTGTTTTTCAAGTGCTTGACTTTGTTGAACTTATAGAAGTTGACCGGGCTCAAGCTGATTGTCACTGCATTACTTCAGACTGTTACATTAAACGCACCAAAGAAAAGCTTCCAGCAATGATAGAAGGTTATTATGGACCTCTAATTAGGTCTGTAACCTCTATTGATTTTTCTGAGGAACTCACTCCTACTTTTCCTACTACTTATGAGCAGATGAGTCGCCAAAAAACCTTTAAGTACAACAAAAAGAAGTACTACTGGTTTCTTAATGGTTATCTCTACTTTCCAAATCTTGAGTGGGATGCAATACGTATAGAAGGTGTATTTGAAGGTGACATTAGCCAATATAATTGCACAACTTCTGACAATTGTGTTTCTGTTCAGAATAAGACTATCAATGTTCCTGAATTTTTGTTTTCAGAAATTGAACAACTTGTCTTGAGAGATCTTGGAGTAATGCTTCAAATACCTCAGGATACTCAGCAAGATAACAGACACGTGGCACGATAAACAAGTTAAGCAATGATGACTGAAGTACAATATAGAAACTTTGACGATGTTCTTGACAGTGTCAGGATTGATCTAAGAGGCTTTGATCTTGAGGGTATGATTGATGCTCAACAGCTTATCAAGGTTGCTATAAGAGTGAATTATGAGCTTGGCCTTAGGGTTAATCCTTCGCGTTCAAAAGCTATAGAGATACACAAAGGCAAGGGTAAATTGCCTAACGACTTTTACGTACTCAACTTTGCGATGCTTTGCGAAGGACATAACGTGCATGACATAGAGCATCCTGACAAAACAAAAACTTATACAGAAGGATTGCTGGAAGGTGCTGCTATGGGTCAACAGTCTGCGTTTTATGCACTTGGAAACGTGGTACAGCAACAGACAGTTATTCAAACGCTTGCGCCTGGTGTCAACAACATTAGTCATGGTTTAAACTCTCAGAACCTTATAGTGCAAGCTATAGGGCCTGATGATACTATTCTTTCATTCAACATACTTACACCAACTACGTCGCTGCTTCAAATTATTTCTGATGCTCCTGTCAGTATCTCTAATGCTAAGATTATCATCATGGCATCAAGACCTGTTTTTACAGGAGTAAATTCAGCTGTCATTGAGCAGGATCATGATGGAAAGCACATTATGGCATATAACACGCCAGGAAGACGACATACTTACAATGTGCTTACACCTATGCGCATTGAAAAATCCAAAAGTGTATCACCAGACTGCATCAATATTAACAGTAATGACTGGCATACAGCTGTTATAAAGAATGGTTTTTTGGTGACCAACTTTGATGAGGGTGTTGTGTACATAAACTATCAGTCTTTAATGGAGGATGACGATGGAAACCTTATGGTGATGGATCATCCTTTAGTGAACGAGTTCTATGAATATGCAATCAAACAGCGCATTTATGAGAACCTGTACATTAGTGGTGAAAATGTGGCAAATTTCATGCAACTAGTAGAGCAAAGACTCAGGGCGGCCAGAAATAATGCACTATCCTTTGTTAATACACCAGATTTCAGAGAACTTAAGCAGGTGTGGGAAATGAACCGCAAGGCTCAATACCACAAGTACTACAACATGTTTAAGAGATAGCGCAATGGCCAGTAAGATATTTAAGCGCAAAATACCTGTTTCAATTTACAGCAGGTACGCAAATCTTTGTGTTGTAAAGAACATGGAAGATATGCAGGCTCAACTTGACAAGAAGTGCAACGGAATGATAGACGTGATGGACGCAGACGGTGTTGTTTTTGAGTTGTTTAGTTCTAAAGGGCATGAATATTACATAGTTCTGGTTGAAGAACAGCTTTCTCACAATCTCATTGCGCACGAGGTTTTTCACCTTGCTGTAAAGATGACTTCTGACATTGAAATAAAAGATGAAGAGTCTACAGCATGGCTTATAGGATATCTTACAGAAGAAGTATACAAGGTGTTGAAATCTAAAAACTACAACATCAAAGAACAATGAGCGAGAACTTTAGCAAAAGCAGTGTAACTGAGACGAACAGTTTTCACAAAGGTATGGTCAAAGACTATACTGACATTTATATGTCAGAGGGGCTTTGGCTTAACGCTGTGAATGCTATCAACAACTCTCATTATGGAGAGTCAGGCTCTATTGGAAACGAACCTTCTAATGAGTTTTGTGCTACTGTTCCTTACAGCATTATAGGTTTTGCCAATATTTCTCAGACCCGCTGGGTGATATTTTCTACCAATGACAGTTCTTCAGAGATAGGAATTTTTGATGAAAGTGACTGCAGTTACTCGTTAGTTGTTAACGCAGCATGTCTTAATTTCAAAAAAACACACATGATTAGTGCAGTAGTCAAAGGTAACTATGACTGTACTACTTCTGTATATTTTGCAGACAACCTGAATCCTGATCGTGTTCTGAATCTTGATCGTGTGCCATACAAGGTAATAGGAGATGCAAATCCTGATCCTAATTGCTATGAACCACTTTATTCAGAAGAGCTGGACTGTGACGCGTTAAGACTTCATCCTTTGGTTACACAACCTTGTGTGAATGTTAGCAAGGCTCAAGGTGCCGGTCAGCTGAACAATGGTAGTTATATAGCATGTGTAGCTTATTCTGAAAATGGAGTGCGTCTTACAGACTATTCTATTCCAAGCAATCCCCAAGCTATTTGGGATCACTCAGGTATTGGTGGTTCTATTGACATTACTGTTACAAATCTTGACCAGAATTTTGAGGAATATGAATTGGTAGTAATAGCTGTTGTCAACCAACAGACTATAGCCAAAAAGATTGGATATTACTCTATACGACAAAGCAAAGTTACGCTTGATCTGTTTTTGCAAAGTCTGCCAACAGTTGACATTGGTCAGATACCACTTAAATCTGTGGTATATGAGAAGAGTGAAAAAATGTTTGAGGTAAACGACTATCTCATCAGAACTGGTGTTACTACACAACCATATTTTAACTATCAGCCTTTAGCAAATCAGATTAGAGCTTCATGGGTAGCCGCTGAGTATCCTGCTGACTATTACTGGGGTGGAGGAAATACTGTTGGTTACATGCGAGATGAAGTGTACCCATTTTTTATACGTTGGGTATACAGAACTGGTGCGCGTTCAGCATCTTATCATATACCAGGACGTGCAGCTAATTCACTTGACACAACTACTGTTTCTGGTCCAGACTTACTGACACCTTCTCAAAACAAGGTGTGGCAGGTGTATGATACTTCTACAAGGTACAACGCCGGTGGAACAACAGCTGATGGCGGCGTTATTATTGCTAAGGGTGACATGGCATACTGGGAGTCTACAGAGCGTTATCCTGATGACAAAGAACCTGTTTGGGACACATTATGTGGCAAACCTATTAGGCACCACAAAATGCCTTCTAATGAAACAATTCACATTCACAATCAAGGAGGTACAAAAATTATCGTTCTTGGTGTTGAGTTTTACAATATTGCGCACCCTGTAGATGAAAACAATCAGCCAATAACAGACATTATTGGTTATGAGATTCTGAGAGGTTCGCGTGAAGGCAACCGTACTATTGTTGCAAAAGGCTTGTTTAACAACATGCTGGAGTATAATCTTGCAGGTAACAACTCAAGAAAAGGCCTTATTCAGAACTATCCTTATAATGATCTGCGTCCAGATAACTTTCTGACAGATGATTATTCTGTTTTAGATAGTGGCAGTGCTAACTCAGGCACAATTGAATCAGCATCAAAGCTCTCTAACTACAAAAGAGATATTTTTTCTTTTCACTCTCCTGAGACAAATTTTGTAAAACCTTACCTGGGTGGAAACTACGTAAAGCTTTACACAGAAGAGAGAGGCACTGTAACAGGCCGCTATGAATTTCCAGACAAACACCCCAAACATGTATTGCTTTCAGACGGAGCTTTTGCTATTGCAGCAGTTGTTGGAGCTGGTATAGCGCTACTAAATGCTCTTGGTAAAACAACTTATTCAGGTACAGTTGAAGCAGGAGTTGTAGTTGCAGGTGTTTCTACAGGATCTTCAACAGAGTCTGGACCTGCTACTATTATACCTGCGCTTATCGCAGGAGCAGTTCAAAATCCTGTAGGCGCTGGTGTTAATATTATTGGTGTTGGACTATTGGCAGCAAGCAGTCTTTACTATTTTGGTCAAGGAATAGACCAGGTTTTAGAAGTTTTGAGAAACTTGTCTAAAGATCGCCAGTACATGCTGCAGTACAATTCTCATGGATTTTACTCTAGTTTTTCTAATGTGAGTAATAGTTCTGTGCCAGGAGGATTACAGAAGTCTATTAGACGTCGAATTGTACCATCATCTGCCAAGTATGTAGGATCAGGCTTGCACGATTTTGATGCAACATATAGGATTAACAATCTTAATCGCAACAAGTATGTAGCATTAAAACTTTTATCAACTGTGTCAGACCCTGTGAGTGGACAAGATAATACAAAGCATAGAGTAAAAGATGGTGGTGTTACTCACCGTGAACCTTTGAAAAATGAAATCACCACAACTACTGTTGCTTATTACGGTGCTGTAAAGGTAGATTTTCAAAACCAATATGGTCAGTTAAGTTTAGTTGTACAGCTTCCTACAGGATCATGTGTGTTTTTAACCTCAAGTGAAACAGAGCAAAAATTTATATCAGGTCCAATTTTTGGCGGAGATGTGTACATAAATCGTTACACAGAAAAGAATCCTTACATGTTCTTTAACACCTGGATGTATGACATGCCAAATAGGACTGAGTATGATTATCGCAACTATGTTAATGGTCCTGCACCACGCTATTGGGTTAATTTTGAGAAGTATGACGCACAGGACTTTAACATAAGCGTTTTTCCAAATGGTATTTTTACATTACCTATAATTGATGTTAACACACCAAGTGACTTTCATCGCTTAGATCGTCCAAGTTCTATAACAGGGGTTTTGACAGTAAGAAATAGTTATGCGTATTTGTTTCACAATGGCGTGAGAGATTTCTTTACAGAGAGTGAGCTAAACATGGCGTACCGCGACTATGGTCAGGAACCTTATGAGAAATTCTATGATGTTTATGGAAACTCCTTTAATGATTTGAGCACAATGTTCAGATCTGATCTTATTACAAAACCAATCTTTTTTAAGTATGACTTATCTCTCAGCGCATCAAAACTTTTCAACAACTTTGCATCCTGGGCTTCTATACTCCCCCGTGACTACGACCCTAGGCTATACACCACATGCTTTGAATATTACCCTGATAGAGGAATATACTCCCTCCAACAGCAGTCTGGACTTAGACGAGATAATTGGAGAAATTATCTTGCGCTTAACTACAAAGACTTCTCAGGAAAAATAAGTACAATTAAGAATCTTAATGCTACAGGCGCTATGATTCTTTTTGAGGATGCTGAACCTGTAATGTTTGTAGGTGTAGATCAGCTTCAGACAACAGGGGGTGTCAAACTGACCATTGGTGATGGAGGTCTGTTTCAAGGAAACATGCAAGCCATTGTTAATGCTGATGACACCATTGGATATGCAAGTAGCATATCATCTAGAGCAGCGGTTAACACACCTCACGGTTTATTTTTTGTTTCACAGCAGTCTGGTAAAATCATGCAGTATGCTGGAGGAATAACAGAAATTTCACGCAATGGCATGAAATTTTGGTTTAATGAAAATCTTCCTAGCAAGTTTTTAAAAGCATATCCTGAGTACCCATATTATGACAACCCTGTTGTAGGTATTGGTGTACAAGCTGTATATGATCCACAATATGAACTTGTGTATTTTACAAAGCGTGACTATGTGCCGTTGAGAAACGACCTGCTGTTTGATGATCCTTCAGGTGTGCCTTACTTTGTGACTGTGTCTGGTTCTGGAAACAATCCTGTAATCACCAAAACTTTTTGCACTTTTGACAATCCTGCTGTATTCAAGCCTTGTCACTGGACAGTGAGTTATGATCCTAAAAATAAGCAGTGGATAAGTTTTCATGATTGGAAACCAACTCTGTTAATACCTTCCTTTAGACATTTTCTTTCAGTCAAAGACAACGCTATTTGGAGGCACAACAACCGCTGGGATAGCTATTGCAATTACTATGGCACAAACTACGCATGGGAAATTGAGTATCCTGTAGTTACGCCAAACGCTGTAACCACGCTTAGAAGTGTAGAATACACCTTGGATGTTTACAAGTTTTACAATGACGGGAAAGATTTTCATCATGTTATTGATGAGAATTTTGACAGGGCTGTGCTTTACAATTCTGAGCAGATTTCAGGACTTCTTAAATTAAGAATTAAAGGCAAGAATGCTCCTTTAGACTTGGTCAACTACCCACAAATTTCTACCAGTGGTATAGAGATTCTGTTTTCAAAAGAAGAAAACAAGTATAGGTTTAATCAGTTTTGGGATGTTACAAAAGATCGCGGTGAGTTTAGCACTTCGCGCACTTCTATGTGGAACACAGAGTGCGCTGGTGTTCAGAAGATTATCAACCCTGACTACATTGATTACTTTAAGTCACCACTTGAACACAAGAAGTTTCGTCACTATGGTAACAACATTATCTTGCGCAAAAATGTCAGCGGTGACAAAAAGATGGTATTAAAACTCACAAATAGCAAGCACATCAACAGCTCAAGGTGATGAAAAATAGCAAGGATATACTCATGAAGTTTATATCCACTCAAGGGTATAAGCGCAATAGTCCTGATGTTAACAGGCCACTAAATGTTATTCCTTCTGGTAGAATAACCATGCAGGATGTTGACTTTCCTGTGAGAGGTGTTGATAACTTAGGTAATGAAATGTTCATGGTACCTGGAGGAGAGTATTTCTTTCCAGGCGATTATGTTGTAGAAACACCTATGATGCAACGTGGTGGGCAAACCAACAACGACCGTGAAATGGTAGAGGGTATTGCTGATATCCTTACCATGGTAAAAGATCCTGTAAACCGTCGCCAGATTGCAGCAGAAATGGTGCGTGACTTCAAACGCGAAGGTGTAAAGTATGACCTTCAGGAGTTTCAGAAGATGGCTCAGGTGCGCATGCAAGGTGGCGGCCAGCTTACCATGGAAGATCTTAGACAAAGGGCTTTGGCACAATCTGCGCCAAGAGTAGACAACACCAGGATTGTTTCTCAAAAACGTATTGTAAAACAAGAAGCAGAAAATCCTCTTGACATATTTCCTTTTGTTAAAAACGTTGGTATAGATACAGGTATTGATCAGATACCATACGCAAGTGTTATGATGGGTGCCAAAGCGCTGAATCAAGGAAGACCTTGGACAGCACTAAGTGAGTTTGCAAAAGTTCCTTTGGGATGGATTGGAGATGCTGGTATAAATGCACTTCAGGAAAATCCTACAAAATACAGTATTAATGCATTAGAAGATAGTGTGATACCTTTTGCAAGACTGGTTAAAGGTGCAAATTTTGGAACAGGTGAGTCTATTGTCACTCGTGTAGGCAAACAAATTATGTCAAGTGGTGAAAAACCTGATTCAAAATGGTATGCACGCAGCTTTAACTTGCCAGGACTTTATGAAGCTGCGAAAACTTATGGTGTAGACAACAACACTTTTACAAAATTTGTTGAAGACAACTGGGAAAATGCAGGTGGTGACTACAAGCAAATACTTGAGTTAGCAAAAACAAATTTACTTAAAAAACAAAAAGGTGGTCAGCACGGTGGACTGGATCGTTGGTTTGCTGAAAAGTGGGTAGACATCAAAACAGGCAAAGAGTGTGGAAGACAAGAAGGTGAAAAGCGCGCGGGTTATCCTGCGTGCAGACCCTCAAAACGCGTCTCAGAAGACACACCCAAGACAACTTCTGAACTAAGCAGTTCAGAAAAAGAAAAGTTCAAGCGTTCTAAAACTTCAAGTGAAAGAATCTCCTACCAGCATAAGCGTAAGCAGGATGGTGGAGAGTGGCTTGACAAGTATGAGAATACAAAGGGAAACAGACAGAAGGTTGACCAACTTTTTGGTCCACCTGCTGCCGGCAACGTAGACTATGTTCCTGCAGTAGAATCTGTAGTGGGAGGTTTTTCAGCAGGTCTTGCAAAAAGTGCATTAGCGCCTGTTGTAAAGTCAAACTTACAAAGTCTGCAAAAGTACATGGAGATGCAAGATAGTCCTTTTGCAAAAATTGATCTTCCTGTTTTTAATGAGGCAAAGAACTGGTTAAACAAATATGACGAAGGTGGCGCTATTTATACTGTAAAAAAAGGTGATACTTTGAGCAAAATTGCAGCTGAAAATAAAACCACTGTTAACAAAATTGTTCAGGCCAACAACATTAAGAATCCAAACATTATAGGCATTGACCAAAAACTTGTTATTCCTCAAGGTTCATCTGTAAACAATGCGCAAACAGGTAGTACTCAATATGTAGATTGGAGTGAAAAAAAGAAAAATCTTGACAGACTTAACAATTTACCTGATGAGCAACTGATAACAGGATTTTATAGCGACAAACCTGAACAAACATATCTTGTTGTAGACAAGAAAAACGCACAAATGAAAGTCTATAAAGGAGATAAGGTTGTAAAAACCTATGAAGTGGGTGTAGGCGCAAATCCTGGAGATGCTCAAACTGTAACAAAAATAGTTAATGGTAAAGCTGATTGGAGTGCTGGCAACAAATCAACAGGAGCTGGTGCATACACTATCTCAAACATTGATCCCGCAAGTAAGGCATATTATGGCCTTCCATCTTTTAATTTGAAAAATGACAGAGGCATAGAAGTTGCAACTACTATTCACGGAACACCTGCAGGAAGAAGGTCAAGATTTGACAATAATAATGTGGAAGACAACAGAATGAGCTATGGTTGCATTAATGGAAAATGTTTTGATCTGAAAGATTTACAACAGCATGTAGATATTGAGACACCTGTTTATGTATTACCTGAAGATGAAGGAAATCGTTTTCAAATTGTAGATGGAAAACCTGTTCTCAAGGTATCTGCTCAAAATCGCGCCAAATACAATAGTTACGTTGATGCTACAGGAAAAGTACAAAAAGGGCAAGGAGCAAATCAAAGTGTTAATACACTTTCATACAGTCCTATAAAAGCTGTTTTTGATGAAAACAAATTTAAAGAGAAAGTATTTTCTTGGAATGATTTAAATGATGAAAAAGAATATGTGCAAACAACAAAACCTTTTTACAATGCTTTAGTGAAGTACAAACAAAGCATTATGAAAAATGCAAAAATTCCTTCAGATGTGTATAATGAACTTGCGCGAATGGCATTTGGCATTTATGGTACAGAATCTAATTTTGGAGACACTCACAGTACTGTTGGAAATTTTGCAAGAGCTAGTGCTAAATTCATAGATTCTAAAAACTCAAGTTCGCCAGACTACAAGTCAAAAGCTACTACTTATGGTGCAAACGAAGATTCAAGAAGTGTTGGTTTGACACAAATACGATGGAACTATTTGAATAAAGATGAAAAACAGGTTCTAAATTCTTTAGGTATTACATCAAACATGGATTTTATGGATCCTGAAAAAGCAGCAATAGGTACTGTTGCATTGTTAGGTGTAAGATATAATCAGCAGTTAACAGATGATCAAAAACGCGATATTTGGTCACACTTACCAAGTAAATGGAACAGGCGTGGAAATTACAGTGATCGTGTAAAACAAAATGCAAGCTATCTTAATTTTAAAGAAGCAACCAATAAACGTCAAACAGGTGGTCAGACAAATTGGTTGGACAACTATACCGACTAAGTACCGACTAAGTACCGACTAAGTACCGACTAAGTAACAATTAAGTACCGACTAAGATGAAAGCACAATTTTTAAAAATAGCTGGTGTAAACTCTGAAAAAGAGTTTTACCAAAAGTATCCTACGGAAGAGTCATTCTTTGCTGCACATCCTGAAGCAAACATGATGAAAAATGGTGGCAATGTGCCCACCAATCCTGAACTGTGGAGCAGGGCAAAAGCTGCTGCCAAAGCAAAGTACGACGTGTACCCTTCAGCTTACGCAAATGGTTTTGCTGCCAAGTGGTATAAAGAACGTGGTGGTGGATGGCGCAAAGCAGAAATGGGTGGTTGCATGGAATGCGGTGGACAGATGTCTCAAGGTGGTCCTATTGCAGAATACAGTGTAAACCCAATGGAGATGTTTTACCAGGAGGGTGGTCAAAATGACCAAATGTATCAGAGTGGTCAGGAACAACCTGACTTGAGTGCTACAATTGGTGAGATTTCAAAGATGATCATGCAGGGCGATGACCCCAACGAGATCTATGGCATGCTTATAGAAAACGGTGTGGAAGAAGACTATGCTCTAGACATCTTAGAAGAAGCCATGGAAGGTCTTGAAGAGACAGACATGGAAGAAGAAGATGTTCCTATGAACAATGATGAAATGCAGGAGTTTGAAGACCAAGAAGAGCAAATGATGCAGGAGCAAGTTGCAGAAGATGATGAAGAACTTTATTCTATAGATTCTGCAGAAAAAATGCGTGATGGTGGTTCTATCAAAATTAATCCTGCTAAAAAAGGTACTTTCAAAGCACAGGCCACCAAAATGGGCATGAGCGTACAGGAAGCTGCAGACTACATTTTGCGTCACAAAGAAAAGTACTCACCTGCTATGGTAAAGAAAGCAAACTTTGCTAAAAACTTTGCTAGAGAACTTGGTGGTGAAATTTATGATTTGACCCAGTATAAAGACGGCGGTGGCATTCCTCAGCGCTACCGTACTATGGGTTTCACAAAAGTAGGTGCTAAAAGAAAGTCAACGCGTCCTGGTAAAAAGTGGATGGTGCTTGCAAAGAAAGGTGACCAGTACAAGGTGGTGCATGGTGGTTGGAAGGGCATGAAAGATTTTACACAACATCGCAATCCTAAACGCAAAGAGCGTTTTTGGGATCGCATGGGTGGTAGAGATTCTTCAAAAGCAAAGGATCCTTTTTCTCCGCTGTATTGGCACAAGCGTTTTGGCACCTGGGCAGAAGGTGGTGAACCTCAGAATGCAGGTTTTCAGGCACTACCAGAAGCAGTTCAAAATAAGATTTTGAGAAACATGGCTCAGCAGGGTGGTGCAATGACTACAAGTTATGAGAACACTCTTGCAAATCTCACTCCAAATGCTTTGAATAAAAATCTTGTGACTGCAAACACCTTGGCTGATCCTCGCAATATGATATGGGCATTACCAAATAGAGGATTTTTAGGAACACTTAAAGGTATTGCAGGAGCTGCTGCAGGTCTTTCTGGAGCAGCATTAGGTTACAGTAAACTGCTTGGTGTAAACAATAATCCTTATAGTCAAACTGTAAAATTTCAAGCAGGTGGTCAAAAAGCTAAAACATTTCAAGAATGGGCTGCAGAAAATCCTGTATTTAGACGTAATGATATTGCAGGTTATCAGAACTACTTAAACTCTTTTATAGGTTCTTTGAACATTAGTGCTCCTGAAGGACAATCGCCAAGAACAAGTTCTGTAACACCTATGACACCTTTGTCTGTTTCACAAGTATCTGCGCCTGAATTATCTAATTCAGGAATTGCAATGCCTCAGATTGCTCCTCCAAACATGTTTCAGCAGCTTCAGAGAACTCCTTCAATTGTCACTAGTCCTTTGGCAAATGTTCCTGTAACACCGCAAGTGTCAAAGATACCAATGCGTCAAATTACACAGATTCCGGTACCTGAACCACAGATCAAGACTCAAAATCCTTACGTACAATTACCACAAACGCAGCAAGTAACTTATGGTGATCCATTTGGACAGATTGCTGCCAATAATGCTCTTGCGGGTTTTGGCATGCTGAATGATGTTCTTAGTGAACGTAATTATGCCAAAGAATATGAAGAGATGTTGCGCAGAACAGGAAATACTGACAATCGCTATAATGCATCAAATTCTGTTAATCCTTTTGGAAATTATACACTAAACGCAGGTCCTGCTAGTAATTTTGCTTTGGTTGCTAACACTCCTATTCAAGACTTTGGTACAAGCATGGCATCAGCAAAATATGGAGGAACAAGTTCTTACAAAGAAGGTGGTGAGTATTACATGTCAGAAGATGAAATTGAAGCTATTTTAGCCAATGGTGGAGAAGTAGAATACATTGACTAATCACTGCATTTTTAAGTCCTCTATGTTAGGAAAAACAGAATTAAATTCGTAAATTCTAAATGTAGGAGGTTTAAGGTCACACAAGTTTAAACTTCAAAAGTTTATCATGAGAAAAATAAGGATAACAAAGTCACCCAAAACTGGAGATCAGAGAGATTACTCGCTGGTACACAGGCAAGTTCACTACATTGGTGAAGGTGACGCCAACACTCCTGTAAAGAACACCATGGGTGCAGTTCCTCTAAGCGATGCTAATATTGAAGTAGAGGGCGGAGAGACTGTAGTAGGTGATGTCAACCGCGATGGTTTTCTAGAGCATATGACTTTTGTAGGCAAACGTCACTCAGAGGGCGGCATGCCGGTAAATATCCCTGAGGGATCATTCATCTTCTCAGACACCAAGAAACTTAAGATCAAAGACAAAGAGATTCTCAAACAGGTCTTTGGGCTCAATCACAAAGCAGGAGGATACACACCTGCAGAAATTGCCAAGCGTTATCAGATCAACCAGTACATCCAGGATCTGAAAAGCCCTGACAGTGATGCGATTACCAAGCGTTCTGCCACCCAGATGCTTGCCAACAACATGGAAAAACTGGGCATGCTGGCTCTTGTACAAGAGTCCATGAAGGGTTTCCCTGATGGTGTTCCAGCAATTGCTGAATCAGTAATGGCAGGACTGCAACCCGAAGGTCAAGCTCAGATGCCAGATGCAAAGTATGGTGGCATTACCAAGTACCAGAAAGCTGGTGAGGTTGGGCACTCTTTCTACATCAATGGTAAATCAAACAAAATCTCTAATCGTTACAAAGGTTTTTTTGGCGATGAATGGGTGGTGTTTGAAAAGCCTGTAAATGTTTTGGATGAAGATGGCAACTCTGATCAGATGACTGAAATGAAACTGAGCGATTGGAACAAGCTGTCATCTAAAGGAATGCTTCAAGTAGGCTACCAGGACAACGCTATTGCACCTAATGCTTACACTTCTATTGACAACCTTACAGCATGGAACCAGGACCGCTCTGTTACAGACATTGGTCGTGGTGTAAAATATAATACGCTGGCTTACTCTGCCACACAACCTACAATTTCTAAACTAAAAAGCAACCCTCAGTATCAGCCTGGCTACCAGTACAAAGTAGGAAACAGAACCTATGAAGTAGTAGATGCGCAAGTTTATAGTCCTTATGGTACAGAAGGCGGTAACCGCAGAGCAGTGCGTGTAAAGCAGATCAATGACCCTGACCAAAACATTGGTTCTTTTGTTGACACTAAGTTTGGTGAGACGCTTGTTCCTCTTAAAGAGTTCAACAGGCTGACAGGTATAACGTCTTCTGCAAACGCGGCTTCTCAAAATCAGGCGCCTGGTGCTGACGTTCCTGGAGGAGTTTCACCTATTGCACAACCTGCACCAACATCTGCTCCTGCTACTACTACTACTACTAATACAAATGCTGTTCCTTCTGCAGCACCTGCAAGAACTACAGCTCCTGCATCTTCTGCACCTGCTGCAACACCCAGACCTGCTGGTAAACCCAAGACTGCACAGGAAGCGCTAAACTACTTTATGCATGGTGGTCAGTTGGGTAACTACCAAGGTGGGGGTACTGCACAGAACCCGCCTGCTGAAAAGGCTAATCAGCGTGTGGACCCTAACCAGGAGATCTTTGTGGGTAATATTGAGCTGGCAGACGGTAGCGTCGTACAGGCTTACTACAAGGGAAGTGAAAAATATGTCAAAGACAGCTCAGGAAACATTCTTGCCCGCGGCACACGGACAGACACTCAGTTCTCACAATACGGTTCAACAAACATCAATCAGTTGCTGGCTAAAACGCCCAATGTACGTTACACTGAAACGAACTTTGGTTCTTTTGGCAACCAGCCTAGAATGGGCAACACAGGGATCTACATGTCTTCTGGCAACGCTGCTGCGCGCAAGAGCGGTGATCTTTCTGAAAAAGAGTGGCAGGACTTCAAAGACCGCCATGGCGACTGGTTGGACAAAGAATACACTGGTGGTTTTGAGCAATACAAAAAAGATTTGCTTGCTGGTCAAGAAACCGGTGACAAGGCTGCTGGTTGGTTCCAGGACAAGATCAATGAGAAAAGCATACAGAAGTTTGGGGTTCCTTACTTTGCTGACGCAAATGATCCTAGCAGATCTCCTTACAAGCGTGACAGCAAGTTTGGTCAAGTGACCTATTCTGTCCCACGCTTTTTTGATCCACCCAAAGAGCAGCCTAAAGCAGAAACTCCTGCAGAACCTAAAAAACCAACTGAGATTACTGTAGGAGAACCAGCACCTCCACAGCCACGCAAACAAGGACCATGGTGGTTACAAGACATTGTAAACTTCACAGGCACACTTACTGACAGGGTAAACCGCTATGAACCTACCCAAGGAAGAGTAGACCTTCAGACACCTGGTTACACACTTCTTGATCCCACGCGCCAGCTTGCTGCTAATCAAGAGCAAATGGCTCGTTTGCAGGACCAGGCAATGAACACTACCGATGGTAATGTAGCGATGGCCTCTATGCTGGGCGCATCAGGTCAGGGTTTTGCTAATGCTGCCAATGTGCTTGCAGATACAGAAAATCGCAATGTAGGCATTGTCAACCAGGCTTACATGACCAACGCCCAGATCAACAACCAGGAAGCTGTTGCCAATGAAACCGGTCGTCAGAAGTATGTGGAAGACATGGCCACGTTGAACCAGCAGATGGACAACGCAGAACAGCAAAAAAAGTGGCGCCAGATTGCAGCCTTCAACAATGGCACTACCAATTGGTTCCGCAAGAAACAAATGGAGCAGGTGTTATTCCCTCAAGTGTACATTGACCCTATCATGGGTGATGCAGAGTTTTCTGGCCAGGGTCGTGACCTTTTTGGTCCTGACACATACTCACCAGCGTATGCAGACATGTCACGTCAGGTAGCCATGAACCCAATAGCAAACGTTGATCAGTGGAACCAAATTTTTCAGGAAGCTAGAGGAACCATGGGAGATCAAGAAGCCAGGCGCTATGCTACCAACGCTGTCAATCAAATAATGGCAGCTCAACAAAGACAAGTCACGGGAATGACTCCTCGTCAACAATACAATCAAATGGCTGCACAAGGACTGACCTTACCTGTTCCAGCACGCGAATATGGTGGTGAGATGTATCTGCCCTGGGTGGAACTTGACTAAAACTTAAAGCACAGATTTTACATGGCAACTTTTATAAAAGGCGTAACAGATCAATTTGGTCCGCTGCAGCTGTACAGGCCTGACTATCAGTTTTTGACTCAGGTTTATGGCACTAGGCAGGCGCAGTATGATCGTGGGTTCAACATGGTCAAGTCACTGTACAATTCTGTATTGAACAACAGTGTTACCAACCAGGAGAACGAAAACTTCAGACAGGAGGCGTTTAAGAAACTGCAGGGATCTTTAAAGAGCATGTCCAATGTGGACTTGTCTAATCCTGCCAACGTGATGCGCGCACAAACACTGATAGATCCTATCAGTAAGGACGAAGAACTTGCCTATGATATGAGCGTGACAAGGTTTCATCAAAAGCAAAAGCAGCTGATGGAAACCTATCGCAACTCTACTGACCCCAAGATGCGGGCTATGTACAGTGATATTTCACGCATGGACATTCAGTTTGCAGAAGAAGATCTTGCTAGTGCCAAGCGTGGTGATGGAAGCATACGCCAGGTACAGCCCAGAGAGTTTACACCGTTCGAAGATGTGCAGGAGTTCTTAAGAACAGAAGCTAAAAAGCAAGGACTTGAAATTGTACAAAGTGGTCCTGATGGAAAAGGATACATGCTCACCCGCAAAAATGGTGTAGGTGCTGTTCCTATTTTTAACAGTTGGGCAACTACTGCAATGGGTCCACGATTTGACCGGCAGTTTGCGGTCATGGGAAGAGTGAATGCAGAGAGCGCTATACGCACTACCATGCAGACCACGGGTGTGTCCAGAGACGAAGCTGTCAGAACCCTGGCAAACAAACTGGTACCACAGATCAACGTGCAAGAATCTACCAAAGGCATTGTTACAGACAAAGAGCTCACAAAGCTGGAAAATGAGATCAAGTTTTATGAAAAAGAGTATCCCAACGGTTTTCCTCCTGCAAAACCTGAGATTGCAGAAGATTATCAAAAGCTGGTGGAAGCGCGGGATCAGTACAAGACAGAACTTGACAACTCACGCAGTGAAGTAAGCAGACTCCAAACAGAGGGTCCAGAGTATGTTGCTTCTAATTTGTACAGCATTTTTTCAAGAGCTGCCAAAGAGCAGACTGCGCTTTCTTTTGCGCAGAGTTATGCTACTGCCAAGCAGTCTATTGAAATGCGTCCTGATACTACATGGGCAACCAAGGCAAACATTGCTTCACGTGAACGTGTTGCTGGTGCTAATCTTGCAATGCAAGAAAAAAAGCTGCAGTGGGACATGCAAAAAACAGGGATGGCCAATGAGATAAAAATGCTTGAGCTCAAAGCTGATGGTAAACTACCTGGTGAAACTTTTGTAGGAAGCGCTGTGGCTGACAGACCGCTCTATGCGTCTGATCAACTGAGCCAGTCTACTGCGCAAAATCGCGAGCAGGCATACCTTGCAGCGTTTAACTCAGAGAACGGTCTGATGAGACTTGTGGTAGACGACGCTGGTGAGTACAGCAGGCTTTATTCCAGCATTGCCAAGATCAAAAACATGGGTGCAGGACAAAACGTAAAGCTCACATCACAGGATGTAGCCAACCTGCAGGAGTATGGCAAGATGGTAGGCGTAACGATTGGTGTTCCCAACAGCGCGCGTACAGCTAACGCGCTCATTGAAAGTCTGGCTGGTCTTACTTACAATGCAGCTACAGAACAACTGGGCAAGTACGACCGTGCGCACAAGATTTCTAAGCTTAATCCTTACATCGAGTCTTTTCGCAACAGTATGCGCGCGTTTCAGGCTATTAACATTCAAAACGAAAAACTTGAAGAGGACATCAAGAGCGTTGCTAAAGAAATACGTAACCCTGATGGTACTATCAAAAGCATGTACAAAGGTGCTGTAATACGCAGTGGCGCTGGTGGTCAGATCAAAGACATTGATCTCAGTGCTGTAAGTGAAGCAGGCAAAGCTAATCTTACAAAGATCATCTCAGGATTCAAAGACCGTGAGAACCCTGTTTTGAACCGTTACAACTACACCAAACTTTCTGCTTCAGAAGTAGATTTGCTTTTGAGAAATCCTTATGGTGCTTCCAGTGTGACAGCCTCTGATGGCAGCACTATCAATCCTGAGCTATTTAAGAACATGAACACTGCAGATCTGGCAAAACTTTTTGGTGACCAGGCAGATGTAATGTTTGATCCTGTTAACAACCAGGTAAAAGTTCAGTTAAATGTCAGTCAACAAGGCGACCTTGCCAAAAGACTGGGTGTAAGTAAAGGCACTCAAAGTCTGACAGTGGCAATTCCTTATGAGACCATTCAGTCTTCCAGAGGTGCGTATGGTCGTTTTGAAAAGTATGTCAAGACCAACACAGCCAACACTGCATCTTTGGGTGTGCTAATACCGTTTCTTACCAATCCTTCTGCTACAGTGCTGGCGCCTCTTTCTTCCAGCAACAGAGGTTTTGACTGGACTGCGCAAGGTGTCGTTGGTAAAAACGGACAGCCTGAGATCATGATCAACTTTAAGTATAAGAACCCAAAGACCAACATGATAGATCAAATGACAGAGCGCATGCCTTATCAACCTGGCAACGTAGAGTCTATTGACGCTGTGCTGAAGCTTATTGCTGACAGAGATGCCAATCACTTCATGAGCATAACTGCTTATGAAAACTACATTAACCAACAACGCTAAAGGATAATGGCTGACAATGTTTTTAACTTTCTGGATGATAACACGCTTGGCGTTGAAGAAAACAATCCTACAGGCAAGGCACCTCAGACTGATGAGTTTTCTGTAGCGTTTCAGAAACTTAACCAGCAAAGTGACTTTGAAAGACAGCAGGCATCACGCCCACAGTCTCTCACAGAGCGTTTCAATGCGCCTGTTGGTCCATCTACTTTTACATACACCCCAGAACAGACAGTAGATCCTTATCGCTACCAGAAAGGTTTCCAGGGAGAGTTCTTTAACCCTCTGGACAGCACCAACTACCAAAAGTTTGCTGACCGCGAAACGTTTGGTTCAGCCCTGAGTAAAGGCCTTGACAGTTTTGCTTACAAGTTTGGAAACACCTTTGTAGACTACTGGAAAGGATATGGACGTATGGCAGATGCACTGGTTCACATGGACTGGGACCGCATGAAGCCTGATGAAGAAACCCTTGCCACGCAGTACTATAAAGATCAGCTTGACATGAATCGCAACTTTGTGTTTGAGCAACCTGAAAACGAAGACAGCATTTTTTCTAAGCGCACTATGAGTGAGTTTATAGGCAATGCTGGTTTTGCTTTGGGAACCTTTGCAGGTCTTGGTATTGAAATTGCAGCAGATATTGCCATTACAGCTGCAACTGGAGGCGCAGGTGCTGTAAGTTTTGGCGCAACAGCTGCAAGGCTGGGCGCAAAACAAGCTGCTGCACAGACAGCAAAATCAGGATTTAGATTTGCAGATGCACTGACAGACGTAGGCAAAGGATTTTCTTATGGCAACAAGAGTGTAGATGAAATATCTGCAGCTGCAAAGGTTGCAGGAAAGATTGATGAAACAGCAGCCCTTGGTAACATGAGCCGCAGCGCATTGCGTGACTCAATGTCTGAGACGTTCACTGTGTACTCTAATAATTTTTTCAACATTGCAAAGTCAAAGAACTTGGGAGAAGTTGCCACCAACCTGCTGAAAGGAACACCGCTGGTGGGTACTGGTGTACGCTATGGTGAAAAAATTGCCGCGGCCTCTAAAGCAGGAGCCTCTACAGGCCAAATGATTGGCATGGGACTGCAAGGACTGCGTCGTGTGGCGCAGGAACTTAACATGGCAGGTACAGAGGCAAGTTTTGAAGCAGTGACCTCTTATGGTGATACGCTGGATAAAATGGTTAAGCAGTATCAGGTAGACAACGAGGGAGCTGTACCTACAGCCGAAGAGTTTGAAGAGATGAGAAGTCTTGCAATGCAGGCAAGTACCGCTAACTATAACACCAACCTGGGACTGCTTCTTGCTACCAACAAACTTCAGTTTGGAAACTTGTTTAACAGGTTTATTCCTGCCAACAAGTTTATGACAGAAGCTGCAGAAAACGTAATGGTTATCAACTCTAAAGCTGGCCAAGCGCTAATTAACAAATCAGGTTTTTTTGGCAGCTATGGTGTACTTGGAAAGGTTGCCAGAGAGTTTGGTAAAAAAGAAGCTGCCTGGCAGTTCTCTAAAGCTTTTACTAAGGACTTTTTGAAGTTTGAAGTCTCAGAAGGTCTGCAAGAGAATCTTCAAGAAACATCTGCTACTGCATGGCGTGACTACTACGCCGGTCAATTCAATGGTTTAGAAACCTCACTGTCTGACGCTTTTGGAAAAGGTGTCAGTGAGCAGTTTACTAAGCAAGGTCTGAAAACGTTTCTGATGGGCGCGTTTACAGGATCACTGATTCGCGTGCCAACAGCGCTTGCTTCCAGTTCATTTGAAGCTGCTAATCGCGCACTTATTAACCGCGAGTATGCAAAGACTCCTGAACTTAACCCCTACAAGCGTGCAGAAGAACAGTTCAAAAAAGACCTTGAGATACAGAACGCACTTTTCAAGCAGGCCAAAGAAGGCAGCTTTAAAGAAAAGATCGTAAACTTTGTGGCACAGACTGATGCTGCTCAACAGCAGGCAGAAGCTGCAGCCAAAGGATTGCGCTATGAGTTTGAAAACGGTCGCGACAACGCACTACTTGCAGCAGTAGCGTCTGCTCAAAGAACGAACTCAATAGGCATGTTGCAACGCGCTATCAAAGACATGGGTAAGGACATGACGGCAGAAGAATTTGAAAAGTCTTTTGGTGTCAAGTTAGAAGACACTAAATACAAATCTGCAAGCGAGTTCTCAGAATCTGTTGCTAGAGATGTTAAGAAATACTCAGACGTTATTGAGGGCCTTCGCACTAAGTTCAAAAGCACCATGGCCAATCCTGCACAGTATGACAAAGGCAGCAGAGGCCAGTACGTTGCAACATTGATGCGCGGTGCGCAGGAAGAAGCCATACAGGTTCTTGCCCTTAACGCTATTAAGGGTGACATGTCAGCTAACAGAGCCAAACAGATTGCTGAAGAACTGATGTCTTCACCTGGGATTGGAACCAGTGCAGATTACGCATTGCGAGCACTCACTAGTGCTACATCACTGCAAGGTGAACTTAAATCTTTGTATGCAGAAATCAGGATTTTAGAAGAGCAGCTTAAAGCTGAAGGTCTTGATGCTGACACAAAAAACAGCATCAAAGAGCAACTTGACAGTAAGATTAAAGAAGAAAAACTGCTGTCAAAGTGGGCCAGTTACTGGGAGGTCAGAGACAGCATTATAGGATACGACAAGGAGAACAAACCTGTTAAAAGCAAGCAGATTGTAGATGTCTTTGTAGGAAAATCTATTGACAAAACACAGACTGTCACAGATGAAAACGGCAATGAGGTTGAAACAGTAGACAGGACATTTGATCCTACTGACCCAGAGGTTGTAGAAACGTTTCGCCAGTTAATGAACATCAAAAACAAACAGGCAGGAAACAGCACTGATATTTCTGAAGAGGTCATGCGTGACAGCTTTCAGAAGATCTATGACTACATCCGCCTGGACCGCGACACCAAAGACTACATGCGCAGTGTTGATGTGCTCATGAACCCTGATAACTTCCGCCAAATGCAGGAGCGTATGGTAGATGGCAAGTTTAAGTTCAACCTGATTCTCTATGTTGACAAACTAGACGATGATTTATACAACAGGACTTTGGAGATTCTTAATGATCTGGCGCCTGGTGAACAAGATGCAGTAAACATAATTGAAGACTTAAGAAGCGCACTTGTTGACTCTGAGAACTATAAGAATTTGTTGGTAGTAATTACTAACCCTGATATAAGCATTGAGCAGGAAGACTATGCGTTTAAATTGTATGAAGATATTGTTCAGGACTTGCTTAAAAAAGAAGCAGAGATCAGAGTCAAGTATGCACCTAAAGAATACACAGATGATATCTCACAAGAGGACTATGACGAGATCATTGCTACTAAAGAGTTGGATCCTGTAATTAAGTATCTTATTGCAAACAAACTTTCACAAGGTATAGCGTTGTCTGAGCGTGAAGAAAAGGTTTACAATATTTATAAAGACGCAATAGACAAAGAAGTAGCACCTTCTGAAACACCTGTTACGTCTGGCACTACTGTAGATCCTGCAGAACAAACTCCTGCCCAGGAGTTACCACCTGTAATTACAGTTGGACCTGATGGTGAGGAGGTTATTGAGGAAACTCCCGCAATAGCAGCAACACCTTCGCAAACTTCTGAAACTTTTACAGACTCAGTGGACGATGCAAATCTTGCGTTTTTTGGAATGAGTCCACAGACTGCTGTCACAGAACAAGAGACAGCTTTAGAGCAAGAAACACCTTTTGCTGCCACCGGCACAGAAGAGCAGGGATACGACGTAGTAGATCGCAACAACAATGCAGTTAATCCTGAAAAAATCTCTAGTGCTGAACAAGCTGTAGAGCTTGCAGAGAGCATGAACACTACCAGGGCTGACCTGGATTTTGTGCAGAAGCTTATGGGCACTACAGACACAGCAATGGTCACCAAAGCACTTGAGATATTTCAAAAGTCCATGGAGCAGTACAACAAGCGCAAGAAGACCGGTTTTACTACACTGGAAGAGTATTACAAAACTCCTGATGGTAAACGTTTGATAGATGCAAACAAAGAAGCATTGATCACAGGTAAACCTGTAAACTACAAGCAAAAGCCTGTGGCTGTGGCAGTTAGCCCTGTCACAAGCCAGGTCACATTGTTTGACTCACCAGCCACCGGAAACGTTGCAAGTTTAACTCTTTCAAGTTTAGAAAGTCTTCACGCTAAAGTCAAAGAATTTAGAGAGCAAGCTCTACAAGATCCAACTAAATTTAGTAAATTTGTAGAGACAGGAAATGTGCCATCTGCTCCCATCACAGAAGCTTCTATTCTTAACAAGCTTCAAGACATTACTCGTTGCTTTTCATAAGCACATTTCTTCTTTAACCCAACTATAATGGCGTGTCAAATACAAACTGACAAGTACACTGGCATTGTTCTGGATCTGATAAGACTGGAGCCTACTGTATATAATAACTTTGACAATGCTGCTTCTTTTATTCTGAGAAGCGGGCTGACTCCAGAGCAGAAGATGCTCTCTGTGCATAACCTGGCGCACATCTACGCAGGTCTTGCTGACTTGGACTCTTCCTACTATGAGAAAGGCAAGGCTGATCAGGTCAGCAGCATGATCGCTGCTACAGAAAACCCTGAGGGATATGTAAAGATACTTTCAGAACTTTATGGTATATCCAAGCCTGCAGAACTCAAGCTGGACAGCATCACTAAAAAAATTGAGGCACTTGGTGGCAAAACAGTCATCAACCGCGCAGACTTGGTAGGCACCAATGGCATAGTAACCCTGATCAAAAACTACTTTGCTACCCACAGCTTTGCCAATCTGGAAGAAAGAACCCAGTTACTGGAGCAACTTTCAGCGGCACTGCGTCAGCAAATCATAGACAGTCAGATGCCTCAGGACAACAAAGATGGCCTTGAGTCTTTGATAGGTGACATGTTTGCCAGTCTGGACAAGCGTTCAGACTTTATTCCTATTACTGAAATTGCGCAAGAAGCACAGCTTAGAAACATGCTGGTAACTCTTGCCAATGGAGAAATGGTAGAAGCTATCTCAGAAAACGAGGTGCTCTATATGATCAGTAACGACGGTTCACTTGAAGCTCTTTCTGAAGACCAGATTGTAAACTTCAAGCAGTCGCGTCCCACAGACACTTTCCAGGGAAACTCCAGTGAGCATATTTTTTATGAGGACACCATTTTAAGCAGTCTGCGTGTAAAGCCTGTTAATCCTGAGGATACAGCAGAAATATTTAAAGCACTCAATCATCCACAGCCTCTTACAATGGTGCGTATTCATGCTGTTAAAGTCAGCAGCGTGGGTGATCAGCGTGTGGAGCGTATCCAGAATTTGGCGCAGTCTGATCCAGCAATGGCAAAGCTCGCCAACAGGCAGCATGAAACTTTTGAAAACAAAGCGCAAACAGAATATCTACTTTCTGAAAGCACTGGTAAAGTAGTGACCTTGTCACGTCCAAAAGCATCAGAGCAAAGCTTTGTGCTTGTAGGAAATATTATCGGCACAGACAAGAAGTTTTACCTGTACAGTAATGACAATCTTACATTTGTATCTTCTGACAACACTACTGAGCGGGTTGATTTCAACAACCCAGGGCACCTTGCAGAGTTAAAGCGCCTTAGTGTCAAAACAACCGGCGCAGAAAGAGTGGAGTTGACAGACCAGGATATTGAAACACTGCAGGATAGTGCCAAACACTACCAAGAGTTTGTGGCTTCTGTACAGGATGATTTGATGTCAGAATTTGCTGGCGGAAGAACCTCTGTGGACATTACAGAGCAGTTTGCTCAAGCGTATCAGATGCAGTCCACACGGCCTTTTAAGACTCTCACACCTCTTGGTAAAAAACTTGAGTCCGACCCTTCACTGTACAAGCTGCTTACTATTGTCAACACAAAAACTGGGGCTAAAGAAGAGCGCCAGATACCGTTTTTGTACAATCGTGTTCAGGGGGTTCTAGCAAATTTTCAGCTGGTAGATGTCCTTGATAAAGATGAAAGAATAGAGCATACGCCACAGCCAGGTGCTGAACCAGTGCTTATGAACATGGATGATTATGCAAAAGAGGTGCTTGGTCTTAACTCTAACAGTGTTGAAAAGCTTTTAAAATCTACAGACCAGCGTCAAATGAACGTGGTCATTAAGTTTAGAGAGGGTGCTGTTCCTACCTACAACATTGCAGAAAATGTGGCTACAATGTCACCGGTGGAAGAGTTTGCCAACTTTATTTTTGAGCTTGGCAGTGTATTGACCAACAGTACCAACAGAGGTACAGACGTGAAAAACTTTGATGTTTTTCAGTATGCTTTTAAACCTGCTACTAGTAAAGCAGTAGGCGACAAACCACTTTATGTTGCGTTTTCAACCACTATAAAAGGACAGCTGCAGTTTTGGATTAAGCCAGCCAAAAGAGATGGTCGTTATGGTTTTATGGAAGAAAACAAAAAACCTTACAACTTTTTGTTTGATGAGAAAATTATTACTACTACTGCAAAAGCACTTAGTGAAGGAAAGCTTGTAAAACAAATTCAGGAAAAGTTTCCTGAGCTTGCAAAGTTTGATCTTAGTAAACCTGAAGATCTTTACGAGTTTTACAGAACAATTACTGTCATGAGCCGCAGAGGTTCTGTGGATGCACTAATTATAGATCTTGCCAATGCTGTCAAAGAAGCGCAAGAAAGGTTTTCTCAGCAAATCCGTGATCAGGTGCTAAACAAACTTGAGTCACAGACCAGTGAAGATACCAGATTCATGCAGAATCTTAGAGAGGATTTTACTTACAATGGTGTATTTAAGCCAGAGTTTTTGTTTTTTCGTGAAGAAAAAGATGGTAATGTTGTACCCAACATTTCTTTTTCACCAAGATACACTCCTAAAAATGGCATTAATGCACGCACGCGTTTTGCTTCTAATCTGAACAACTACATGCATGTGGATTCAGGTGCAAGACGCTTTGTCATTACTCCTAAAAATGATGTCAGCAACCTGAGTAGCATTCCTGCTCCTGCGCCAGCACCTGTAACAGTAGAATCCCCTGCGCAGATACATGTACAAAATCCTGTGCAACAACCTGTAGCACCCAGTACTATTGATATACCACGCATGCCCATGTTTAGCATGATGGCAGGCAATGTAGAAACAGAAACAGATGCTGAACGTCTTAGCGCTGTTGCCTGGTTAAAGAAAACATACCCTCAGTTTCAGCTTTCAGAGTTTGACCTTTCTACACTGATTGAACTTTCCAGTCTGGATGGAACTGTACTGGGGATGTTCAAAGACCGTGTGATCTATCTCAACAACCAGATCAAAGGTAAAGGTACTGTTTACCATGAGGCCTTTCACGGTGTGTTCAGGTACCTGATGACAGATCCATATCGCGCAGGTCTTGTAGACTTAGTATCTGGAATGAAAGTCCATGCTTCTAAGTTTACAGAAGAGTCACTCAAAGAGTTTGCACGCAAGCGTAACTATGTCTATGACAAGACGCGCATGAAACAACTTCAGGCAGAAGAAATTCTTGCAGATGGTTTTCAAAAATATATGACAGACAACAAGAAACCTAAAGGTGTTCTTGGTGACCTGATGCAGTTGCTCAAGCGCTTGATTGAAATGTTTACAGGCAAGAGCAATGAGATTGACAGACTGTACTCTCGCGTAAGCAGTGGTTACTACACAGGCTCTGTCATGGCTTCTGAAATATATGATGGTCAGGCAGCGTATGAGATCATTGAAGGTCTGGTTGAAATTGAAAATTTGCCTGGTGGTGTAGGAATTACAGACAGGATTGGCAGTCTTAATTCTGCAGAACAGCAAAATGAGCTGGTCAATATGGTGACTTATTACATGCTCAAAGGATACAATGACAAGCAGACGTTTGAGCAAAACTTTGACAGAATGGCTAAAGTTATTCTGGATAAAGAGTACAACCTTGACAGGCTTATTGCAAACCATCCTGAGAAACGTGATCAGATTCTTGAAGTTCTAGGTAATACCTGGAAGAACTACCGTTTCATGTTGGGTGCACGCATGCTGGGTGAAGTACTGCCTGACTTAAACAACACAGGCAATCCTGACTATGATAATCTGGTACGCCCTAACTCAGTAAAGCGCAATGACGGTGCAGGAGATAGCTTTGTAGACAACGCCAATGGTCAAGAGTCTAAAAAGACCCTGATGAAGCTTGTCAAAGCAAACTTTGAAAAGATTAATGCGCTTGTAGAAGGCAAGCCAGAACAAGAAGACACGCTTACAGCAGATAGAATTGACGAGCTCATTACAGATGAAAATCCTGCTGTTTACAATGAAGATGATGAAACCGGTTCTAATGACCAAGAAACTGACTCTGCAGATTTTGACAGTGGATTGAATCAGTACAACAAACTTGAAGGAGTCAACAAAGAGATCAGAAGGTTTTTGGCACTGGTAAAGTATGACCGTGTAGATGAAAGACTGGGCATTACGCTGCCACGTCTTGTCAACGGCAATCAGATGTTTGGTGTACTTATGAGTGTTACATCAGACATAGAGGTAGATAACATTATTGACCACATTAAGGTTGTAGCAAAAACTGCACGCTATGATGGAAACAATTTGCTGGCCGATGATCTTGACAACATTTACAGTAAGCTGCAAAAGCTTACAAACATTGACAGCAATGGTAGGCCTCAAAGCAATCAGCAGCTTTACAACATGATGATTGATGCGTTGGATACTACTGAGCTTGACTTTATAACTACTACAGTCTATACCAATAAAAAAACTGACCCATACTCTGGAGAGGACATGGGTACAAGCACAGGAAATTACACAATCAAAGACCAGGTTTTGTTTCAGGACACCAATCTGCGCAAAACAAATATCATTACCTCCATTAAGACTAAGCATGCTTCTTCTGCAAAAGATGAAGCATATCTTAAGGCTGCTAGAGATCTGTATGATCTGGCAAAGAACAAGATTTATGCTGGCAACTATATTTTAGACAGTGCTGGTTCTAACCAGGGTCAAAAGCTTGAAGAAATTTCTACTCAGTTGCACACTCTCATGGGAGAAGTTGGCATCAATGTACCCAAGTCTTTGATACGTCTGTCACTACTTGCTATAGATAAAATACAGAACAATGTGGTGCACGACAATGCACAGTTTAGCCAGGATGTTTTGGATCACTACAACAATCATGAACAGATGATTGCTGAAGGGATCTATTTTGAAAAGGACTTCTTCTTAAGCATATCACAGATTCTTGAAGAGGCTGTAAAAAATACAAACAATCATGATGCTTTTGCAAGGTATATAACTAAAGACAAAAATGCAGAGTTACCAGTAGATCGTTTTAATGTAATTCTGCGCAGAGCAGCTGCCTACATTGTCAAGTATGACCCACAAGGTATACAGAGTACAGTTAAAGACTCAGAAAACAAGTCGCGTTACCGGTTTGTGAGTTACACGCCGGCGCTACGTCTGGCGCAAACTTTGAGAAGAAAAGGACTGGAGGAGACACTGAAAGAAGACCCTTACTTTGAACAGTACATAAACGACTGGTTCAAAGACAATCCAGCAATGGGGGTTCTACTTGATCCAAAAGGCAGTGCTACTGACAAAGCAAAGCAAGAACTGTTCTTGCGCAACTTCCGCGTTGCCATGTTTGGTGGTGTTAACCAGGTGTTTGACGGCAAGTTCAAACCTGGTAAGAGTTTTAAAAACATTGACAGCAAGTCAATGTATATCACACACCTTCTTTCTTTTCTGAACAGAACCTCTCACAAACAAGTTGTTAAAGATGCTGAAGGAAAAGACACACTTGTTGAGATACAAACTTACCTGCGCAGTTTTTCACAGCTTGAGTCATCGCAGACTAACTTTTTGATTTCTGCAATGTACGAGCAGTATGCTGACAACACCGGCATGCTGGAAACAAAAGATGGACACCTCAAGATTACAGACATACTTACAAATGCTGTGCGTCAGGAATACAATCGTATTCAGCGTGAGTACAACAAAAGACTTGAAAGAAAACAGGTCTTTGACGCAGGAGAAAAGCACAGTCTGATTTTGAAGTTTAACGCTACACATCAAAAAGACGATGTGACAAAGGCAGAAGTTAACAGCACAGACTTGCGTGCATACAACTTTATTGGCAAGATACCAGATTTTTTTCAGGCAAACGCAGAACTGGTCACTAATGACACCAACACTGGTTTGCGCGATCTGGCTTTTGCAGGTACAAAGTTTGAAGAACTGCCTGAAGATGTAATGGTTACACTTCGTAACCAGTTGAACACCTATGCACAACAAGCGCTTCAAAAACATCTTGACAGGCTTGTTGAACTTGAAGTGCTAAAAAAAGATTCACAGCCTACAAGAACTGCTGCAGGCGCAGCCTTTGTTCAGAAAGGAACTGATGGAACCATTACAAAGTATACATCAAATCTTATTGCGCCTACACTTATTGTAGATGGAAAAAAAGAAGGAAACGTTCTTGAAAACAAGTATTACAAAACACCCAAGAACTATGGTGAAAAGTTAAAAAACACAGAGATACCATCTGATGAAATTCCAGCACCTGTTGAAATTCCAGCACAAGAAAACATGGAAGGTTTTGTGGCAGATGCGTTCTTTAACTTCTGGGCTAACTCACTTACAGTAAATGACTTGCTGGATGGTGACAGTGCCATGAACGTAAAAGATCCTTCTGATTATTTCAAGCGTCAGAAAAAACAACTTGCTGCAGGATCTACGCCTAAACGCGGCGATCACAAAGTTGCGTATATCAATACGATCAAAGCTTTTATACATGAGACCTACCCAATGTACGGGCCTTATTACAACGCAGATGAGATCCTGGGTGATGAAAGGCTTTCTGAAAACCTGCGTGACATCTTAATTGCTGACTTTGCTAAAGCACAGAGCGGCGTAAAAGAAAGAATTACTGACCCAAGCACAGGTATTGAAAGAACCATTAAGTATGGTGACATGATGCGTGAGGTTTTTGATGGTCAGAGTTTTTCTACACTAATGCACCAGATGGATATGCACGATGCCATGGGTCGTCTGAGTGCAGAGGCTGCAGAACTAATGATAGCAAAGCACTATCGCAAGCTTACTGCAGATGAAATATCATTGCTTGAGAGAAACAACATTGTAAACAACTCTAAAAAGACAGTGACTTCAACGCGCAATGCGTATCATAAACAGTCTGAGGTTCACATTGACCGTAACGATGTGTCTGTGTTTGTTATCCCTGAAGAAGTTCTTGTGTCTCCTGAAAGAAAAAGGGAATACATCAAAAAAGCACAGGACACTATTCACATGCTTTACGCAGAAGTCTATTCTTTAAGGGATGCTGCAAAAGAGGCGAAAATTGCTGGTCTGGATCCTGCACCATTTATGACACAGATAAAGGTTAACATGCAGGAGATACATAAGTACTATAAGCCTATTCCTTCTCGCAAAATACTGCATGATCTGTTGAACGCCATGGAGTTCCACCAGATAGATCACTTGATGGACACCACTGCGTCTAAAAACGCCACACTGCTACCGGTTGATATCTTTACTGAAAGTCAAAAGCTTACAGAAGGAAGTTACATTAACCTTGAAATGTCTTCTATGGCTGTTGACAACCGCTATAAGTTTCTGCAGGTAGAAACATCAGGTGTCAAAGACACAGCTAAGTTTTCTGTACAAGCCAAAGCGCTGATAGCTGCAGACCTTTTAAATATTGCTGAAATCATGCGCGCCTCTGGAAGAGACATTGCAGAGAGTGAGCAAAAATCTATGGAAAAAGTTGCCACTATTCTGAGAACTTATCAGCGTACACTTAAAGACGTCGGTGAGTCAAACTTAGTTAACTTGAAAACAATCTTGCGTAAGGACGGCGACTTTGAAGTGGGTAAAATCTTCACCCTTATCAGAACTTCTTTGGAGTCTCAGGGAGCACCAGTAAACACGCTTAAGCTGTTTGATCTGAATGTTGATGGTACACCGGTGCACTCGCCCAACCTGCCAGGAATACGTAACATGCTGGAGTATTATTTCTTCTCACAGTACTCTAAGCATATCACTGATGAAAAGCGTTCTGGCTTTAAAAGTATTCACATGTCTTCTTTTGGGTATGACCTAATGACAGACATGGATGGCAACATCATTCGCAGTGAAGACTACCGCAGGAACTCTGCCAGGTATCCTAATGTCAAAACGCGTCCTTTGGGGGTGTCTGTAGAGACAAATCCGGATGGCACCAAGACCTATTTTGTAGAAGTGATTGTACCCAAACCTCAGTTCAGAAATAAAGAACATGAGGAGTTTTACATGAAGCAGCTGACCAAGATGTTTGCCACACGTATTCCTACAGAGGATAAGCGATCTATGATCGTACTTAAGGTTGTAGACTTTATTGACAGTGCAAACCTGAACGGTATTATTGTACCGCATTTTGTGCATTTACTGGCAGGTTCTGACTTTGACGTGGACAGCTTGTATGGACAGACACTTGCGCATTACTTTAATGCTGATGACAAGCCTGTACTCTATGGAGACTACAGCGCTTATAGCTCTGAAGACGCCGGTCGTTACACAGAGTTTGTGGAGTACATGAGCAAAGACGATGATGTAAGTATGTTGGTTAAGTCAGAACTCTCTAAGATTGAAGCGCTGGGTGAAAACTATACACCTTCTGACAATGCTAAGACTTTAGTAGGATACACTGCAGAAAGACTTTCAGAAGACGTTGATACGCTCAAGAACTACGACGCTGTATTAGCTGCATTTGAAAAGCTGGGTCTACCTGTCACACTAGAGAACTTTCTTGCCAATCCTAAGTACAAAAAAGTAACGCGCCCTGCGTTTCAGAATGCAAACCTGCGTTCAATGATGGATATTCTGTCAAACGAAGCAGTGTTCAATTATCTCTATATCAATGAGCGTTCTTCAGTGCAGGCCTTTGAAGACATTGCTGAAGAATTTGGAAGAGACGTTAAGCAAATGGGTGGTGGGTACAACCACTTGTCTATTGACGGTGTGGTTACCACCAAGAATATCAGTGGTGTATACAAGTCAGGTATTGGTATTGCAGCTAATATCAACAAGTTTGTTGCGCTGGCGTCACAGTTTGGACTTGAGTTAAATTCTCAAAACGTCATTTGGCAGTTTCAAAACGCAGTTGAGAAAGGCAAAACAGAAACAGGGGAGACTGAGTATGACCTTACTTTGAGGAAATACACCAACTTTGGTACTCTGAGTGAGGAAAACCAGCGCGTTATTGCAAGCATAGGAAACATCCTGGGCATGTTTGCAGATGGTATGAAAAAACCTATACCTTCTGCATTGGGCATGAACGAAGAAAACGTAGGCACCACGCTTGTAATGATAGGACTGGGTCTTTCGCCTACGTTTGCAGTTGGGTTTAACTTCCTACCAGAAGTAAAAAACGCTGTTGAAGCAGTCCAGGCTACTAAGTACGCCATCAGCAGTTCTGATGTCAACAGTTCAAAGTTTTTACATCAAGAAGTCAAAAATCAGATTGCAAAACTGGTAAAAGAAAATCCTGGTGTTCTTGAAGAATTGAAAAACGCTGGTGTTGTTTCTCCTCTTTCTAAGTCTTATGATATTGCACTGAGAAAAGAAAATATTGCACTTAGCTTTAAGGCTCAAAAACTAGATGCCGCCAAGGTTAATAGCAATACTCTCACTTCTAAAGAAATTGGGTATGATGTCAAAGCTGTAAACAATGACACCAACACAGTTGAAAATTTAAGCGAAGATGCTCAGCGCATCGTTCTTCTCAGCTACTATGCAAGTCAGGCGCAACAGCAATTTAATGTTCAGAGAGCAGGAAGCATTCTGAACACGTTTAAGAAACTAAACCCCAGGTTTGTAACTTTTGACAAGCTACTTAAAAACATGACTGATCTTGCTGAAGACGGCGAGAACAGCATTTTTACAAGTGAGTCTGTAAGCAAAATCTTTGAAGATGACCAGGTGTTCAAGTATCTTTTTGAGGCCATGCAAGATTTGAATGAGCAGTCTTCTAAGTTGTTTCTGGAAAGAACAAGCTTTTTTGTACCGGTCAAGCAGCTGTTTGAGGAGGTCTTTGAAGACAAGAGCACCATTGCAAAGATGATCACCAGCTATATTGCTCTTCGTCAGTACCAGCGTTTGATGCCAGGATCCAGAACAACGGGCGTTGAGGCTATAGACAACCTGCTTGCACAGGATGATCAAAACCTGCGTGATACATTTAAAGCAGAATATTTTTTTACTAACAATTTAAAGGACGAAGTAGAACAGATGCTGCAGAAGTATCCTGACAACAAGTTCTTACAGTTATTGGTCAGTGAAAATGGCGACGCTGCTGCTTTTACAGAAAAAGGCGTAAAGATCACAGAAAGAGGTCTTAAACTGGTCACTAAAGCAAACATTTCAGGTAGCTACGCATCTAATGTAACAGACGACGCATACGCGCTTATGATCAAAGAAAACCTTTTTGCCAAAAAGCTTTTCTATTACGAGCTTGCCAAAACAGGTCTCATGTACAAGTCAGGTTCGTTCTTGCAACTTCTTCCTACAGAGATGATGCGACCTTTCTCTCCTTACATCAATGACTTTGTAAAAGCGCTTGAGAATGCAAAGGGTAATCCTGTAAAACTGATGAGTGCTGTAAAAAGCATCTTAGGTAATGAAGCCACAGACGCAGACGTGTACAACTTCTTTGACGAGGTCTTCATGCTCATGGCCAATGCAGCCAGCCAGGAGGCAAACAACAACAAGATCAGGATTGCAAGACAATTCTCTTTTGCAAAAGACAAAAGCTTCATGCAGTCTTTTAGGTTTTCTGAAACAACCACTGAGAAAACAGAGCGTCTTGCTATTGTAAGCAGTGCTCTGATGCACTTCATGGGTCAAACATCTAAAGACGCGACAAAAGGTTACACGCCTACAAGTAGAAACGCAGCCAATGAGGTGATAAGTGAAATTACACTTGATATGTCAAAGCCTGCGTCAATTCCCGAGGTCAATGAAAACACAATGACTGAAATAGGGAAAAACTTTGGCATAAGACCTGTATTTGGCAAACCTGGCGTTTACAAGTTTCCTTTGATGTTCAAGATTGACAGCAGACAAGGAAGTGTCACATACTTACTGCAAGGTGTAGGTGAACAGGTAGCGTATCAGAACTTTGGTGAGAGTATGTTCAGGTCTATTACAGGCACTGGCGCGTCCAGTGTAGAAGGCAACATTGCCAAGTACAAGGCTATCCCAGCAGTTGTATCTACTGGACTTATGTCACCTATAGGTATGCCTAAGCAAGAGATTGAGAAGTACGTTGCTTACACAACTAACAAAGCAAAGCTTCCTGCTGTTGCTGCACCGGCACCTGTCGCAACACCTGCTCAACCCGCACCAACTCCTGCAGCACAAGCCGCGCAGGAAGACATGACTGGTACGCAGGATGCTACAGACATGCTTCTCAGCATGATGCCAGCAACACCTGTAGAACAACAGACAGAAGCAGCTATTGAACCAGGTCAATTTGTCAAGTTCAACAACGAGACTTTCATAGTGACTAAGATAAACAGTAATGGTACCGTGCAGGTTTACAATCCCACTTTAGAGGGCCCTGCTTCTAAAAAGTCAGTGTCTGCTTCTAACCTTACAGCGATTCCTGGCAGTAAAGCACTCCTGGTAGACTACAAAGGCTCTCAGTATCTGGTGACACCTAAGAACACGATTATCTCTATGACCACCAACAAAGCCATGCAATGGCAAGAGAACAACGGCGACCGTGTTGCAGTACTTGAACTAGCTTCTCAGAACAAAAATGTGACTATGGACATGAACAATCTGAACCTCACACAACCGGTTGTTGACTATCTTTACAACCAGTCTAGCAAGCGTCTTTCTAAAGACAACTTTAGACAAGCTGCTGCTGCAATGATTGCAAACCTCAGAGCTTCTACCCCAACAGATCAGATCCTGGAAAAAATCAAGTGCCTATAATCTATGAACACATGTCCTAATCCCAACAGTCCTGAGTGGAAGCGTCTTGTTGATGCTTTAGGTGAAGGTAACGCTATGACGGCTTACACCCTGAACAACAATGAGACACCTGATGTTTATGACGCACAAAGGCTTTTGGCTGGTCTGAAAGCTGAAGAAAAAGATGAGCAGATTAGCAAAAGCTCAGATGAGTTTAAGCTGGAGCGTGCCAAAGCTCAACTGACAATGCTTCAGCGTGCCAGGTTTAATGCGAAACCTTTGCAAAGAGTGACGCTTGACAAGCTTATGGAAATGAACATGCGGCAACAGGAGTTTTTGCGTGAGAACATTCAACTGGTTAAAAACGGCATGCCTCCCAAAAAGACGGTCAGTGTTTCAAACTTTATTGGTGCCTCTGACTTCAAAGGAGATCCTTCTAAGTATGAAGCGTTCAAACTGTTTGGTACGTTTATGCACGAAGCTTTAGAGCTTGCACAGGTAGAAAGTCTTACATCTGGTGTTGCCATTTATGATGTAATGACACAAGAGTTCTTTGACAACGCGCTAAAGAACTACAAAGAAAAGTATCCTTTCAATATTGATAACCTCACTGAACAAGCCATGTTTGAAATGGCGCGGGGTCTTGCTATGCACATTACAGTCTTTAATGACAAAGGCTTTATGATTCTGCCAGAGGTTACTATTACAGGTACCACAAAGACAGGCAGCATGGTGGTGGGTCGTCTTGACTTGCTCTTGATTGACTCTCAAGGACGTGTAAACGTGTTTGACTTTAAGACCAAGAAGGTTAAGCGCCTTATGGAAACAAACCCAGATGGCACAAGGTCTATAAACGTAGACGGTGCACTGGTTCATCTTGCAGAAAAGACCTTTACTGTAGACAACAAACCTGGTACAGAGGCAGCATTCAAAGGCACCAACCGGTCAGCCTATGACACCTGGACTTTGCAATTGAAGGTCTATGAAAACATGCTGATACAAAATGGCCTGGAGGTCAATGATCAAAGCATTGTGGCACTGATGTATGAGACAGACGATGATGGCAAGTTTGAAGGTGCCGCCATACATGTCTTTGATGAGAAGTACTACTACGACTATGCAAAAGGCGCCAATGTTCCCAACAACAACGGGTATTGGAAAACAGAACCCACTTTTGGCTATCAGAAACTTGATTCTTTCAGAAAAACTGTAGATCAGCAGATTCCTATTTCTGAAGAAGCTCAGGCAGAATCAAAAAGAAAAGCTCTCATCAGCGATCTTAAAATCACCAAAGAACAGAACACTGCCCTGAAGACCAAGATACAGGGTGCCATTACCACAGAGCTTAACGATACACTGATACAGATTGAAAAACTCAAAAGAGAGGGTAATGACACAGTGTTGCTGGCAGCACTTGAAACCCGTCGCAGTACACTGCGCACCTACCAGGATATTGTAGGTAAAGTGACAGACGACAGTGAGCTATCTTTTGCGTATAATTTCTCCAATCTTTTGGACACAGTTGAGCGTGACGTTCTCAGGCTAAGCAACCTTGCAGACAACGCAATGAAAAACTTTAAGCTGTCTCCTGACCTGGCGGTCAGTAAAGAAGGACAGGAAATATTGAGGATCTATCAGATGAGCAACTCTCTTGGTCTGGTCTTTGATCTTTTACAAGACACCATTACTGAAGCGCGTAAAAATACTGAAAACGCTTTTGTCGTAAGTGAGTTGATTGATGATAGATTCACTGCTATCCATGGAGCACTTAACAATATTGAAGCAGCATTTTCATATACTGCCTTGCACAATGCTGTGCAGGTTTTGAAAGTTCCAGGAGAAAAGATATTTACCAACGTAAACACAGAACTCAAGGAAGTTCTTGAGCTTGAAATAAAAAAGCTTGAGGAGCAGCTTAAAAAACTGGAAGAAGGCAAGTCAGCATCAGTTCTGAAAGCTTTTAAACACAACGCGCTGATGTTTATGGACAGCTCTTACAAAAAGCGTGTGGCTGAGAAACTTTCACAAAATGGTTTAGAACCAGGTGTACTGGTTCAGATGGAAAACTTGCAACGCCAGATCCTGCAGAAAAAAGCACTGCTGGAGAGCGGATACATGTTCAATGATGAGTTTTTGAAAAAGTACATTGAAGGCATCAGAGATCCTAATGCTCAGAACTATGCAGGCCGTCAGGGTACTTTCTCTGGCTCAGGGTTTTTCCGTAACACATATATGGACCAGTTTATTTCTTCTGCGTCCAACTCTGAACTGGCGATCAGTGCGTTCACCATTATGCTCAAGAATGCAGAAGCTGAGGCGCGTCTTGCTATTCAGAACAACTTTGCGTCTATGCAGTTTGACCAGAAGCGTGACGCACTTTTACAACGATACACTGTAGAGGAGCTTAATGACCTGATGTCTGAGTATCGCGACCACACGTTTTTGAACAGCAACGGTGAGCTAGAAACAGTACGCCGTCTTTACATGAGCGCACCTTATACAGAAGCCTATAAAAACACGTTCAAAGAGTACAACCTTAAGTTGCAGATTTTCAGAAAAGAGATGTCCAATCTCAAAGCTGAAAGCCACAAGAAAGCTAACACGCCGGAGGGTCCTGCAGCCAAGCAGGTTTACCTGGACAAGGTTGCGGAGTATGAGCAGTACAAAGACCAGTACTTGCAATGGATGATAGACAACGCACAGCTTCCTTATACAGAAGCTTTTTACTCTTTGCAGAAAGCCTTGCCTCAGTCTATCCGCGAGGAGTTGCAGAAACGCTACTTTGAAATGGAGACCATTGTCTATGACGTAGGTAAAGGCAATGAAATACTTCTGGAAGAGTACGACTTTGAGCGTATTCAAGAACTTGAACAGGAGATCAGAACCCTGCGCCAACAGGCTAAAGAAATGAGCCCTGAGTACGCGCAGTACATGGACCAGCTCAATGATCTTTATGAGTATGATGTCAATATCAACTTTTATGAGCGCATGCGCGACAGCGCCATGGTACGCTACAAAGACTCACACCCTGAGCTTTGGGAAAAGTGGCAAAAGACCAACGAGGTACAGCGTCCAACAAAAAGACCTGAATTGCCTAAAGAACTAACGCGCGGCACTAATGTCATGTACCAGGATCAGATCTGGACAGTTGTCACAGAACGCGCAGCAGGATCAGTAGACCTGGTCAATGAGGACGGTGAAACTGTGGTAGCTATGCGTGAGGATCTGCAGATGCTTAACTGGCATGAACAACTGGGGCTTCTTTATGAAGCCAAAGCAGCCATTGCAGGCAGTGATCCTGAGATACAAGAGCTGATGGAAGAACGTCGCGCCATTCTGCGTCAGTACAAAGTGGGAGGACGTCTGCAGCCCAAGTTTATGAGCGAGGATCATGTGACAAGACTTGATGAAATTGCAGGTCTGATAGAAGAGATCATGTTGGAAAAGAGAAACACCGGTATGCTGGATATTCAGCAGAAAGCACAACTTGTTCAGATATCCAATGAAATCAAGAAGATCTCTGAGAAACGTCTTGCACAGGGATACCTAGATACTTTTGATGAAAAACTCAAGATTCTCTACGCCGCACAGCGTGAGATGATCACTGCAGAAAATGATCTTGCTACAGCGACTACCAAGGCAGACAAAAAAGAAATTGATGCAGCACAAACTGCTTTAAGCAAAGCAGAGGCTAATTTCAGTAAAAAGGAAAAAGAGTTTCGCACCTGGTACAATCTGCATCACAATAACAAATACCAGTCTGTCAGCACAGGTTATGATGTAAGGCAAAATGCACTGCCTAAGTCATACAACTTTGAGAACCTGCCAGTTGAGTCTTTGTATTCCTTGTACATGGAGACAGTGCCGCATCCTAAATACAAAATCAAGCGCATCAAAGAAAGCGCCAAGAACCCTGACTTTTTACAGAGTCCTGAAGGTATCCCCATGCCTAAGGCGGTGATGCAAAACAGCAATGGTCAGTATGTAATACGTCCAGGCTTTGAGAGTTCTCCAAACATTTCTGACAAGTACAGAAAGCTTATGGCAGACCCAGAGCTGTTTAGTTTCTACAACGACACCATGACCATGTACTTTGACATTCAGCAAAAAGTAGAAGGTCGCAAGATGGGTTACCTAGTGCCAGGTTTTACTGCAAGCACCGTTGAGAATATTGCCAGAAAAGGTCTTGTAGGGTCACTGAATAACGAGTACCAGAAGTTTGTAGAAAACACCTGGCGCACTCACAGCAAGATTGACCAGGTAGATGGCATCTACGGTGATCTGAACGGCAAGCTGCGTCATCGTTTTACAGAGCAACTTCCTGAAGAACTGCAGACACGTGACGCTATTGGGGCTATTATGAAGTACACCGTTGAAGCCCAGCACAACATTGCCATGCAAAAAGTGGCACCGGCTGTAGAGCAGTACATCGCTTACTTTGAACTTCAGCTTACAGAGCTGCGCAAAGAGGTTGGTACAGGAAAGAAATTTACCACTGAGTCTGGTGTACAGGTAAACATGGAAGAGCGTGTGAAAGAACTTGAGGAGATGCTTAGCATTCTAAACTTTGAAAAACGCAAGTTTCTCTATGGGCAAAGCAAAAGTGCTGCTGCTGGCGACAGAGCTATCAATAAAAAGCTTAACTCAGCATTGGCTTACTCGTCCTTTATACGCATTGGATTTGACCTGGTAAACCAGACCAAGAACTACATTTCTGGTAATGTACAGGCATTCATTGCTGCAGGTGGTCTTGCGTCTGACCAATACTCGCGTAAAGACTACATGTGGGCCAAAAGCAAGGTGTATGGCTACGGCGGGTTTTTGCACAACTACTTTGCAGATTTTGGCAAAATTGGTGACGTCAGTGAGTCTACCATGCTGTACAGGTTTTTTAACCCTGCACAGAAAGACTTTTTGGGATACATGAACGAGGTAACTGGTGGCAGAAAGCGCAAAGTAGCTTCGCATCTTACCAGCATTCAGGAACTTGGGTTCATGTTCCAGGACAAAGGTGACACAGAAATTGCTGTCACAGTTATGTACGCGGTGATGAACAACAATCGCTATCGCGTCATTGCGGGCAAAGACGCCCAAGGCAATCCTATCTATCAGAAGGATGCTAACGGGGAGGATGTCATGATCCCTGTGCACGAGATCTATTACAAGGACAGCACAGGCCAGCTGCAACGTAGGCAGGATGTAGAATATGACCAGCAGGATGAGAACCGCGTGCGCAACATCATCTATTCTGAGATGCGTCGCACCCAGGGTAACTACGCCAAAGCTGACCAGACCAAGCTGGAAGAGTCGCCTTTGGGTACGCTTATTATGTTCTTCAGAAAGTACCTGGTTCCTCAGCTGCTCAACCGCTTTGGCTTTTTACGTCCTAACTGGGAAGCTGGTGAAGCTGCCTTGGGTTACTGGAGCGCTGTGGGGATTGTATTCAGAAACTATGGCCCAGGTTACGCAATGAAGCACTGGATCCGTGGGTCCAAACACATGAGCAAGACTAACCAGAACCAGTTGGGTCAACTGCTTTCTCGCAAGATGGACCAGGCAGGGCGTGACGCTATTGTAATGGCTATTTTGACTATGGTGTCCATGATGGCACTGATGTACGTGCGCAAAAAGAACGATGAAGATGAGGAACTGAGCTTTTTGGAGGGCAACGCCATTCGCATCTTGTGGGGTGTAAAAGGTGAAGCAACCTCCATGTTCCCTGTAGGGGGAGGTTCTCAGGAGTACATTAAGAACTTCACTACGGCAGTGCCTCTGGTGCGTGAATTTATGGCTTTGCAGCGTCTTGGCAGCCATGCTTTTTACTATGGGCAAGCCATGCTCATCAACGGTGGCCAGGAGCCAGACCCTATGTATGACAGTGAATACTACCAGGAGATCTGGAAAGACGCGTTTTATTCACGCAAAAGCGGTGTTTATGAGAAAGGTGACCCTAAGATCGCCAAGGATTTCATGGATCTTACAGGTCTGAAGAACTTCCGCGACTTGGCAGATCCCAACTACAGAATTGACATAATGAAACGCAACCAATAGACAAATTTTTTTTCATTATGCAGAACTCTTGACAAAATTTACTATATTATTATTGACCACTACAAGTATTCAACTTATTTTATCTAACTCTATCTTTTAAAGTACCATAATTATGGCTTCAAAATTTTTAGTGCCATTGCACTTAGTAAAGCTGTCAACAACTCCATCTAATCCTGCAACAGGATTTTTAAAGGTTTACATTAAAGGACAGTACCTTACATCTCTTGCTGATGACGGGACTGAGACAGACGTAGTTCTGGCAAGGCCTATGACAGGTTTTAGCAACACTGCTAATGCCGCCGCTGTTGTTTCAACAGACACCTTGCTTCAGGCTATTAACAAGCTTCAGGCTGGTTTCAGAACTTTTGAGTTGACAGGTGACGTCACTGGTACAGGAACCTACTCAGCCAATAAGTTTACGGTTGCTACGACCATTGCACCTGATTCAGTTGCTCTTGGCACTGACACTACAGGTAACTATGTGGCAAGTATCAGCGCTGCGTCCGGTGAAGGTATCACAGTAAACAATGGCACTGGTGAAGGTAGCACGCCCACAGTAGCGCTCAAAAACGCTGCAAACTTTACAGAAAAGTATCTGCCAAGGTGGGATGATGCAAATGGTCAGTTTGTAAACAGCTTTATCTCTGAAACTGCAGGTGGAGGAACAAGAATTGAAGGACAGGGAGTAAATATTGACGGAGTACTTAATGTTGGCAGCAATCTGACAGTAACAGGAAACCTTACTGTAAACGGTACAACCACTACTGTAAACTCTGAAACTGTAACCATTGCTGATAATATCATTCAGCTGAACAGCAACGTCAGTACTGGAGCACCTACTGAGAACGCTGGTATTGAAATCAGACGTGGTAGTTCAGCCAGTGTACAACTTCGCTGGAATGAAACTACTGACAAGTGGCAGATAACTGAGGATGGAACAACTTTTCATGATATTGTCACATCTGCAAGTGCGCCTAACGTAACAGCAGGTCCTGGCATAACCGTAACAAGTTCTGGTAATACTGTAACAGTAAGCCACGCTGATACTTCCAGTGCAGCCAGCACTGCAAACGCTGGTGGTGGGACTTCTGTAATTCAGAATGTTACTCTTGACACTTATGGGCACGTCACCGCGGTGTCCACAGTTGCTCTTAAATATACTACAACTGTGGGTAACGGTGCAGCTACTTCATACACTGTCATCCACAACAAAGGCGAGGCTGCTGTAATGGTTCAGGTCTATGAAACCCCTGTTACTCAGGTTGGAGGTGCTATTACACCTGGAGCTTATGCTCAGGTTGATTGTGACGTTGTAATTGTTGATGAGGATAGCGTTACGCTTTCTTTTGCAATTGCACCTTCAAACAATCAATATACAGTAGTGATTATCTAAGCATAATAAACGCTAAACCAACAGCATTATATTATGAGTCGCAGAGTTGAAACAGACTTGCTTGTCAGAGGAGGGTTGGAGGTACATACAGTGCCTGCCCAAGCATCCGCGGCAAGCAAGTTTCTTACTCTTGATGCCGCGGTAGCCACTGTAAAATATAGAACTGCAGCTCAAATGTTAACAGACATTGGAGCTGCAGCTGCTACTATAACTCTGGATGATGTACTCAGCAATGGCAACATTTCAACTGAGTCTATTACAGTAGGTGGTCTTGCAGTAAATGGTTCTGTAGCTTTTCCAAACATTGCTGGTGGAGTATTAAAAGTTGATGCAAATGGAAATGTTTTTAGTGATGCAACACAAACTATTGACATTACAGATTATAATTACGACATTATAGGTGCTAGAGATGGTGCCAACAAACTGTTCAAGCTACGTTTTTCATACATTGAAAATACCACAAAAGTCTTTTTAAACGGTGTAAGACTCACATTAGGTTTAAATTATGACTATGATGAAACATTACCTGACGCAATATTTTTCAATGTTGCACCTGTGAGTGCAGATTTGATTACTGTAGATTATAAAATAACAGTGCCATAAACAATTTCAACTTTTAACCCAACCCCTTAAAAATACTTACCCATGCCAATTACACTAATTAGAAAAAGTCAACTTGTCAACTTAGGCATTGTTGACGCAGATGTTGCCGCAAACGCTGCGATAGCAACATCAAAGCTTGCTGATGGTGCCAACTTTATCAAAAGAGACGGCTCTGTAGCAATGACAGGCGCCCTTGCAATGGGCAACCAAAAAATCACAGGTCTTGCGACCCCCACTGCGGCATCAGATGCTGCTACCAAAGGTTATGTTGACGGTCTGGCAGCAGGTTTAGACATTAAAGCTTCAGTACGTGCAGCTTCTACTGCAAACATTACTTTTTCTGTACCAGGATATGAAGCGACCGAAGGAGCATCAGGTCGCGGTAGAATATCAGGCGCACCAAATACTCTTGACGGAGTAACTCTTGCTGCAGGCAATAGGATTTTAATCAAAAATCAAACATCTGGTGCTGCAAACGGTATATACGTTGTCACAACAGTAGGCACAGGAACTAATGGTGTTTGGGATAGAGCTACTGATTTTGATGAAGATACAGAAGTTACAGCAGGTGCTTTTGTCTTTGTTGAAGACGGTACTGTAAATGCTGATTCTGGATGGGTTCTTAGTACCAATAATCCTATTACAATAGGTGGTGCAAGTGGAACTGCTTTGTCGTTTGAACAATTTTCAGGTGCTGGTCAAATAACTGCTGGCAATGGTCTTACCAAGACTGGCAACACTATTAACGCAGTAGGTACAGCTGACAGAATTTCTGTAACTGCTGACGCAATTGATATTGCTTCTACTTATGTAGGTCAAGCAAGTATTACCACTGTAGGTACAATTTCATCAGGTACATGGCAAGGCACTCAGATTACTGACACATATCTTGCTGGTATTTCTGGATCTAAAGTAACTGGTAATATTAGTGGCAACGCAGGCAACGTAACTGGAACTGTTGCTGTCGGTAACGGTGGTACTGGTGCAACATCTTTGACAGGTGTAGTAATTGGTAATGGCACTAACGCAATGTCAGCCGTTACAGGCACAGCAAATCAAGTACTGCGTCGTAATGCTGGAAACACAGCATATGAATTTGCTACACTAGATGCGTCAAGTGTAGGAGCACTTTCAAGTTCTACCAGTTCTACACAAAATGGTTATTTTGGAGACATTTATCTGTATGATGATGGCACTCCATCAAATTACCTTCAAATTACTAATTCTGCAAATCTAACTGCAGCAACGACTCTTTCTTTAAATGTAACTGCTAACGCTACACTTGCAATGGCTGCTAACTTGACAGTTAGTGCAACAGCAAGTGTATCTGGAACCAACACTGGTGACCAGACAATTACGTTGACAGGTGATGTAACTGGTTCTGGTACAGGTTCTTTTGCTGCTACAATTGCAAATAATGCAGTGACTTATGCAAAATTTCAACAGGTTGCAGGATTATCTGTTGTAGGTAACGCTACAAACGCAGCGGCAAATGCTGCAAATATTACAGCAGCAAATGACCATCAGGTGTTGCGTCGTAGTGGAACAGGTATTGGATTTGGTGCAATCAACCTTGCGTCTGGCAACGCTGTTACAGGTTTATTGCCTGTGGCAAACATAGTTACCGCTGCTAGCGGTGTAGTTGCCATTACAAATTACACTGTAAGAGCAACACCTGGTGGAACTGTCGATGGAACTAATGCCACATTTACACTTGGAACTACTCCTGTAAGTGGTACGGAAATGGTTTTTGTAAACGGTGTTTTACAAAACGCAGGTTCAGGTAATGACTACACGATCAGTGGAGCCACTATTACATTTTTGTCAGGTGCAATTCCACAAACAGGTGATATTGTTCGTGTGACATACATCAGAAATGATGCTGCGTAATTTAGATTAAATTTTTTTACAGAAATAACTTAGTAATAACTGCAAAACCATAAAGCATGCCAGTAACCACCTTAAGAGGACGTCAAGTTTTAGACGGTGACATTACCAGAGCTGACGTAAATACTAGCACAGCTGGTTCTGCGGTTATTACTAAAGTTATTGCTGGAACAGGTATATCAATCAGCTCAACAGGAGCTGATGCAGGCACCGGCGATGTAACGATCAGCGCGTCAGGTAATTATCTCACAACTGAAGATGCTACTGCGCTGATGATTGCATATGCTGTTGCATTGTCTTAAACAGAACTAATGAAAACACTGATAACAAACTACACTTTTGATGCGTCAGCAAAGACGATAAGTTTTGATGATTACACTGGTATTGATCTAAACAGAGTACTGTTGATCACCAATGTGACAACAAATACTATTATATATAACTTTGCCAACTCTCTTCTGGGAGGTTCTGTTTCAGGAAATGTGCTTACACTGACATACAATACAACAAGTATGTCAGACACAGACACTCTTCAGATTTATTATGATACTGAGTATATTCCAGCAAGTGACCAGCTTTTGAATGCTCTTTATGACATGGTTAAACATTTGGAAGTCCTTTCTTATTCAAAAGGTACTTTTGCAGATATAAGGGTAACACCGACAGTAACACCAAACATGAGCACACTTTCTAACATTAGCTCTCTTGGTGGCTACTCTGCAGGTTCCTTAATGAAGGATCTTGACAACCTTTCAGCAATCAACTCAAACATCAACAACGTCAACTAACAATGGCTATACAAAATAACAAGCCGCTTTTGCACCGCAAGGAGTGGCAAATGATGACTCCCTGCCCAGTGTCTACAGGTGCTGGTGTTTTTATGGTAAAAGACCCAGCAGGAGTAAGACGCACTGCTCTTTTGGTTGCTAGTACCACTTCTCAGTGGCTTTATGATGTAAACCAGGATGCCTGGCAACAAATACCATCAATGGCACTTGCAGGAACATTTGCTGCCGGTGCATGTGGGTCTTGGGCGTTGTGGTCAAACACGCTTACTGCAACAGGAGGAACTACTACAACCATCACTCTTACAGGTACAATTACAGGAAAGCTAGACGGGCGAACTGTATGGTTTCAAACAGGAACCAATCAAAACGCAAGAGTGGTAATTGACACTGTTAGAATAAATCCTGGTGGAACCCATACTATATTTTTAAAGACTGCATTGCCAAACGCAGTAGCAAACGGACATACGTTCAAAATTGACTCCGGTGTATACTACGTCTTAAATGCTTACACTTCAGTAGCAACAGGTGTGTTTAAGTCATACGATGTTGCTACAGGAACCGTCACTTCACTGACAACCACAAACTTGCCAGCTTCTTGGGGTACTGACGGAAGAATTGTCTCAACGCCTTCAAACGTAGGTGCTTTTGTTTCTGGAACAGCTACTGCTTCAACTTCAACCACTTTGGTAAATTCATCAAAAAGCTGGACAGTGAACCAGTGGTCAAACTACCAGGTTACAATAACTTCAGGCACAGGTGCTGGACAAACAAGAACAATATCATCTAATACTTCTACAACCCTTACAGTGTCCGCGGCATGGACTGTAACACCTGATTCAACTTCAGTTTACACAATAGAAGGCAATGATGACTTCCTGTACATTTTAGGAAATGGAGCTGTCACCATGTACAGGTACAGCATTTCTGCAAATACGATTACAGCTTTATCTCCTACAGCAGCAAGATCTTCTGCACCAGGCGCAGGAATGGGTGCCAACTGGATAGCAAACACTGGCATATCAACCTGGACAAATGAAAATGACTTTCTTGATGGAAGATTTATTTATTCTTTCAGAGGTGCAGGTACATCTACTTTACAACGTTATGACATTGCACTGAACACTTGGTCAGACGTGGCTTATGCGCGTCAACAAGAAACATTCAACACAGGAAGCTCGTTTGATGCTGATGGTAGAAGAATATACGCTAGCAAAGAAAATATAGGCAGGATACTTTTTATTGATGTGACAGACAATGAAATGACAGGTTTTAGTACAGACTTTTATCCTCAGTCAACAGCAGTAGTTGGTGACAAGACTTTTACAGTTTCATACAACGATGGGTCTGGACAAGAAATCAAGTGGCTTTATTATATTGGAAACACCACAAACATCCTCAGAAGGATTATGATATTTTAACCATGGGCAACACTGAAAAAATAGAATTTCTTCAAAAAAGGTTGCTGTTTCTAAACACGTGCCTTGCAGGTTTTATGCAGATAGGTGACGTGTCAGAAGTAGAACGTCATCACATTATGATTGATCAGGCGCAAACAGAACTCTCAGAGCTCATTAAAATAGAAGAAAATGCAGATAGGTAATCAAAACTATCCATGGACAGACAGTGTTCTGGGTTTTAAGATTCCAGAGTATGATGCCATTGATCTCACCTACAGTGGAGATCATATTACAACTGTAACCTATAAAAAAGCAGGTGTTGTTGTAAGAGTTCTGACTTTAACATACAATAGTGGCAAATTGACAAATATTACTCAGACAGCATGACCACAGTTGTATTTAATCCATTATCTGGAAAGTTTGATCTTATCAATGTCATTGACCCAAATGATCAAATTCTTTCTACAAGAGCAAATGATGTAGCAACAGGTGCTGCTCAAATCTATTTGAACGGTGCCAGTGGTAACAGAATTGACTTTAATGCAAATGGTACATCTGCGCCAACATTTACAACCAGAAGTACTGGTACTAAAATAGTATTAAATCCTTCAATAACTACTACCTCTGTAGATACAGCAATTGGCTACTTGAGTGATGCAGGTGGTCCTGCAATGTGGTTTTCAATGGTAAGTAATATCAGTGGGCGCTTTGCTTTCTTTGGTGGTCAAACAGAAGTTTTCAGAATAGCTGCTACAGGGCAAATTCAACTCTCTGCAGGCACAGCTGCATTACCTGTAATATCCGCAGGTTTGGCAAACAGCGGTGATTCAAATACTGGTATTTATTTTCCAGCTGCAGACACCATAGGTTTTGTTGAAGGAGGCGTTGAAGCAATGCGTTTAGATGCTAATGCAAGATTGAATTTAACTGCTGGCACCGCTGCAAATCCTATTATCAACGCTGGTCTAAATAGTTCTGACACTGACACTGGTATATATTTTCCAGCTGCAAATTCTGTATCTATTTCTACAGGTGGAACAGAACGTTTCAACGTTAACAGTAGTGGTATTCCTACATTTACTTATTCTGATAATACTTTTCAAGGTATCAACATTAGAAATACGTCAAATACTTCTAATGCACTGAATGGTTTGACCATTTATGATTCTGCTAATACATCAGTTGGTCAGTTTAATTATGTAAACAGTGTTTTTGCAAACGGTGCTTTACAAAATACAGTATTAATCAACAGTGTTGGTAATGTAAAGTTAGGTTTTGTGGCTAGCAGCAACATTTCTGCTAGCACAAATTCTGACATTTACTTTCAAGCAGGATCAACAACAGCTGGAAGAATGATCTATGTAGCAGGTCAAGCTGCTATGGTAGGCATTGGAATGGGTGCTACAGTACCTTCTGCAGCAAGATTGCAAGTAAGAGGTTCAGGATCTACATCATCAACAACGACATTACATGTAGAAAACTCAGCAGCCACTGCTAGTTTGACAATCATGGATGATGGTCAGATTAGGGTAGGAGCCGGTTCAGTGTCACTTCCAGTAATATCAGCAGGCTTAAACAGTTCTGACACAAACACCGGCATATACTTTCCAGCAGCTGATGCAATTGCTTTTGCAACAAATGGAATAAGAAGAGTAAGAATGGACAACACAGGTGTTGGTGTTCATACGGATCCTTCAGCGCATATACATTTGTCTACAGATCCTGCCACAAGCAAATGGCTCAGAATTGATGCTACAAGAAACGCGCTGGCTCCAGATGAAAGAAACAACGGTGCACCTGATACTGGTGTAGGATCACTTGTAAATAATGGTAAGTATCTTGCTGAACCTAATTATTGGATGGAAATATACTTAGGAACAGTCAAAGTGTTAGTGCCTTGCTATACAGAAGGATGTGGCAACTGTCAATTGCCAGGAGATCCATAAACCTTAGTTAATTTTTAAAAACACAAACATGGCTTTACAAGCAACATCATCTCTTAAGTATAATCATGGAACTTATGAGAGCCCATATTTTCGCCTGGTGTTACACCTGAGCATCAACGGTAATGAAACACCTGTAGACTGCATGATGTACTCTTCCAAAGAAGATTACACAGATAATGCAGTTCCTATTACAGTGCTACCGTTTTATATTGCAAATCAAGAACTGAGTGCATCAAACAATGCTGACGGAGTTGTTAACAAGTTTCTGCTTGAAGTAACCAAAAGAACAAAGTTTCTGTTAGAAGAAATGTTTTCAGGTGCAACTTTTGAAATTACAGGAATCCCTTTAGAGGGAGAGTAACTAATCCAATAACTCAATGAAAGCTAAAACATCAACTCTGTCTACTTTTAACAAACGACCAAAGGTTTCACGCCCTGGTGTTCATGCAAAGACAAAACAAAGCCGCGGAAAAGGTAGTAGAAACTACAAAAAACCTTATAGAGGTCAAGGAAAATAGTTGCATGATCTACAAAATGTAGTTATCTTTGTAAAGTTTAAACACTCATTATTATGGCCAAAAATAAAAAAACCAAACTTACAGTTCAACAATTGCGTGATATTCATGTAGAGCTGAATGGTAATCCTACATCAGGTGTAAAAGGATTACTTCAAGAAAAACTTCCTTTTGTGCTTAAATTCCACATTACTACTGTTGCAAAAATCGCTTCAGAGGTTTATACTACAACAGAAGAGATGCGTATTGAACTTGTCAACCAATATGGCAAACTCAATGCAGGAGGATTCATCAATGTGGAAGCTACTGTTATTGAAAAAGGTAAAAAAGGTGAACCAGACAAAGAGGTTGTTAACCCTAACTACACCAAATTTGTCAAAGAATGGAATGACGTAGTGCAAGTTGAAAAGGAAGTTGAGCATCATGCGTTTACTATTGAAGAGTTTGAGGGTCTGGAAACAGACGCAAACTATCCTGCGTTCTTCAGCTTGTTAGATTTAGGTTAAAGCACACCTGTTAAAAAAAGAAAAGGGCCAAGAGTTTCTACTCAAGGCCCTTTTTCTTTTGCACTTAATTGAACTGTCTTAAAGTTCAAACGCCTGGATAGTTTTTGCAAAAGGAGCTCCAGGTATCTCTTTTACAAGTTTCAGCATCTGTTGTGCTAGTTCGCGTACTTCTTTTTGAGCATGCTCAGAGTTGCGCAGCTTCAGAAAATGTACAAAGGAACGCCAGTTAAACATCACGTCCATGGTGATCTGAGAGTTCATGGTCTTAAAGAACCTGGCTGATTCCTTGGCACGCTTACGTCCCAGTACAGGTGTTAGATCTTTAAGTGCCTCGTGATACAACCAGTTACCTGCAGTGACGTATTCTTCCAGAATGTTTAACCATGTTGGTAGGTCTTCTTGTTGATAACCAACTTGACGTTTTACCATACTGAGTCTTGAAGGAATACTATTCCAGTCATCAGGAAGATAAGTCTTGTCTTCTTTAAGTTCCTTGTAACGTGCGCTCTCACCGTTAATACTTACACCAATACGGTGTTTGAGCAGGTGTATGTGCGTTGCCTGGTCTACAGTAACCAGGAAGTGTAAACTAGATTTCTCAAAAGGTGTGTGATGACCTTCACTGGCCAGCATCTTAAGCAGCTTGTCAACCCGTTCCAGTTTTTCTTCAGACAAGTCCCTGGACGTACTGGTCCACGCTGACTGTGCGTGAACCAGGTCTGTCCCATAGTATCCTAAAAGTTCTACTGTGTTTTTCATGGCAGTGGTATTACAACAGCAGGGATGTCTTTAAGAAGATTGTAAAAATACTTGAGCTCGTCATCTGTCAGAAACCTGACACGCTTGGTAATTTCTTCTAGAGTCACTGTGCAGTCTTTACTCTCACCGGTTTCTGGGTCAACGCCCAGCATTAGAGCGTTGCCCAGCAGTGGTTGTGAAGGATAGAAATCTGCCCAGAAACCTCCTGGTAAGTCAGAAACATCTTTGAGCAGTGCTTCGTCGTCTACAATCAGATCATCTGTAACAGCAGGATCTTGAGAATATGCTACTGTAATGACTCTGACGTCCAGTGTTTTGTACAGCTCTTCAAGACCAGGGTTAATGTCTATTTGTTCAACGCGCTTGTCGCGGGCGTTGATAAAAATTGCTTTCATAAATTGTTTGTGTTTTTGTTTAAGGCCCAAAGTAATGATAGCCTGAAGAAACTTCAGTGTCATTACCTTCAACAATGTTGTAGCACATTGTGGCCAAGGTTGATGTTGTCGTTTTACTCTTGTCATCTTTTTTGATGAAGTACTTGGAGGTCTGCATGTAGGTGAATCCTGTAGCTTCATCAAAGGTGCTTACGTATTTTTCTGTGGCCTGGAATACGTGTTCCCAGGTGTACTCAGGATACTCTTTGAAAAACCACATAAAGCGATCCATCAGCTCACGCGGATTGGTGCGAAAGCTCACAGAGGAACCTTCTTTCTTGCCTTTAGGAAACATTTCATTGTACCTGGTTACATATTCTTCCCAGTCCTCCAAGTTAACAGCTTTCTTGGCGCGCTTCATTTTTGTCAAAACATGTTCTGCTTCTCTGAGTAGGTGCAGGCCTTTTTCTGTAACCTTGTAAATGATATTGACACCAGTATTCTCCTTGCGAAGATGACCGGTGATCTCCAGCCTGTACTGCTCATGGTTAAAGTTGACATAGTTAGGATACATGTACGAGCAGTGCGTACAATGTAGAACAAACAGCCCGTTGGGACTGACCTTGTTCTTTACCAGAAAATCATATAGCTCTTTCATAGTGTTGGTTTGAATTAAAACTTATCCTGCACAGCTTTCGCAGGACAAAATATCCCTGGCAAACTCTTGGGCTGCGTTTTGACCAAGTTGGTAGTAAAGGGTCTTTACTCCAAGTTCATGGGCTTTCAACAGCAGCGTGTTTACATCCCTGGTTGCTGTCTGAGGATGTATCATCAGATTCAGACTCTGTCCCTGGTCAATGTACTTCTGACGGGCGGCAGCCTGGATGATAATCTCCATTTGAGAGATCTCCATGAAAGTTCTGAAAACAAGCTTTTCATGATCGCTCAAAAAATCCAGGTGCTGCACAGATCCTGCGCGCTGAAGAATGGACTCCCAGACTTCAAAGTTGTCTTTGCCTTTTTGCTCAAGCAGCTGTTTTAGATAGGGGTTCTTGACAGCATGCTTGACCTTGGCGGTCTTCTTGATATAGTAGTTAGAGGTATAGGGTTCAACAGACTGTGACTGCTGGCCCATAATAAACGACGACGAGGTGTTAGGTGCAACAGCTGTAAGTGTTGTGTGTCGTCTTCCATAACCTGCAAGTATTTCTGGTTCGCCAAAGCGTTCTGCCATTTCTTTAGACGCAGCCCATGCCTGGGTTTGAATTGTCTTGAAGATCTGCAAGTTGATCATCTTGGCTTCCATAGACTCAAAAGGAACCATCTTGCTCTGCAGGTAAGAGTGATAACCAGAGGCGCCAATGCCAATAGCGCGGTGGCGTCTGGCAAAACGAATGGCACGCTCAATAAATGGGGTGTCTTTGTAGCGGTTGATAAACTCTTCCAGTACAGCATCAGCAATATAGACAGCCACGCCGACCGCGTCAGTGTCTTTCCACTCATCAAACTTTACCAGGTTCATGCCTACCAGATCACATACAAAAGTTTCTTGTTCTGTAGAGGGAAGCAGGATCTCCGTGCACATGTTGGAAGAGTTGACCCTCATCTTTTTGTCTTTGTAAACGTCTACAGTATTGTTGTTTACGTTGTCTGTAAAGAAGATGTATGGGAAACCTGTCCTGTTGCGGGAGTCAAGCACCATGGCCCAGAGCTCACGCTTGTCCATGTCACCAGCTTTCATATCTTCAATCCACTTGTCAGAAACACAAACGCCAAAAGGAAAACGCTGCAACTTGTGTCCCTCACCGTTGATCCTCAAGAAATCTTTAATGTCACCGTGGGTGATGTCAAGATAAGCGGCAAACTCTCCTCGTCTGACGTTGCCTTGTGAGATGACATTCTTAGTGATGTCAAACATTTGCATAAAGTGTACAGCCCCGTGGGTCTCCCCGCCGGTTGAAATAGCAGTACCTGCAGGACGCAGTTCACCAAAGTAGCCAGAGGTGCCTCCGCCAATCTTGCAAAGCATGCCTACTTCAGCATTGGCTCTGACAATAGACTCAATGCTATCAGAAATATGCGTGTTAAAGCAGGAGATGCCAGAGCCACGGTTGGTGCCAGCGTTGGACCACACTGGTGAAGGCAGCACATAGTAACCGCGTCTGATGTAGTCTTTGACTTTTGTTCTGAGTGTTTCATCATTGAACGTATCACCCACCATATTACCTATGGATTCTATTCTGTCTTCAATACTTTCATTGTTGTGAAAATATCCTCGCCCCATAAATTCTTGACTGAGGGGTGTATACCAGTCCATGTAAGTTGTTGTTGTCATGATTAAAAAAGGTCTTTACTTGTAATAGATTTTTGAAACTTGGTGTAATTAGTTCCTTGAGTGTTAAAAAAGTCATTGCGTACATAGCCATAGATAGCTTCTACCATCCAGTAAAGTTCACTAAGCAAGTCCTGGTCAATCTCAAAAAGCTCCTCACCACCAATAGCAACAAGCGATGAGTTGAAACGCGACTTGATAAACTCAATAACAGCAGCCTTAGAGATAGAGTCTATCTCACCTTGCTCAAAGATCCAGTCAATGATGCGGACCTCTGCGTCAAAAGCTTTGTGACAAGCACGGTAGATCTTTTGATAGAAGTCTTCATCAAACCACTCAGGGTACTCTTTTTTGATCAGGTTGATCACGTGCATGCCCAGCTGAGCGTGAATGATCTCTTCTTTCATGGTAGCTTCAATGACAGTGTCAACTTCTTTGAGCAGATTCTTCTTTTCAATAAAAGACTTGACAATGGCAAATTGTGAAAACAGTGATACGTTCTCAATAAACATGGAGAATAGCGCCAGGTTCAGGGTGTAAACCTGCTTTGCGTTTTCTCCTGAGTTTTTTAGGTATTTGGTCAAATACTCTACGCGGCCCCCAATTACAGGGTTTTGCAGGAGCATGTCAAATTCGTCGTTCAGACCCAGTACCTCCAGCAGCTTGCTGTATGCTTCTGAGTGAACGACCTCATTTTCTGCAAAGGTTATCCCTACAGAGTTAAATTCAGGCTTGGGGATGTGTTCTCCCAGCTTGGCCCAGAATGTTTTTACAGATACTTCTATCTGTGATATAGCCAATAAGGTTCTCTTTATAGCCTCTTTTTCGCGAGGCCTAAGTTTGTGTTTAAAGTCAAAGGCGTCAGAGTCAAAATTAAACTCTTCTACGTCCCAACGACTGTGCTTGATAGCTTCCCTGAACTTTATTATTTCAGGGTACTCATATGGCTTGAAAGCCACACGTTTGTCAAAAATTCCCATATATGTTAAATTTAGTTGAATATGTAAGCTGTTACATTTCAGAGGCTTGTTTTGAAAAAGCGGTAATGGCAAAAAAACCTGGTAAAGCTTTCACTTTCCAGGTCATTTAATATGCAGGGCAAGAGAGTTGCCTACCCTAATAAGTTACTAAAAACTGTAGCAATTGCCAAGAACTTTAGAACCAAAAAACAGCTCTGAGTAATCAGGGTTACAAATATCGCACAAATGTGTAGACCATCAAAATAAAATGCAGACTTTTTGGTCACAGATCTACAAAATAGTGTATATTATTAGTGAGGGTGGTGATGATATTGACTGTACATTTTTTGATATTCTTAACTTATGCAAAATTTACAAAATCACCCAAAAGAACAAGTTATTTCAGCCCTTAAGGAGTGGGCAAGCCCTGTTTTAATAGGAATTGTAGGAATGCTGCTGTGGCGCGATGTCACAGAAATGCGGGCAGATATAAAACTGCTGCTGACTCAGCAAAGCGCTGACAGAGTCAAGATAGAACAGCTGGAAGATGACGTTAAATTACTTAAAGAACTGTATCTGACAGGCGCTCGCACTGACGGTACATCCAGAAAACCTTTTCAAGAAGAACCTTTGTCAGAACATCAACCTGCGTTTATTCAAAGAGATGAGGAATTGTATGTAAATAACAAGCACAAAAACAAAAAATGAATAAGTTTATCAATTGGCTACATGATTTGACAAAAGACGAGCGAGAAAACGTGTCTGTCAAGCCTGTAATTGCCATTATGGGTGCTGTGTTTCTTTGTACAATAATGACTATCAACTGTATTATAGATCCTGCTATCAAGCCTGCGGATGTTCTTGTTGACGCCGTGGTTATTATTACAGCTATAGGAATGGGTGCTGACTCTTTTGACAAGTTTTCTCTCAGAGGAAAAGCATCTTCCACAAAAACACCAAAATCAACTTCAGAAGAATGAACAGATATAGCTTTGGCATCATTGTTTTTTTAGTACTCATTATTTTTCTTCAGCGCAGCTGTAGACCAAAACAAAGTCCTTGCCCAGACCCAGAACCATATACAGAAGTAATTGTTGACACACAGTATGTTTATAGAGATACTGTAATCATCAAGTATGTTACTCTAATAAAAAGGGACACTATTCCTGTACCAGGTGATACAGTATTTCTTCCAGACAGCTGCTACGACTCTTTAAAGCTGCAGTTTGAATCTCTTGCCAGAAACTATGTTGCCAGAAACATTTACAGAGATACCCTGATACTTGACTCCATTGGGCATGTGATACTTTATGACACTATACAATACAACAGGTTAAGACAGCACACATACAAACTTTCATATGTAATTCCAACAATTACAAAAACAGTAGCTCTTCCTCCAAAAAGACAACTCTATGTCGGTGGAGGTCTTTCTGTAAACAGAGCTCTTGATGATTTAAGCATCCAGGCAGGTCTTATGTACAAGAATAAGAAAGACCAGATGTACGGTGTGTATATTCTTTCTGACGGTAAAAGACCTGCGCAGGTTGGTGTTTCAAGTTACTGGAAAATTTCCTTAAAAAAATAATCTATGAAACTTCCTAAAAATCTTTCATGGCTTAGTCAAGAACCTGCACCAAGACACTTACTTAAAGCCGTAGAGCTATATGGTACTGAAGAAATTGTAGGACCTAAGCACAATCCTGTAATAATGGGTTGGGCTAAAGAAACAGGTCTTCAAAGCATGTATACCAGTGATGAAGTTGCTTGGTGTGGTTTATTTATGGCAGTCGTAATGCACAGAGCTGGAAGGCCAGTTCCCTCTATACCTCTCAGAGCACTTGCCTGGAATAGTTTTGGTGTGCAAGTAGATCCTCAAAATGCAATGCTTGCAGATGTTTTGACGTTTACTCGCAAAGGCGGCGGGCATGTTGGCATTTATATTGGTGAGGATACTAGCGCGTATCATGTGCTAGGTGGAAACCAAGGAAACAAGGTATCTGTAGTGCGTATAGACAAAGCAAGACTCTCACAAGTCAGACGTCCTTTATACAACAATATTCCTGAGAATATCAGAAAAATACACCTTGCTTCTAATGGCAGCTTGTCTGTCAATGAAGCATAAAGATATACTACCAGAGGTAGTTGGTTATTTCTTTCTTCTGTTCAGAAAGGCCCCCTTTTTCAGGGGGCTTTTCGTTTTACAGCAATTGGCGCAGGTTAATGACATTCACCATCTGATACTCCAAAGAGTTTTTGTCTTTCTTTTCAAGAAAATTAAGCAGCAGTGTGAGTTCTGCAGCTGCACTATAGTCCATTACTTTTGCAGGTTTTTCTTCCCAGTCAATTTTGTAACCTTCACCAGTGTCTGTGATAGACAAAATCTTTGAGTAGTGAACGTCTTCAGACCATGTTTTTGAGTTGGACCTTCTAAGCACGTGACAGTCATCATTGCTTTCTATGATGTACTCTATATCCGCATTTTCATTGTTGATGACAAGATATCTTTCTGTGCTCATGCAGGATTGGTTAGAGGGTCAATAAGATTTAGAACACGACACACGTATCTGACACTGCTGATTAGATCTTCCATAGTACCATTGTTGTCAATGATATAGTCAAAACTATAATCGTCAAGCGCTGTCTCACTAGGATGAGTTCCATTGTCCATGTCGCGGTTGATGCGTATCACTACGCCGCCTCGCTTCTTGATAGCCTGCGCTTCATTAGGAAAGCGTGTGTCAGTGATAATCCATTTGGAGGCCATTTCTTCATACTCACTACCTCTTTCTGAATAGGGAATAAACTCAGACATAAGCGCATTTACCCATGTGTCAGGGTGCAATCCATTACGCATGGCTTCAGTGCCCAACTTTTGCAAGAGCTCACGCACGGTCATAGGCGCCATGTGAATTTGTCCAGGAGCTACTTCAACAGGATAGTCCCACATTGCAGGTAGCGTTTGTTTTTTGAACTCCTGGTCTTCAAATCTGTACATAGGAATGCCTGTCAAAGCTGAAGCTACTTCCTTAAGTTTTCCTGCAAACTTTTTAATAGCCCAGTGACTTAGATCAATACTAGCAGGAGTGTTTTTAAGAAAATGCAACACAAGACCGTCAGAATAATAGTGCTTGTGTGTAAGTAGTTGTATAATTTTTCCAACAGTGTCTTTGCCAGAACCAATCTTGCCAGAAATACCAATAAGGTTGACGGGTGTTGTTATCATGTTGTTTTAGAATAAGTTTTTATGCGGTTAAACAAACAGTCTCTGGAAATTTCCAGCCTGTATTTGAGACGCAGGTAGCGTTTTAGAATGTAAAACTTGCTAATACGCGTCTTCTTTTTGTGAAGTTTGCAAAAAGCATCTTCAATAATGTCAGGGGTTTGCATAGTAATTAGTGGTTAAAAAAGATAGAGAGAGGACAATACCTCTCTCTTTTCTTTTTGTATTACAGGTTAAAAAGGAAACGTTGACATATCTTCTACTACTTCTGATTCTTTTTCTTCTTCATAAAGCACTTCTGCTTCAGTTTCAGTTTCAGTAGATAAATCGTCGTCCTCACCTAAGCCAAGCATTTTTTCAAAAAGCTCATGAACCATAACCTGATGATTCATCCAGTCTGAAGGATGTGAGTCTTTCAGCGCAATGGTAATGTGATTATACAAGGCCCAAGCAGAGTCGTTGTCAACCTTGTAGTCAAAACTGGGCTTGACTATTTCTGCACGAATGGTGTTGAGCTGCATAGTGTTCAGAAGTTTCTTTCTGAAAAACAGCTCACCTAATATGTCATGTTGCGCAGTGCTTGACAGAAGCACTTCTTTAAGTTGGTTTTTGTGCTGAACAAGCGTGCTCCAGTAAACATCAGAGTCGTTGATAAACTCTGAGATCTTACCTTCTGCCAGCATTCCTGCGGCACCTGTGTGCACACGCTTGTAGCTGCCAAACTTGTTATTAGACAGCATCATGCCGTTGTTGCAAATCTTTACAAGACCGCCCAAGCTGAAACGAAACGCGTACTGTTTGTTGTAAGAGTTCAAAAAGCTTGCGCTTAGTTCTATGTCTGGGTCAGTTTTGTAGTTCATGCGAAATGTGCCAATGGCTATTTGACCGTCGTTGGTGGCGCGGTACTCTTCACCGGTGATAATATAGCCTGCTGATGTGATTTCGCTTCTCACACGGTTGATTACTGCTGTGTGAGCAATCGGTGTGTATGTAGCTGTTTTTGCTGGCAATGGTGAACCAATCATCTTGGAGTAAGCCATCATGCCGTTTATGGTTCTTTTCATCTTAAAAAAATGTTAGTTGAATGTGTTGTTCTTTACGTGGTAATACAGGAGAAGACTTTTCTATCTTCTTGATCTCTTCATAGATCTTGTCCAAATAAAACTGTTCATTGACGTTGTACTCAGACCAGGGCTTGTTTTCATGTCTGTTGAAAATGGTCTGAAGAGATCTACCACTTTCAAGTTGTATTTCCCTGCCATCAGGGTTGCACTTAATGATCTTACATCCTTGGTTGGATATGTAGTAACGAACTAGTTTCTGCAGTTTTTCTTTGATAAAGGATGTGTTTTCAATACTGTGTTTCATAAAGTACCAGTCACCTCTGAGCTTGGCACCAGCGCAATAGTCATAAATATTGCGGTTGGCTTGTAAAAACTCAGCAGGATCAATGCCATGTACAAAGTAGGCGTACCAGGCCTTAGGAATAATCAGCATAGACTTGTTTTTGTGCAGTGGGAGCTCTTCAAATTCAAAACGTCCTTTGCACTTGGTCTTGCCAGAAGTATCTATGGCAATGTAGTTATTGACATCACCAATGATCATCTTCTGATACTCTAATGTTTCCAGCTGCAGCTGTGTCATTGCTTCCCATTCTTTGCAAATCTGGTAAAACAATTCTTCGTATTGCTCATCAATAAGAAACTCCAAACCGTCTGTGTTCTGCATCAATGGCTGTGCTCCTGGAATGCGTGTGGCGATCATCTCATAGAGCATGGTAAGTAGCAACTGGCCGTTGATCGTAATCCTGAAAGTAAACTCAGGGTCATACAGGAACGAATACTTGTTCTTGCTCAAACCATAGGTAGAGTTCAGGATAATCTTGAACAGATAGTTCAGAGGAGAAGACTTAGGGTACTTTTTGCGCTCTTCAAAAAACCACTCATACAGCTCACAGAAATCATCTTTGGGGATGTGTGCAGGAGCCCAGCGGTTCTTGATAGCCAGGTTAGGATAGAACGACGTCACGTCTGCTGAGAGGATCTTTTTACCTTTGGCTGCAGTGTAGATGCCAGAGGCCGCACAACCGTGCAGTCCTCCCAGACCATAGTCTGTGGGAACCTCTTTAAAGATCACACGGTGCTTGGGACCTTTGCTTTTTTGAGACTCTTCTGTTTCATCTAGGATCGCTGTATCTACCACCAGAGATTTAAACCAGTTGTGAACACTGGTAAACTCTGGGGTAGAAAAGCGTACATAGGGAAGTATGATGTCTCTGACAGTAACATGGGAGCGTTCTGTGCGCATGTTTTTAATGTCGCGCTTATCTCTGCTCAGCTTTTCACTTAAGAAGTGCAAGAACATCTCCTTGCTAATTCTGGGCTCTGAGGCACTGTACAGGGTAAGGTTATAGGTGGCACTAAGTTCAGCACGCAGATTGATCTGCGAAGCCATAATCTGCTCACCTTTAGCGTTTTTAAGCAAAAAGATCTGCTTGGTGGACGCCACGTCATTGATACAATACGACACTACTTTTTGCAAAGTGTCATCATCTCTTACGGGTTCATAGTGATGATGCGGCATCTCTTCAACGTTGTTCCAGTCCATTGAGAACTGAACCCATTTCAGAGAAGTACGCTTGGCATTACTGTCCCAGTGATTGAGTTTGAAGATGTCTACACAAGGTATGCTCAGCTTATATTCTGGATAGTCAAGAAACTCCTTGCGATCAGTTTTGCCAATGACATGTTGGGCGTACTGATAAATTGTCGTGGTAATTTCTTCTGCAGACCTGCCAGTAAAGTAGCCGGCGTTCTGCATGATGTACTCAGTAATCTGAGCATCAAAGGACAGGTTGTTGTAACCAAAGTGCCAGTCTTTGCTTGCTTGATTTTGCTTAAGAAACTCCAAAAAAGCAGGTATGTCGTTTTTATCGCGATTGACAACAAAAACATGCTGCTCTTCGGAGTCATAAGCACTAAACACAGCAACAAAGCAGTTGACAATGGTTTCATAGTCCATTACCCAGAACTTTCGCTGTTGTTGCATTAGCCTTGTTGTTTAGGTTCTTCGTCTTGCTTGCTCTGTTTAATTACTGCAAGTGATGGATGGTCTGGGTTAAAGGCAAAAAGCTCTACAAACCGCTCAATGTCTTCCTGGTTGTCCAGGTAGTACTCATAGTAGGTTTCCATCATGCGGCGCTCTTCAATAAAGCGCGGCTGTGTCGCATCACTGCCAGCTTTTAAAGGAATAGGCATACCTTTGTCGTTGAGCTTGGGCAGCATGTGAGGCTTCTCCTTCTGATCGCGACTTATGACTGCCAGCACGCCAGTGTTGGGGTCAAAGATTACTTCATTAAAAGGACATTCCTCATGCATTGGAAGCATGCGAAAAGACTTACGCCCGTACCAGTCAGTGCTGTATACAAGCATGTTGTTAGTGGTCAATACACTCATTGGTTTTTTTGATTAAATTTTAAAAGTTAGTAAAGCTGTTCAATGTCAGTGGGTACCTGAACAGTGCAGGTTTCTTTTGTAATGTCAAGCAGGTCGCAGAGCTCACCCACTTCCCTGAGTACACGTTCTTCCATGTTCAGGATGTCTGCATATTGCTTGAAGTATTTGGCAGGAAACAAAAACGATTCTATGTAGACCCACTCAGGAGTGTGTGTTCCATAGTAATCTGTCAGAAGCTTTTTCACTTGAGCAGAAAGCAAAGAGTATTTACCATTGATAAAATTATCATAGTCAGCAGCAAAGCTTTGCAAATCAAAGACATACACTACAGTGCTATCGTCAATAGGAACAATCTGTTCTAGCATTTTGTGAGTAACCAAATAATTGGCCTCAAAAGTTTTCCATTCTTCTGTGTCTTGTTTTTTAAAAACGCAGATCAGCTTGCGCTTATCTGCAGTAAAGCCAGTGCCTTGCCAGCAGATATAAGTCTGCACTGGCCGCGGGTGCTTTGCTCTTTTGAACCCCAACAAGGGGTATAAGAACGTGAAGGACTTCTGAAAGTACTTCTTATAGATTTCAGATATCATAGTACTACTTCAGTGTTGATCAAAAATTCATAGGGTAACTCAAAGTCTCTTGTTTCAAAGTGATGCACTGCTTGTGCAAGTTTTTCATCCAAGATGTTAAGCCACTCTTGCATTTTTTCATCAGACACGCGAATAGGTGCTATCTGCATATAAGGATCTACTACCACAAAGCGAAAGACAATCTTGAAGTCTTTGTACTCAGGACGACTAAGATAAACATGTTCTACCAGCCGGTGATAAATGGCAGCCTGCAGATAGTAGCGATAGTACTCAACAGAGTCCTTGAAAGAAGAGATGTCTTTGCTTGACTTTTTAAGGTCATTGACTTTGATGGTTTTTGTGGAAGGATCAATTACCAGGTTGTCAATAAAACCTCTAATACCAAAAGGATAATTATCAGAAAACTTGACCAACTCCACCTCGTTTTGCTTGATGATACCGCGCAGTGGGTCTTCAAAGAAACCCATGACATCAATAACAGCAGGAGTGTCTTTAATTTTTTGCACTACACTTTTTGCAAAATTGTATGTATCATGATCTACAATAGTGCGATTTTGTGATTGCTTGAGATAGTCCCAGTAAGACACATGCTTTTCAGTAATAATCTTGTCCAGACGCTGCGTGTCAGTCTTCAGTGACTGGTACAGGTTCATGTCTGAAAGAATGTCAATGATCGCACCTGAAAATTCATGCAGTTCTTCGCGCGTGTCTTCAGGATCATGTTGTTTGAGTTCTTTGTAATGATTAAATAACGTCTGCAAAAGCTGACGTGGATTGTCAGAAGGAATGTCTTGTGCGCTTAGCACAAACTCTTTGTCAAAGTTTTCTGGATTAAGCAGCAAACAGTGAATAAGTTTACCTTCAACCATGTTGCGGTCTTCTACATCATCGCGCTGACCCAGCACATAGTGATTGTAGAAAAGTGCAGGACTGTACAGAAGTCTGTTAAGTCCTGAATATGACAATAAAAATGGTCTGGAGAAAAACTCTTCTTCTTTTTGCATGCGATCTGAAAAAGAGATGTCGGGTGCTATAAACTTGGGTGTTGCCATTTACTTTTTTCTTTGTGTGAAGGAAACTCTTTCCATCTTTCTTCAGGCAGATACTGAATCAGGTTGATGGCAGGAATAAAACTAAGCAGCTCATAAAGAGCTGTTTCATCTTGTTCTTGCAAATCTTTTTTGATCTGTTCTACCACAGCTTTGATGAGTGGAGACTCCAGGTAGTTTTTTATGCGGGGCATAGTGTTAACATTTGCAGTTTTCCATGTCTCTGCCATAGTACCTGCCCAAGATGTTACCATTGTAGCTGTTAGATTTCAGCACGTCATGCTTAATCTGCCAGGACAACTCACAAAAGGTCAGGTACTTTTTAGTACAGCAGAGCTCAAGGATCTCTCGTTTAAAATTCTCAGGTCCCAGTCTTGCTACATCATGTTTCAGGTCAGCTGAAGAACCATGATATGTAAGCCAATCAGACTCTTTGACAACCTTTTTAAAGATTTTTCTGGTACCTGTAGTTGTCTTTTCTTTTTTTGATAGTCTTGTTTTCCTTGAGGAATGAAGACTTTTTTTACCAATGTAAAACTTGTCAGTTTTTAAATTAGTGATTCTGTAGACAAAACCTACAATTTCATTGTGGTTAGGCAGATCTTCTAATTGCAGAACAGCTTTGCCTGTAGGAGAATAAATCCAGTGGTTCATAAGGTTTTGGGATTAATGAAGCTCTACAAAAGTAGTTAAAACTCTATAATAAACCAAAGTGATCAGGGTCTTCTTCAAGATATTTGCTTACTGCAATGTCCAGGCGAGGTACAAATTCTGCCATCGCTTTCTGCACACCATGTATTCTTACCACTTCAGCAATGTCTTTTTCCAATGGTATATAGATAAATGGTAGGCCGTGGCGTTCTTTGTAGTTCTTCATCGCTTGAATACCTGCCTGGTCACTATCAAAAACAGTGACAATAGCCAAATAAACCTGCTTAAATTCTGTCATTAAGTCATCGCTAAACATGGTGTTTTCGCTGTCAGGAGCAATAACATCACAGTTTAGATTCATACTTTTGATAGCAAGACAGTCTTTCAAAGAGGATGCAATTACCAAATAAGGTTTGTCCTCCAACTGGTCATAGCCCTGGGTGTGATTACAAAGTTTGATAAATTTGCGCTCACGGTTTTTGGGCTGATAGATTTTGTAGAGCTGACCTTCCTGGTTAAAGTAACCATAGATAAACTTGCTGACCACTTCAAACTCTTGCTCAACATTGTTGTCACCACTTTTTTTCTGCATAATATAGCGCGCTATAGGTACGACATTGTACTTTTCTAAAAGCTTGCTAGAAATATTGTAAGAGCCCCAAAAAGCAGCGTCATCTTTGGTCCATTGTCTGACTTTGTAGTCAGCCACTTGCCAGCGTGCGTGTTCAATAATTCTAGTCTCACAAATTTTACCAGAACGCTGATACGCTACATAGTCGGTGATGATCTTTTTAGAAGCTTCTGCAAAACCTGTATTCCACAGGTGCATCATCAAATCCACTGCGTTGCCTCCCTTGCCGGTGGAGAAGCACTTGTAGCGGTATGATTCTGCCTCTTTGTTGTAGTACAAGTACATGGACGGTGTCTTGTCATTGGGATTAAACAAAGAGTTAATGCGTACACGTTGGCCTGTCAAAGGCTCTGGAAGACCCAGGTAGTTTTCAAAGATCCAGGTAACTGGAACATGATTGACATCCTCAATAAAATGTTTGCTTGAAAACATAACTTCTGGGGAAAGCACAGAAAAAAAAGGGATGAGAAATGCTTCCCACCCCTTTAATTCTGTTGCTGGGTTAAAGATTAGGGAAGTCTCAAATCTGCAATACCTGGGGTAGTAGTTTGAAACTGAACTTGTGTAGTTGTAATCCCATTAGAAGACGAGACATTCAACATGTCCATAGGATTTCCTTGTGGCATTTGCTGGCCAGAAAAACTACCCACAGTTTCAGCTACATCTTCTGTTTTTACTACAATGTGCTTGGCACGATCAAAAGTAAGCAGGTTCAGCGGCTGACCGTTTTCATCTTCTACTGCAGCAAAAGGAAGCAGTTTTCCTTCAGGTTTTGGGTAAAACATGCGGTAGTTAGGCTTGTCATAACCTTCAGTGAAGTATTCTTGACCGCCAATGGTGTGATGAGCCCATAGCTCTGGGTTGACCACATACCTTCTGACAGCATCCACGTACTCCTCAATAGTAGTCGCCTCTACGTTGTCAGCATTCATCTTGTCCAGTACACCCAGTTGCTTGGCAAGGTTGTTCACCCAGCGAAAAATCTGGTCATCGCGCTGAATAGTACGACCCTCATAGGTGTAGGTGGTGAAAGGATAGCGTCCTGAACGCACGTTGGCAATCTGCCCGCGGTAGTTTCCACGTGAAGGGTCATTCTTGTCAATGGCAATGCCCTGAAAATCATCACCCAGATCAACACCTTCCAAAGTCAGCACTACAAAGTAAGGCTCTTTTTCTGGAGAGTAGGGTGGCCTGTCAAGCTTCAGGTCAATGACGCGACAATAATGAGTGCCTGGACTCATAATCTTAGGATAGTTACTTCCTGCGTTGGGATTGAAATTTTTTGAATTAAACATAGTTTTTTTTGTTTTTAAGGTTTTAAATGGTTAGTCAATAAAAATTTTATTCCAGTTATGTGTCACTGATCCATCTTCATTTACTTCAGAAACAACAATTTCTGCGTTGCGAAGATGTTCAGGACGAGCACCACAGGCAATGTCATCTGAAGTTTTGAAACTCAGAATGTTTTTGTTGCCTTTGCGGTACAAATAGCCAATTGCATCAGCATTAGAACTGGTGATGCGTTTTAGTTTACCTGTAAGGTCAAGGTCCAGTGAATTAAATTCTGAACCATTTTTTTCCAGAAGCGTGTCCTTAATGTGTCCTACCAAAATCACATGTGGAGCAAGACTTTTCAACATGTTCAGCATAGTTTCAAATGCTTGACGTAACCATGGGTAACCAGCACCATTGGCCATGTTTAGGATAGAACCATACTTTTCTTTACCTCCACCAGCTTTGAACCAGTTGGTACCCATAGAGCTTTTAGAATAGTTGTATTCCGCCAGTGGAATGCACATTTCTTCTAACGCAGTAATTGTGTCAACTGCAATATACTTGTAGGGCTTACCTGCTTCTAAAATAGCACGAGCAATGTTACTAAGCTCTGTGACATTTGAAGCTTTGATTTTCATTGCGTCTATGTAATCTGTACCATTCTCAAGATCTATAATCAAACAGTTCTCAAGTTTGGAAAGCAGTGTGGTTTTACCCACCTTAGGTTTTGAGAAAATGATTAAGTTTTTGGGACTTTTTACAGCAGACTTTATTACGCTGGTAGGTAGAACTACACCCTGGGGTTTTACTTCTGTTGTTGCCATTGTTTACCTTTTGAAATGAGTTGGTTTAGCCATTTTTTGTTACTCATAGGAACATTCTGCAACATGCAATACAGATCGCGAATGGTCATTGAAGAGTAATGATTGTCATCTTTGTCAACAAAAAGTTCTGACAGTTCTTCTTCCATGTTAAAAAGACCTGCAGTATCATCATTGTCAATTGCATTTCCTAAAAATGCAGGTTTTGAAGAAATTTCAGGAGTCAGTGCTCTTGCGTCAGTTCGGTTTACAAGATCAAAGTCAGACAACTTTACAGCATAAGTAGAAGTTGGAAGCTTGTCAGAAGGAACTTCAACATATTTGCTAGTCTCTAAACTCCAGTTAGGATTAAACTTTAGCCTGTAAAGTGTGCGATGTTGTGGATCATAATAATTCTGATTCCAGTCAAACAGTTCTAAGTAATAATCTTGACCGCTGTTAAGTTCATTAGGAAAGAAACGTACACAAGGAACACGAGTGCCATCATTGCTGAACTCTATACCCATGTAGCACAGCTTAGCGCCAAATTTAGGGTTGCTCAAGCCCATGTTATCAAAGAGCGGTTGCCAAAAAGTACGATACTCTGCTGTAATCACAGGTATTTGTTTTTTTGGCTTTTCAACACTTGTTGTCATAGAAAATTGTTTTTTTTTTGTTAAGTTATTTTTTAGGAATCATTCTTGGTATTGGTGCTTCAGTTATTGTCATAGTTTCATATTGAGCTTTGTACCAGTGTATTGCAGGTTCACCAAAGCGATTTTTAAGCACGTGCATTGCTAATAGGTATTTGTCAGTAATTTCAAAACGCTGTGGTCCATAAAGAGCCAGGTTATATTTTGCAGGACGGTTGTATGCAATCATAACATCTGCACACTGCAAAAGATAATCACTGCCAAATACATCAGCCTCTGTGGGATAATTGCTCAGCATTCCTGGTTTTTGACGTTCTGCGTCATCAATGTCACGATTTAGCTGAGTCAAAATCAAAAATGTAACAGGAAGCCTGTTTTTCATTTCTGTCAGCATGGTTGCTAAGTTTTGCAAGGTTTGCTGTCTGCTGGTTTCAGAAGCTCCTTGCTTTACAAGCAAAGTATGGTCAAGAGTAACTACCACCGGTTTTCTTATCTCAGTGTAAAAACTTATAATTGCAGCTTGCATTTCATTGACAGTAAGCGCTTTGTCAATAATGTACTCCTGTCTTTCTCTTTGAGTAGAGGCATATCTCTCAAGTTTTTTTAAGTCTTCACTTTTGAGAGGTGGAAGACCATCATCTTGGGCGCTTTGCATGTAGCGAATGTTCAAGTTGGTAGCACTTGAAAGTTCTCGCATAGCCATGTTGCGTCCAAGCATTTCAAATTGAAAATGCAACACTGCAAAGTTTTGGTCGTGATTAAGCACCTGAAGCTCTCTAGTTAAAGATGCTGCTATAAGTGTTTTACCAACACCAGGTCTTGCAGCAATCACGTACAGTGACTGCCACTCAATGCCGTTTAAACCTATCTTGTTAAAAGTAGGCCATTGAGTTTTCAGTGACTTGAGTGAACCATTAGAACGCTTTGTAAGATAATCAATGCTCTCAGACATAATATCTCCATAGCGTTTCCAGGGTTTTTTGGTGGTAGCATCAACTGGTGATGCTGAATGTGTCATAGTTAATGGTGGTTTTGAAGCGTTTGAAGATATAGGTGCCTCTGCATTAACAGACTTAAACATAAATAGGATACTAGGATAAGAGTTCAAATATACAAATACTGTAGAACATAAACAAGTGAACGTCTACAAAATAGTCAAATTGTCATTACTGCCAGTATATTTCAGGTTTTCCCAATGCGCGCAGGTTATTGTTGACTTTGTTGAATATATCTTCACAATTCCAATGTTGTTCTCGCTGGTAAGCAGCAGACGCAGGGTGAGAAGCATAGAGTTTAATGTGGTGATCTCCAATAAGATCACTATACTCTTGTGCTTTTTTGCCCAAAAACACCCATATTATGTCCTTTTTTTGGGTATTTAACATGTCAAACAAATACCCTATTAAACTTTTCCACAATTCTAAGTGTTTACCAATTTTACCTATCTCTGTTGTCAGAGAGGTGTTCAACATAAGAATACCTTGCCTGGACCAATTGGATAGGTCTGGACTAAGCTCTTTGACAGTTATTTTACCTTGGTAAACAGTGTCAATTATTGCTCTTTGCATGTATCGCAAGGATGCTTCAGGTTTCATTGTATTGCTACAACTGAATGCAATGCCGTCTGCTACACCCATTTGTGGGTATGGATCTTGCCCTACGAAAACTACTTTAAGTTCTGCAATAGGACACTCTTGAAAAGCTCTAAAAACCTGTCTTAAAGGAGGTGTAAAACGTTTGTTATCAGCTACATACGTTTTTAAGGTTTTGATAATATTTTCAAAATCTTCTGATACCAAAAAACCTTTAAGCAAGTTGTGCCAACCAGATGGTCTTAGCATTTCCTGCAGTTTGTCAATAACTTGCCCGTGGTCAAGTACTTGCTCATGGGTAAGTGTAGAATTTGCAATTTTATTTTGCATAATGTGTAGAACTTGTGTTTTTTGATTGTATTTTTGTAGACTATAATCAAATCCCATGGAAAACCAAAACAGTACATCTAGCACAGGTTCTGTAATGATTGATGTCATTAAACCTGAAACTCTGGTCAGTATCTCAATGAGTTCTGGCTATTATAGGAAAATTCAAAGCGCTCTTGCGTTCTTTATTTCTGGTAAATCAACAGAAGAACTTAATAGCGCACATCAACAAATTTCTTCCCAGGATATTACAGAAGAGTGGGTAAGTCACTATGAAACACTGTTAATCTTGGCAAAAGAATTTGAAGATGTTGCTAGAAAAGAAGGGTTCATTGTGCAAGTCACACAAGAGAAGGCAGCAGAAATGCTGAAAGAGTCTCTTTAAACAAGGTGATGGCCAAGCAAATGACCTATTTCAATGCATGTGTCTATTGCTTTTGACAATTCATCCTTGCTGCAATCTGCAAAACTTTTGAGCTTCCAGTCCTGAGAGCGGGTCCCTGTAACAACATGGAGACCCGCTTTTCTTTTTACTTCATCTTTGATTTCATCAAAGGTGTGACCTGTAAATTCTGCAAGTTCTCTCATCATTGTGTGAATCCTTGCAAGTTGAGGTAGTGTTTTGTCATTTTTTGAAGCTAAAGACATGTACACTTCAATAGTGCTATTTTCTTTTAAAGCCATATTAAACTGTTTCAGCTTGCCCATTTCTCTTTCAGAGGCTGGAATAAGCTGCCCATTTTTTTTGACAAATGTAAGAGTAGTGCTATGCATCTGTTGATGTTAATTTAAAACATAGGATCTATGTAGATTATTTTCTCAGAGTCTAAGTCTCTGAGCGCTTCACCCACCCACTCTGCGTCTATTGTGTCTTGATACATTAGGATGTGCACAGTAGCTTTTTTGTCAGGGCTTAAACGCAGAAGCCTGCCCAATCTCTGAGAACTTTTACGCTCATTGCTGTAAGCGTGCAGAATAATTCCTGCGCCCAGTTCTGGAATATTCACACCTTCGTTTAACTGCTGCACACAAGAAAGCTGCAATACTTTACCAGTTTTAAACATCTCAAGATTGGCTTCGCTATCAGGGTTTTTGCTGTGATAAGAAAGTGTACACACACGGTCCGCTTGTTCTGTAGTGTTGCAAAACACCAGGCATTTTTCATGAATCATGTTCAGCAGCCTTATTGCATAACGTTCTTTTGATGAAAATTGCATGAGTGCTTGCATGCGCATGATGCGAAAGATTTTTTGCTGGGTGCTATTAGGGTTTGCACTTAAAATCCTGTCTGTCCAATACTGATAGTTGGCTTGCTCAGAAGTCATAAAATAACCACCTTTTTTAAGCTGTACGCGATGGTTCTTTACAGTGTCTAAAGGAATGGTGTGTACAACAATCCGATAGTCATTCAGGATCTTGTCCTCTACGGCATCATCAGTGATGTAAGTGTAAACGATAGGGCAGTACTTTGACACCATCTCACCCTTTTCTGATTTTTTGAAACGCGGTGGTGTGCCGGTCAGACCCAGGATCTTGCCTGGAAAAGTTGACAGATAAAAATCGTGAGTGTACAACATACTGTGACACTCATCTAGGTAAACCACATCATAGTCCCTGGTCTTTTTGCTCAAAGACAGGTAAGTGGTAAATTCAATATGTTCCAGCAAGTGGCTGAGTCCAAACTTTTCAGCATCTTCTTTCCAGGACTCAAAGATGCTGACCTTTGGGGCTACGACCAGAAACTTTCTGTAGCCGTTAGCGTACTCCTGCTCCATGTGACGCAGCCCTATAAGAGTCTTTCCAACTCCCATACTTATAGCCAACCCAGAACGATACTTGTTGTGTATCGCTCTGAGGGCTTCTTGCTGAATCAACTCACGTTTGGTTAATTCAGTCATTATGATTTTGTATTAGTTATCTTTTACTTTACGCGATTTTTGTGGCGCAGGTGTTCTGCGGACACCAGAGGTTTCTTCTGTTTTTACTGGAGAAAGCTTTTGCATTTCTGTTACAGGTTTGTCAGAAACACTTGTTTGACTTTGTGCAGTCTTACCGCGTTCTTCCAAGATTCTGTCTTTGTCAATCCAGTAGATACCTAACAGGGTTGAACAAAGAAATCTGCGTAGTGCAGAAGGTTTTTTTTCAGTCCATAATAACAGACCTTTTTCATCTTGTGCGTCTTGTTTAGTAGTTGCACCAATGATGTAGTAGCCAATGAATTTTTTCATAAAAAGTGTGAAGTGTTTTTTTTTAGGGTTAGAGTATAGACCAGTCTTCAGCAAGCATATCTGTTTGAGATGCCAGCCAGCCGGTAAGAATTTTCTTGTCAGCAGTAAACATCCTGATGCTGCCAAGTGCCTCAAAAGTCTCTCCGCCTACCTGCTCTTCAATAACCTGGCGAAGTGCAGGGTCATGAATGGCTTTTGTGGGGACAGTTCCTGCGGGAAGCAAAAACAAAAACATGTTCTTGCCATTCCAGCCACTGCGTGCAACGCGATGTCCTTGCTTGAGCGCCTCAAGGGCTTCTCCAAAAGTGCCTTTGCCAAGGTGAAGTAGACCTAAAAGTCCAAAACCAAAAGGTCCAGATGATTCTGATTGTTCCATTACGTTTTTTAAGATTTTGACTTAGAGTAGATAGACCATACAATAGCAATAGAGGCTAATACTGCACCTGTCAGTTCCTGCACCTGATCATCAGAAGCCCACCCATTAGTGGCCAAAATAGCACCAAATGCAGAAAAAAGGTGTCTAACTACACCAAGCCATTGTTCAAGAGTTAAGTTTTTCATAAGGTTATTGTTTAATAGGGTTAAACTCTGGATTCTGTGAGAAACATTTCTTTAGCGTCAGCGGGGTGTTCCTCTACCCACCGGTGACAGCTTAAACATAAAGGGATCCAGGTAGTACTATCAAGATAGTACTTACCGCGACCGCGCGTATGATGTATTGTCAAGTCTTGTCCTGTATGATGCGTGCAGACATGCAGCTTAGCTCTACAGGTACTGTTCTCTGGCTGATCCAGGAACTGCTTTCTAAGTTTGGAGTACAGCTGATCCAGCGGTTTGCGTTTGTCAGAAACAGGCTTGATCAGTTTTGATGTAACTGGCTTTGTAGTAGGGGTTTTCTTCATCCAGCAATCTTTGCAGAACTTCTGTCCTTCAAAGTTTTTCCAGATGAGTCTATCCTCCCCACAGCCTGCGCAAAGCTTGAGTTTTGCTTTAATCATGACATGTGCGCTTACGTGAGCGGCTTCTTAAATATCATCAGGTCCTGTATAATCAATATCATCAAGCTTTTCCTCAGATGGAATGTCTGTGAGTTCTTTTATGCCAAGCTCTTCTTCAAGGCTTGGTTCTTCAAGAAAATCAAAGTCATCATAATCAGCTTTTTCGTTACTTGGACCATGTCTAAGGACACTTAAGGCAAAAGGATCGTTAACCTCTTCACCAATGTTGTATGCCATAAACATATTAAGTTCATCATCGCTCATACTGAGGTATTGCTCTAGTGAAATCTCTATACACTTTCCGTTAGGTAGTTGATATAGCATTTTAAGTAGGCAAGTAGTTGCCACTAAAATACTACATGTTATAGAGATGCACCTCTGCAAATATACATATTGTAGAAGTATTTTGCACTATATTGCTATGATTTTTCTTCTTTTGAAAGAAAAAACCCAGAGCTGTAAACCCTGGGTTTTGCAAAAAATTAACAAAATCTTTCAGAACCTGACTTGTAGATTGTTTTTGTCTACGCTTACAGATTTGGCTTTTGAAGATATATAAAATACTACATTGTTGATTTCTATTTTCATATAGTCATCATGCAGCTGACCATTATGAGATGGCTCAGTTATCTTCTCAATAATTGATTCTGCAGGAGATGGCGGTATGTTAGAAGGACGTTTACCTCTTACATCTGGTATAACCAACCCTCTTTGCTTAAGCATGCGTTTGTAGTTATGAACGCTGCTCACTGCAATGCTAAAATGCTTGGAAATGTCTTCAGGAGTTTTACCCTCCATTACCAGTTTTTCCAATTCTTGCTGGTGCTTTGAATCCAGCTTTTTCCTTGCCATTTGGTATGATTTTGAGTTATTAATTAGTGTTTGAGTTCTGCAAATTAGTAAAATTTATTGACAATTGCTCTGCATTAAACACTTTGTTAAGTTGTAGGTTGTTACTATTACAATGTTTTAAGACACTACGGGTTTGTAATCTAGCATAATGCTCTGTTTGCTTTATTGAAGCATGACCAAGTAGAGTTTGCACTACTTCTATAGGTATGCCATTGTTCAAATTAACTGTGGTGGCAAAAGTATGCCTAGCAACATGGGTAGTTAAATTTTTGGTAATTTGACATAGGTCAGCGATCTCTTTTAAGTAGCCATTCATCTTTTGATTTGAAACTTTAGGTAGAGAGTTGCCGTATTTTTCTAATATTTTCATTGCAATGTCATAAACATAGATCACAGCAGGTTCTGTGCTTTTTTTTCTATAAATTCTGACATAGTTGTTCTGAACATTTTCAGGTCTAAACAGCATCATATCTGCATAAGATAATCCTGTAAAACACTGAAATAAAAACAAATCTCTAACCTTATTCAGTCTGTCAACAAGAAACTTTTTACGCATTATTCTCTGCAACTCTGACTCTTCTAGAAAAACAGGTGTGTGTTTTTTCTTACCAAGTTTTATGCTATCAAAAGGGTTTTTTAACAAGTAACCTTTAACATTTACAGCATGTGTCATAATGCACTTGAAATAGGATAAATGCCTCATGGTAGAATTATGAGCATTAAACTGATGTAAAAAGTTTTGAAAATCATCAATAAACTCTCTGTTTACAGAAAGAATATTTACATCATCAGTTTGTCTTGCATTCAGAAAGTCTTTAAGCTGGTTCAAGGTAACCTGGTACTTTTGAACTGTTGACTGCAAAATGATACCTTTCTCAAACTTTGGAAAAATTTTAAGGTTCATGTATTCTTGATAAGTTTCAATAAGATACCTGGTTTTGTGCTTTGACTGATAAATGCTTTTGATCGTTGCAGGATCTGCGGGTTCTTTTACAACAAGTCTTTCATTAAAGATTTCAGAAAGCTCTTTGAAAACATTGCTTCTGTAAGCCTCTACCTTTTTACTGTTGCTGTTTACAATAAAATCCAGCTTAATTTCTGTTGACTGTCCTGCATGACTCAGTCTGACATACAGGTTTTGCTTTTTTGACCCTGATTTACGCGTGAAAAAGTTGATAACCATATGCTTACACATTTATTTTTGATATCAACTGTGAGTGGTTTTTCACAAATACAAACAGCTCACGATAACGCTCAAAAAATCAGTGCAAACCATGCTGGTTACAAAAGAAAAAAGTGTTGATAACCAACAAGTTACAACACTTTACACTGGCGAAGGCGGAGAGAGAGGGATTCGAACCCCCTGTACAATCCTTTACTGTAAAGCGTTGTAGAGTGTTTGCACAAAATCACTCACAATGCTTCACAAAGATATAAGAAATTTAAACTTCCAAGAGTTAAATGTCAGCTTTAGTCAAAAAACTTATAACAAATTCTTCAAATGACATTTTAAGTGTAGAGTGCTTCTCAGTAGCTGATTGCAGTAGTATTTTGTAATTTACTGTGTCAAGTGTGATAAGTAAATTTACATCTGCATATAGTTGGGTACCTATACCAAAACCAAGATCAGTATTCCAGCACTCAACTGGCACCATTCTGCAAAAGACCATTTTGGCAAGATAATCAGGGTCATTCCAGCGTTGACGCATTGAAAGCACACTGTGTACATCATTAACTAAAGAACCAGCACCGCTGTGTGTGTACAGATAAACTCGACCATAGGGTCCTATAATTTCTACTTGACCACTGTCTTTGTTGATGTTCATGTCACAAACTTTTTAAATATTTGTGACAAAAGAGCCTTAGTTAAAAAGCTCTCTTGTCACCAAATACTGTTGTTAGTTTCCTGTAGAACCAAATCCTCCAACTGATCTTTCTGTATCAGAAAGAGTATCTGTTTCTTCAAATTCTACTTGAGGGTAAGGAATAATCATTAACTGCATGATCCTGTCACCAACTTGGTAGTGATTCTTATCCATACCTCTCCAGTTAAAGGTAGCCATAATCTCACCGCGATATCCTGAGTCAATCACCCCTACTGAGTTGCTTAGTGAAAGGTTTTTGTTGCGTACAGAACTGCGTGGAAAGATAAGTCCTACATACCCTTCAGGGATTTCAACAGCAAGACCAGTTCTGTAGTGCACCTGTTCTTGTTGTATATCAATTGCAATTGCTTGCAAATCCATGCCAGCGTCCCCAGGTTTTGCATAGCTGGGTATCACAGCATTAGGATGTAGTTTTTTGATTCTGATTTTCATTTCTATTATTTATTTCAAGTTGTACAACATGTTTTTTTTCAACAGCTATTTCTTTACTTTCTATTCCAAAATCAGAACACCAACACATGTTTGAATATTCTTGGTGTAACTGTGTAATGCTTAATTTTTTAAGCCATTCAGTGTATTGAACATTATTCATTAGGTGCAGTAAAGTTCTACAAATATAGTAAAAGTCTACAAAATAAACAAACTGAAAAGAGAGTCACCCCTCCTTTCAGTGCTTATTCATGTGTTTTAGTCAAAAATCCTTGAGATAGAGTTGTCAAAAGGGTTAAACTCTACCTGGTTGGTCTTGTAATAGACACCAGTTGACAAACGAATAGTGCCATGTTCCTCATGAGTAACAAGCGCAAACTCATCTTTGATCTCAAACTTGATCGTTTCTTCACCCATTTCTGAAAAACTGATCTTAGAAGCAGCAATTACTGCATGTGTATTGGCGCCCTCACCTGTGGCAAGAACAAGCCGGTCATGTGTTTTGCTCATTTTAGCTTTGTGATTTTAACAATTTCAGGTAGTCTTCTTTTTCAAGATGATGCAGATGACATTCTTCAGAGTTCTCAGAAGCCTTGGCAATAATGATATCACCTTGCCTTACAATGTATTCTGGATTTGTAATGTTGATCCTAAAAGTCCAGGCAATAGCCTTAATAGCATCATTGTTTTCACCAATCCACCTTGGAACATAGATCCAATACTCACGTCCTGTGGTAGTACACCAACAACGCACCGCGTAAGCATCTGCGTTAGAGCGATGCCAGCGATCTTTTTCTTCAGGAAAAAGTTTATCACCAGGGATTTTGTACAGTTGATACTTGTCCTGAACAGTTTCAACATAAGGATTGCCGTTGATATCTGTAAGATGATTTTGAAACTCAATCACTTGTTCGTTTACAAGTTCTGGCTCAAGTTCTTGAAACACTTTTTCAATACCCAGTGCTTTAAAGAAAAGCCTGCGCATCTCAAGATTTGTCTGAGACATTGCTATTGCCACTGTTGCAGGAAGAATGCTGTCCCACTCTTTGGCACAATGCTCGCCAAAAGCTTTAAGAGGTTCTTGTGTAATTACTTCTTTTTCAAAGTCGCTGAAGTTTGGGTATGCCGTTTTCCAATATATCAGAGCGTTCTCATAAGACACACCTGTGTGTCCTTCTACATGGTAAGTTAATTTTTCAAAGTTCATAGTTAATCCTCCTCGTTAGTTTCTTCAAGCATTTCTTCAAGACAAATATCTACATCACGTGGGTCGTAGACATGTACACTGTAACAGTATTCTTCAATTACACCTACTAAATACTCTCCTTCTTCTGTAAGATTTTCTCTTTCAAAAGTCACCCACTGATAAGAACTTGCAATTTCTTCATCTGTAGATCCTTCTACTTGTTCTGAAACTGCTTCAAATTCTTTTGTAAGTTGTTCTTCAAGAATTTGTTGTACAACAGTTCTTTCAGGATGGTCAAAACCATTGGCTATTGTCAAATTGACACTGGTTTTGCTGCTTTCATGAGCCTCAATCAATACTCTGTCAAAAGGAATGTGTTTTGGAATTTTAACTGTGATGTGACAGTCAAAAGTTTTTCCTTCTTCTTCAGAATAATTATCTTCACCTTGAAAAGACTTTGTGATAGGATCGTAAGTTGCACTGCCTGAAGCACTAAATTCTCCTGCCCACGATCCATAATCTAACTGGCTAATCATCATGTCCACTAAAGCTTCTGCTTCAGGTTTTGATGTTTGTTCGCCATCAATTTCAAAGTAAACCCAGCCACTATCTCCTCCACCTTCCCACTTAATCTCAAGCAATTTGCCTTCTGCTACTTGTGCATCGCACCAGTTCATCAGGTCTTTTATTGTATAATCGTGTGTTTTACTCATGGTAATTCAGGTTGTTTATGTGTAACAAAATCAGACTTTTCTTCTGTCATTTGCTTAAGCATTTTTCTACCGTCTCCTGGCTTATACATCCAGCCTACAATAGTCATGTTGTCAAGGTAGTCTTTGATGGTTGGTATCCATCCTAAGTCTTCTTTAATGTGTTGTTCACCAATAGCTCTTACAGGGACCATGCGTCCATCAGAGTTGGTGATATAGGTGCCAAATTGTTTTTCACACCAGAAGATACCTTCTGAGTGATGGCGCAGTGCCCGGTGACGCATATCAGGATAATGCGCTTTGGTTTCATCAAACCAGTTGTGAAGCGGCAGATAGTCATCTATCTGACCGCCCCACTGTTTTTGGCTTGAAATAGCATGATGCAATGGATGACTCATGTTTTTTCTTTAAATAATATTTGCATTCTTTGCTCAAGATTCTCCCAGTAACCTGAAGAGTTCATGTGCTTGTAAGCAACTTCAACATGTTCTGGAAATCCTTTGGCAAGTTTTGCCTGGTTGTGAATGTCAGCACTCATAATACACTTGAACAAGCTTGTCATAAAACTGCCTGCTGTGTTGTGTATAAAAAAGTAAAACTGCTGCTCTGCTTCAGACGGTTCTGTGTCATTCAAAGAATTAACAAGTGACTCTGCTATATACAAAGCGTCGTCTCTGTTTTTTGCCATAAAAGGACCTACAACATGTTTGCAAAACGGTGATTCATTGGCTTCACTAATGTCAAGCGCTTCGCGATATGGTTTTACATGATAAGTACCAGAAACATGCTGATAACCCCACCATTCTTGATGATCACTTGAATTACTCATCATCAACTTGATTTACAATAATGTCAAGTTGGTCACCAATGTTTCTTAATGTTTTAGCAAGATGTTTTGCTAAACTTTTTAGAGCATCAGGATCAAGCGTGTTTAACCACTCAGATTGTTTTTCTTCTGGGCAGTCTTCAAAGCAGGTAGGTTCCCTGCGTTCTTCGTCGTCAAATTTGTGGAAGATGTACACTCCACTTAAGTTTCTGCGATTCATCTTTGGTTCTATTATTTTGTACTACACAGCTTAGAAATGTAGCTTTTTACTTCTCATTAAGCTGTTATGATGTCATTCGACGATTTTGTTGAAAAAGTTAGCATTAATCCAATCTTCTGCTTCACCCACATTAGGTGGAGCCTGGATGACCCAAGTGATCTCTATGATTTCCTCTGATCCATTTTCATGGTTTTCAGTCACAACAACTGTAAATTCAAAAGTTTCAGTCTGAATTTCATCTTCCCACTGAGAACAATCGCAGGTGTACTCTCCACTATAGTATTTGGTAGAGGAAAATGGAGTCTTTTCTATTGTAAACTTTCCTTTCATGGTTATTATTCTTCATCATTAAAGTGAACAGATACAGACACCAGTTCTCCCTGGTCGTCATAGTTGGCAAACACTGGATAAATTCCATCACCATAAGCAGTGCTGAAAGCAACAGCTACACCGTCATGTCCCAGCTTGTAGTTAAGCTGACCATGTCCTTTTGCAGACAAGGTAGCTTTACAGCAAGCGTTGTAACTGAAATTGTGCATGGAATCAGGACTATCAAGTTCTTTCCATTCACCAGATGCTGTTAGCTGGTTCATGGTTTGACCACCATATTTTGGAATTGGTGTATCATACTTAGCAAAGTCTACACGATACTGCAAAATATCACCTGTAGTTTTGTGCTGGTACTTTCTGATGTCCTGAAACTCTTCTTTTTCCCAATCAGAGTCAATGTAGCAGGGATCACATAAAACAAGCTGACCTGAGTCAACTCCTACTACTCCAATTTGTACTTTTTTCATGTTGTTTTTTGGGTTTTACTTTATAATAAATATGTCTTTGTCAACGTCTGATGATCTGATGATAGGTACACCTTTAAAAGACAAGTTACGTGCACCAGTTACATTAAAGCTTACACTAAGCAATTCAGGAGAAAAATGTTTTAATTCAAGCGCAAGTTGATGACAAGTCTCAGGGTGCATAATGATAGAAAAATTTTCAACAGCTTTATACTGTGTGTGAAACTCTTTTTGAAGTGCTTTTTCAAGTTTGATAACTAAAGAGTCTTCTGAGAACTTTTTGACAGTTTCTTTAGAAAAAAACTCTATATAGTTTTTCTTTATTTCCAAGGGTAACTTTTCCATTTCACTTTCAAGAGCCAAAGCTTCACTGCGCATTTCTTCAATTTTTACATTGTAGTGTGCAACAGTAGTATTAAGACACTCTATTCCAGCTTTGAGCTGTTCAAGTCTTTGTTCAAGTTCTTTGTATTCTTTAGAAGACTTGTCAGTTTCTACTGAGTGGTACACATAAGAATCAGAAAGGTTTTTAATAAGTAGATTAAGTTCTTCAGGCTCTATATGCGCAGTGTCTGAACCACTAAAATAAAAACTAGTATTAATACTTCCAGATGAACCTGATAAAGAGCTCCATGTTTTTAACAGATCAACTGGTGATAGTTCATCAGGTTTGTTTTCATCAGGTTCCATTAGTCAGTTTTTTAAGTTCTTCAATTTCAACAAGCACCCTGTCCATCTTCTCAGAAATTTTCAGGTTTATTTTGTTTGTGCTGCCATGTACATAGCACTCACTTAAAGACCTATAAATAGATTGCAACTCTTTCATTTTTGCATCATTTGCAGAAGTTTTTGGTTCTTCTTTGCGATTCTTGTAAATAATTTCTACAGCGTCATCTAAAGAAAAGTCTGCACCTTTCTCATGCAGCTTTGCAAAAACATCTTGAATAGTTGCTATAATTCTCAAATTGTCAATATGAACCTCAGTCATTGCAAGAGCTGTTCTTACAAGCTCAGGTTTCAGGGTCAGTAATGGATATGTTGTTTTCATGTCGGTATTGAAGTTCTTTAGCAATAAGTTTTAAGTGCCACTCCGCACCACCAAACCCTAAAACAGCTGCAAGATGTTCATCAGTCATTTCAGCAAGTTTTACCCAGCTGAGTGGTTCTTTGCCACTTTTACCTCTTGAGCCACGTGTAGCATGCTGTCTTACTTTTTCAAAAGGTTCATCTGCATATACAGTCAAAAGCTCAATTAATTCAAGATCTAATGCACCATGACGCAGATAGCTCATACCTCCATCAACAGAAGCATGATTAGGACAACCACAAGTATTGTAATCATGGCGATGACGACTCACAATTGTTTTTGAACAAACTTTGCATAAGACAGCGTTATACACAATCTGTCTTTCAGTTATTTCTTTACTCATAGGATCAGTTAAAAAATGTAACGAATGTAATTCCAGGGGATGATGCTTTCATGCAACTTTCTAAAATCAGCAATGTAACCAGCTTTCAAAGAAGCTTTGTACCTTAGGTTTACACCTCCATATTGAGATACTTTATCTTCTTGTATCTCAGGGCGCCAGATAAGACTCTCACCGGTGGCATTGTTTTTAAGGTTTTGATGATGTCTTACTGTGTTATGCGTAAGAAAAATAACTTCTGCTTTTACAGCAGGTTTGTACTCGTCTTTGACAGCATTGTTCAAGTCTTCAAATAATTTCTGATAGTTTTCAAGCCAGTTATCTGTTACGATTACTGGTGAAAAGTTCACATGTACATCATAACCTGCCTCAACAAACATGTTGATAGCATCAAGACGTTCTTGAATGCTTGATGTTTCAGGCTCAAGCACATCTGCGTAGCATTGTGGCATTAAAGAAAACCTGATGCGTATTTTTTTCTGAGGATTGTATAACAACAGCTTCTTGTTCACATACTTGGTGGCAAAAGAACCCATAATTTTTTCGTTCATCTTGAAAAAATCAAATATCTGTTGCCAGTTGTGGTACTTCAGGTGCAGTGCAAAGTCTTCGTTGCAGGAGATGTCATAAGTAATCAGACTCTCATGCGTCTGGTTGGGTTTATCTACCACTGTAAAGCATGAGTGGTTATTGATAGCTGTCAGGATCTCTCCTGTGTTCTTGGCAATGTCCAAACCTTCAGGTTTGTGACGTTTCATGTAGCAGTTGTGTGTCAAAATACCATTTGCAAAAAAGTTTTCATTTTGTAGTACAGAAAAGTTGACAACCATTGTTTTTTTTTGTATCTTATTAATGTGCTGAATCTTCTTATATTTTAAATCCATGAGCTGTCTAAATTGTGGTAGAATTACAAAAAAGGATACATCCTATTGCAACACTACCTGTGAAACTAATTTCAAAAACCTTTTCAACCAACCTGTAAAACCTGCATTTAGAACTTTTCAAGAAGCAGGAAAGTTTTACAACAAAGATTTCAGAACTGTAAAACAGTTTGAAGGAATGTTGTTTACTATTGACAAAACTATACCTGCTGCTCATACTAAATGGGTTACTTGTAAAATATGTGGTGAATCATCTTCATCTTCATCAGCAAGAAGTGGTTATTGTAGTGATTGCACTTCTAAAGGTTTAGGTAAACAAAACCAAGGAAAACATATTTCTAAAATGTATCAAGGTTCAGGTAATCCTAACTTTCTAGATGGTACTACTCTTTCAACTGAGTATCAGACTAATGATTGGTATAAACTCAAAAAAGAGTTGAACTTTACTCATTGTGCTCTAACAAACAAGGAGGAAGAAATAGATTATCACCACATATTGCCAAGATGGTTTTGCAAACTTGCAGACATTGATATCTTTGATCCACATAACATCATAGGGTTAAACCGTGAATATCACAAAGCAGTTCATCATCTTCAGTTAGATGTTGTGCTTCTACCCATCCTCTATTCTTTGTATAAAAAGGATGCTCGCCAGTTACGCTCACGGTTTGTGAGTCTACTTCAATTACATAAAGTTCATCAGTTTCCCGTTGACCAACTGCAGTCACAAAGTCTGTTTGCACTTTCTCGCTATCCAGGGAGAAAGAAATTACTGCATCTCCTTCCTGAATTTCTTCAGCCTTTTTTGGCCCAGAAGGAGTTGCAATCATAGTGTCAAGAGTTACGCAATAAGTACACTCAAACAGACATCCATGCCCAAAGCTGGGTGAGATGAAGTCTGTGCTTCTGCCACTTTCTCTTATAAGCATGGATTTTCTGTTAACTATTTTCATTCAGTTTGCTTTGAATAAGTTTCCACTCTGTGTCTAGTGCTTCATCGTAGCTGAAGTCTTTGCCACATTTGCCACAGGTGATGTGTTCAGCGTGCATCACACCAACTGTGTCCTCCTCAGTAATGGAAGGCTTACAGTTCTTGCAAGTACACGCATTCGGTGTTTCGCAATGCGGACAGTAAAAAGCTCCCATCATAACCAGCCAGGTTTAAGGTGACCAATTTCAGTTCGTTGTCCAGTGTAGCTTTGATAATCATCCCAGTTACCAGCACAGTTGTACACTACAAATGCGTGGTAAGGGTCTTCTGAAAAAGACTTGATGATACCATGTTCTTTAGCTCCTTTGTGCACATATGTGACTTTGGTGCCTTCAGTCATTAATTGCATGATTGTGTAAGTTATAGAAACAAAGGGTCCAGCGCATTAACACTGGACCCTTGTTCTCTACTAATTAATTAACAGGTTTGTAAAGCATAGGTGCTTGACCGTATACA